CCAATATGTAAATTACCCGCATAACTTAATTGTTTAATCCAAGTTTGATTTGAATTATATACATGTAAACGACGATTAATACTGCCAGAATTAGTTGGTCCAACTGTTCCAGTATAATATATATCTTGACCAGGAGACACAGGAATAAAATCTCCTAATTTATCATTTGCATTACTTGAATTAGTACCATTTGAACTAATATAAAAACCAGGAGTATATGAGTTAGCATCTATTAAGTTACTTGTTCTAATTTGACTTGAAATATGCGGCATTTCTTTAATTTCAAGACTAAGGGCATTTAATTGTTTTGCATTTATAATATCTAAATCTGAATTATACCAATCAGTAATATTTATAGTTACATTTGGATTTAAATTATCTATTACTTGTTTATCTGTTGCCGACATTAAACCATTAGTTGATGTAGTAGCTAATGGTAATGTTTCAATCAATAATCTTGCTTCTGCATCTTTAAAATTATAAACTGTTCCGTTTAAACGTACTTTTGAAAGGTCAGCCATATTTAACAACCTCCTTTCGTATTAATTACTAAAGTATCACCTTCAATATCAAAATCATTATTATTAATAAATTTTAAATCATTTAATTTTGTAATTCCATCTCCTATTTTCATTCCAATAGGAATAAAATCAGTATAAATAATAATTTCATTTTTAGAAGGGATAAAATTTTTTGCTTTACTCCAATTTTCAGAAGTATCGCTTTTCATACATACAAATTCTTTTTCCATATACTCTCCTTTAACACAAAAAATCGGGTAGAGGATATAGTATCCCCTACCCGAGTAAAATTATATCCCTTATCCTTTTCAAAGTTATATAATGAAATTAACCTTTATCATTTCAAAAGATTAAGCATTAACTCCAAATGTAACATTTGCAGTTTTTTCAGAACTTGTAAAGTCTGGAGTAATTGTTTCAGAAGCTACTGTTACAGCTCCATCTGTACCTGCTGCAGATTGAGTAGTTGCAACAGTTGGAGTAACAGATTTAGAAGTTCCATTGAAAGAAGCTGTAAATGTAGGTTGAGTCATTACAGCCTCAGAAGACGTATAAGTTGGAGTAGCAGAAAGAATTACTCCATCTCCAGAAAATGATCCAGTAGCTGATGCACTTGTAATGCCAGTAACAACATTTTCAGTTCCAAAAGTAGGAAGTGAACCAGATAATTGTGGATCAACATAAGTAACAGCACCTGAAGCAGTTACAGCACTACTTGTTGTAGCATTAGTTAAAATTAATGTTTCTGCATCTTCTCCGGTTCCCACAGAAGCAACCATTCCTTCAATTGCAAATGTATCAGTTGTATCTGCGGCTTGAGTACAACTACCAGCTGTAAGTTGATAAGCTGTACCAGCATTAGTAACTGTAGCTACATTTCCAGTAGATGGAGTTACAGAAACATTAGTAATAGTTACTGAACCTGTCGGAGTATAATTTGGTGTATCTGCACCAGCTGCAGCAGATGCAACGGTTACACCTGTTGTTTTATCATAGCTTGCGGCCGCAGCTGTACCGGCCGTTAAGTCTACACTGCCCGCAGGAGTAACATCAAGAGCATCATATGTAGCTGGAACTGAAACAGGAGTAGAACTAACGTTATAAGTTCCTGCTTTACCAGTTGAAAAACTATCAATAGAATCTACTGTTGTAATTGCAACAGAGCCATTATCTTTATAAGCAAGTGCTTTTAATCCCAGTGCTGTTTGTAATTCAGCAACGGTAATATTATCTTGCATATCTACGCCAGCAATAGTGAAAGTCTTTAATACATATGCACCTTCAGAACCAACTTCTCTCCAAGCTGTTCCATCAAATAACCATTCTGATCCATCGTCTTCAACAACAAAATCACCAGCTGCTGGAGATTCAATATCAGTATGATCAGTTTCAGATCTTAAATTTAAAATATCACCAACCGCACCAATTTGACGGTTAACAAAATCATAAACCTGATCAGAAGTAACTAAACCTTCATTACCATCAGCGATAGCATTAGCAACACTATAAGTTACTGAATCACCAAAAGTATCTAAAATTGCGCGTACATCAGCATCTTTTAAATAATAAGTTGTATTGCCAATTTTTACTTTAGAAAGTACTGGTGAATGAGTATAGGTTTGTGCCATCTTTTTATTTCCTCCTTTATAAAGTAAAAACTAATAACTCATTTTCTTCATCAACATTTGTTTTAAATCTTACAGTTAATTCATCTGTAATACTTTTTTGAGTCATAGTTCCATCTATATTTTGCCCCATAGTATTATATAATTTCATGGTTCCTGCAAGATCTGCAGAAGCAGTTGTTAAGGTTGCATCTATTGGAATATACTCTGTTCCATTAAAATAAAAAATTTTACTATGGGGTTTATCAATATAAATCTTATTTATCATTTTTTGAAATGGAGTTTGTAAAGTAATATCTTTATAAAAATTTCCTTCACTATAATATCCTTGCTGAACAGCATTACGAATATCTTCATCAGTAAAGGGTAATTCTGCATATGTATTTACACCATTTCCAACCTTTGCTCGTAAACCATTTTTAGCTGTATCTACTAATACTACTTCTCCACTTGCGGGAACAAAACTATCTTTTATGGCTTCATAATTATAATCATTATCTCGTCGAAGCCTAATTACTGCATCAATAGAGTTTTTTTTCATACGCCATTTGTTCCTCCAATAAGACTTGAAGCTGATCCACCATAAATTTCATCTATAGCTGCATCTAAATCGGCTTCAGTAATAATTGTTCCTAGTTTTTCTGCTAGAGTTTCTGCAAGTTGTGGAATAGTATTGTTAATAATTTCAATAATTTCTTCTTGTGAAATATTTTGTTGTATAACAGTTTCATTAATTACTATATTTGCAGGATTTTGATCTACTAGAGATTGTGGATACTCTTCATATGAACCTATTTGAACTGGATAATGTATTGGAACAAGAGGATCCGGCCAATAATCAAGTAATACACAAGTATCAGTATTATAGTGCGAACGATCTTCGCTCGCACAGATATAGTTTTCCATCGCTCGCGACATAATAAGAACTCCTTTCAAATATTTTCATTTATATTTAAAAATATAATAATATCGTTTAAATGAAATTACCCATAACTTGGGTAATATTAAATAATCAGATAAAAAAGTAAAGGGGACACTCAAAAAATTGAGTGTCCCCTATTTATTATTTTATAAAGTCACTTCGACCCATTCTTTTTCGCCATTAAGCATATAAGTCTTACTATTCTCAATAACAAATGCAGTACTTCCAGCAGCTGCAACAGTTGCTAAATCTTCTACATCACTATCAGTATCACAAATATACTCAATAATTCCATAAGCTTTCTTACCATTTTCAGCAAGGATATTTACCATAATTTATCCTCCTATTTTTATTTTTCTTTTGGACGAAATACATAAACATATTGTTTTCCATTTTTATTTAAACGAGTTTTTAAACTATTAGTTGTTTTTGGATAATAAGAATCATGAGAAGCCTCTTTAACTTTTCCATTAGAATAACAAATAAAAATATGTCCATGATTACCAGATACATCTTTTTTATAAAATCCTATATCTCCAGGTTGAGCCTTTTCAATAGGAATTTTATCAAAATGTTCTTCCATATACTTTAATTGTTTCCATAATCCACTTGGATAATTCTTATCGACTCCAGAAGAAACAATAACTGTCCATACAAAAACATCACAATTAGCACCATCTTTAGCTGCTTGACACCATTTATGCTGTGATGTAGGAAGTGCGGCCAGGGCTTCTTTATAGCTGCTAGTAGGCTTCCCATTAGGATATTGTGCTTCTTTAGAATTAGTGGCGTATGCCAATTCATTAGCTTTAGCAGCTATACGTTCTCGTTTAGAAATTACTTTTTTTTTACTACTTTTTGTGCAGCGACAATTGTTTTAGGTCCAACGATTCCATCGCCTTCACCTTTACCAATTACTTCCTCTTGGAATTTCTTTGTCCATTTAAGAGTATTATCTCCAAATAAACCATCATATGGTTTACCAAGTTTTCCATCATAGTACCAATCAAGAAACTCTTGCCAATAAGCAACACGCTCTCCCGCTTCACCATGGCGCATTAAAATATCTGCATTAACAGAACTATTATATCTATGAACCCTTGGGAAGTTAGCATAATTAGAATCAGATAAAGTTTTTACTCTAATAGAATTATTCCATCCACTAGAATTTCTCTTATTATCATCTCCACCGCTAGCTTCAGCAATCTTACCTCCACCGATATAAAGAGCAACATGTCCATCTCTACAAAGAACATCTCCAGCCTTAAGATTGGATTTAATTGGATGTCCTAAATTATCAAATAAGGAAGAAGTATCATATCCATGTCCTTTGTTGAAATCCCAAGAACTGCAATCTCTACATAAAGAAATAGCTTTTGGTACGCAGCCACCATGAGCCCAGGCCGCTCCTACAAATGGGTTACAGCAATATGTAAAGTCTGGATCTAATATAGCCGGAGTACGATTCTTCTTCAATTTCTGTGTACCACAGAAATAACAACCATTATGATGTGCATGAGTGCCATATCCATAATGAAAACGATTATCACTAGCAATCCATTTTGCCCATTTGATAGTATCAGCTATAACTTGTGAGTTAGATTTAACTACTCTATAAGAAGGTAATTTACCTGGATAATTTCCAGTAGTAGCTACTTCAAATTTTGTAGTAGAAAGAAGTTCGTTTACTTTCTTTTGTACAGCATCATAATCATAACCAGCTGCTTGTAAATTCTTCTTTCTAGTATCTCCTGAACCCCATTTTCCATCAAGAACCTCTTTAGCAAGAGTTTCAATAGATTTAGTTGCTATCGGTGTAGCAGGTTTAAGGAGCTCATTGACTTTATTCTGAACTGCTTGATAGTCATATCCAGCAGCAGTAAGGTTTTGCTTGCGGGCATCGCCTGATCCCCACTTACCATCGAGGACTTCTTGCGCCAATTGATCAACTGTCTTTTTAGGCGTAAGAAGTTCATTTACTTTATCTTGAACTGCTTGGTAATTATAACCCGCAGCTTCTAATTTCTTTTTACGGGTGTCTCCACTACCCCATTTTCCGTCCAAAACTTCTTTTGCAAGTTCTTCCACGGTCTTTTTAGGAGTAATATAACCAGATGAACTAGAAGAAGAACTAGAGCTACTAGGTGAACCAAGAAGTTCATTAACTTTCGCTTGTACTTTATCATAATCATGTCCTGCTTCTTTTAATGCTACTTGTCTTGAACTACCACTTCCCCATAAACCATCAATAACTTCTTGTGCAAGTTGTTCAATAGTTCTCTTAGGAGGAGTAATTAAACCTTTACCTGTGTAACGGATTAAAATTTTTAAACCACTAACATATCGACCTGAAAAACTTCTATCAGATCTAATATCTTCTGCTTTCGTTTTGCCATGAGAAGAATCTGCTACTTTAGAATCAGACATTATAATATAAGTATGTTGAAATTTAGTTCCTTCCACAAACATACCAGCCATATCACCTGGTTTTGCTTGTGATTTAGGAATTCCATTCTTATTTCTGATTACTTGAATATCTTTAATACCAAGACAATTTTGTGCTTTTTTAAGAGCATCAGCATCACTTTTTGCATTAAGAATATATTCCCATTCTTCATTAGCAATTGTTCCACAATAACATGTGGTTGGTAATCCTGCATGGTGCCATACTGCAGCAGAAAAACCAATACATTGCCAACCATGGTTGTCTCCTCCATGTGGGTGACAAATAGCACATTCATGACCATATGGTTCTGTCCAATATATGTACCACCAATTATTATTAGCAGCAATACTAGTTGCCATTGCTCTCATATTTTGAATAATATTTTCACGACAACAAAGAAGAGTGTTTACATCACCCTGAACTTGATCAGCGTTATATCCTTCTGCTTTGAGTGCAGCTACTCTCTTATCGCCACTACCATAATAGCCAGCAATAACATCTCTTGCAATCTGTACTCTTGTTTTTTTCGCCATATTATTTCCTCCATTTAATATCATAGCAACATGATTGTTTTTACCATTAGAATGTGCTGTAATAATTGTGTCACCACGCTTTAAAGTCATTCCTTTAGTATAAGATAAACAATCAAAATTGGAGTTATTTTTAAGGGATTTAGCAAGTTCAAGTGCTGAACCAATATAACAAGTAGATAATCCTGCATATTGATTACATAAACAGATCAAATCTCCACAAGATAAACCGCATTTAGTAGTTATCTTTGATAAATCATAATTAACTGCTTTAGCTAATTTTGTCATAGCCTTATCTTTACCATATTCTGTCTCACCAGATTTGGAATAGCCTATATTGTTATTAGCTATTGCTTTTTCACACATCGTAGCAGCTTTTTCTGCTTTTGTAGAGTCTTTTGGTCTGAATACATAAGTCCAATTATATGGAGAAGTTGCAGAATCTACATATTTAAAAGTGGCGCATGACACTTCTTTTCCGTTGCCATCTCCAGCTTTTTTATCTAAATTTGAAGAAGCTTGTCCAATTGTTATTGTATCAGCCATATTTTTCCCTTTCTACTTAATTAAAAAAGGGAGAAAGACTTAAAATAGTCTTTCTCCCCCAATATGAATTATCTAGAATACCAATAATCTAAATCAATTCGATTTCCAATACCAGGCACACTACCTTCTGAAGTATATTGCCACATATCATAAGCACCTTTGTATTCACACTTACTATAGTATTGAGCAACCCACTTACTGTGAGAAGCAGTAATGTTACCAATTTTATTATTAAACCAACTTAAACTAGCATATACTCCAGCTTTATAACCAGCTGCGTTTACTAAATTACAGAATTTATTACAAATATTTGCTAATGTAGTTTTAGAAAGTTTACTTTGATATGTTGGATCTTCTACATCAAGATAAACTGGCATGTCACATTGTTTACCTTTAATATGTTCTAATGTGAATTCAGCTTCTTTCTGAGCCATTGATTCAGTTGTAGCTGTAGAGTAGAAGTAATAACCAATCTTTAATCCAGCAGCTTTTGCATTAGCATAATTATTTTCAAAACATTTATCAATAGTTGGCTTTCTAGATTCACTTCCAGTAAATCCAACTCTTAAAATAGCAAAATTAATACCATTTGCTTTAGCCTTTTGAAAATCAGCAATACTACAATTACCTTGCCATGCTGAAATATCCATACCTTTAATACGAGTTGCACTAGCTTGTTTTATATCTCCAATACTAGTATTTTTTGGAAGAGTTGGATTAGCATTAAGCCATTTTTGCATAGCTTTAGAAGTATTTGGACCCCAAATACCATCTGGACCAGATAATCCCAGGAATTTTTGTAATGCTTTAATTGTATTTGGACCAAGTTGTCCATCTGGACCACTTAAATTCAAATATTGCTGTAAAGCTTTAACTAAATAAGAGCCATTTACTCCATATTTAATACTACCACTTCCAAATCCTCTATGATATGTTTTAAGTTTAGCTAATTGACCAGTGATTTTTCCATCAACAGTAGTTCCAAAAAGTTTTTGCATTTTTTTAATACTTTTTGGTCCAAAAACACCATCAACCACTAAGTTTGCTGAAGTATTTGCAGTTGAAACATTAGTTTGTTGAACTGGAGCAGGAGTAGAATCCTTAACCACATTAATTTTCTCAACAATCCACATTTGATATACAAGACCTCTCATAGAGTTCTCATAACTATAATATCCATGTGTAGCAGAATCATTATCTCTTCCACCTGAATCTTTAGTATAAAACCAATGCTTTCCATCTTTTACATAGTAGTCAGTAAATGCTACATAATGACCACCAGCAGTCCAAACCATTCCATTTGGAGCTTTTCCACCAAGAAAAAGAATAACCCCTATACGATTTCCTTTATTTAACTCGGTCCAAGCTTTACTCATTGGATCAGCAGTTCCTATATGTACTACCTTATATCCATAATGCTGTAAAGTTTTAGGAATGCCGCTCCATGTAGTTCCTTGATTTGCAACTGCAAATCCTTGATTAACCATCCATTGACGTACTGGTTCTGGGGTTAAATCCTTATATTGTTCTTGCTCTATGATAAGGTGTGTACATGCAACGCATCCACAACCATTACCACTGAAGGAAGACTTCTTAGTAGGATAAGGCTTAGAACCCCAACGAGAATCATATTGTTTGTATAAGTTCTTGTTCATTCCTTTCTTCCTCCTCTGCCTCAAGATTACCCATATCTTCATCAACTGTATCATCGTAACCTTCTTCAGTATAGAATTTATCTCCGATATAACCTTCTTTCTTTTCGGCCTTGAGTTGACGAGTCACTCCAGTACCTATAGCAGCCTCTGGTGAGTAGTCATTATTATAATAAGTGTTGATACCTACTATGATAGCATTAACGACAACAGACACTACTTTATACCAGAAAGTTAAAGTGTCATTCCCGAACTGTGCAACATCTGTAACAGCAAGTACAGTGTTTATAGTTACTAAAATACCTAATACAGTTCTTAATTTTGTGCCATAATTCATATCAGTACCTCCTTTTGATATTCCTATATATAAATGAAAAATTAAGATTTTTAGCTAATGACATTTGTCCGATATTTGATTTTTTATAAATATTATCATATAATTATTATATAATAAAAATATAAGGAGGTTTTTCAAATGCCAGTTAATGATGACTTAGGAAAAAGAATGAAAGAAAATTATGAGCAAGTTTCCAAAACTCGTTTGGTAAAAAGAATGCCAGTAGCAATTAGACTGGACGGAAAAGCCTTTCATACTTTTACAAAAGGTTTTCAAAAACCATTTGATCAAATTTTAATGAGAACTATGCAAGAAACCATGAAGTATCTTTGTGAGAATATTCAAGGCTGCGTATTTGGATATACACAATCTGATGAAATTACTCTCATTCTTAAAGATTACACAAAACTTGAAACTTCTGCATGGTTTGACTATGAAGTTCAAAAAATGTGTTCTGTGTCTGCTTCAATGGCAACTATGGCTTTTAATCACATCTTTTCTCAAAAGGTTGTAGATTATAACAACGCTCTTTATGAAGCATGGAATATATCTAATGATGATATAAAATATTCAGACACTTTACTTAATGCAGCTCAAAAAGGAGCAATGTTTGATGCTCGTTGTTTCAACATTCCAAAAGAAGAAGTTGCTAATTTAATCTATTGGCGTCAAGTTGATGCAGTTAGAAATTCTATTCAAATGGTTGGGCAAGCTAACTTTTCACAAAAACAACTTCATGGAAAATCTTGTAATATGATTCAAGATATGCTTCTTCAAGAAAAAAATATTAATTGGAATCATTTTTCAACCGATTGTAAAAGAGGAAGTTGTTGCATTAAAAATCATTATAATATAGATGGAATTTCTCTCTTTAGACCTGGAAGATTCGGAGAATGGATTATTGACCGAAATATTCCAACATTTAAAGGTGGAGATAGATATTATATCGAAAAATTCCTTAAATCTGATGATGAAAAAACTCAAGAAGAATTAAAAATGGGAATTGTATAATGAAAACTAAAGAACAAATTGAAAAAGAAATCGGCTTTGGAGATTGTTTTACCGTCGATGAGTTTGCAGACTATGTAACAAAGGGTTATTTTAATCGTTATGATGGAGTCGGATATTTTCATGACGGAGAAAATCAAACTAGAATTAGTGTTTGGGCTGATGTCGATACAGTACTCGAAGCAAGAGATACTTATCCGTATGTAATGTGGTATAACAAATAGAAGAAAGGAGTTATTATGACAGTTCAAGATAGAGTAATAGATCATTTAGTAGAAGCATCTGATATGTTTGCTTCTGATAGAATAGTTGGAATATTCCTTCAAGGAAGCCAAAACTATGGTCTTGAATTGCCTACTTCTGATGTAGACACAAAACTCATAGTAACTCCTTCCTTTGAAGAAATAGCTCTTAATAAAAAACCTCGTAGCACAACTCATATACGAGCCAATAACGAACATACTGATATAAAAGATATAAGACTTTATATGGATACTTTCAAGAAACAGAATCTTAATTTCCTTGAAATATTATTTACTCCATATAAATCTGTTAATGTTATGTATGAAGATCAGTGGGATCGTCTTGTTACCAGAAAAGAAGATATAGCAAGAATGAATCCTTATAGAGCGGTAAAATCTATGAAGGGTATAGCTATGGAGAAATGGCATGCTATGGAGCATGAATATCCAAGTAAAGTTGATGTTCTCGCTAAATTCGGTTATGATCCGAAACAGCTTCATCATCTTCTTCGTGTTGAAGATTATATAGAACGCTATATAGCTGGAGAACCATATGCGGATTGCTTGCGGCCATCCGATCCTGGGTATCTCATGGACGTGAAAATCGGAGTATTAAATTTAGATCTTGCCCGTCGTATAGGCCAACGAGCAATTGATCATGTAATAGAAATGGCAGATAATTTTTGTAATAATATTGAGCCAAGTGAAGATCCGGATTGCGTTGAACTTCTTCGCGATGTTCAAATGGAAATAATGAAAAGGTCAATAAAAAAGGAGATAGCACATGGGATATAATAAGTGGTATGTTTCCGGCGATACACATGCAAATTTTTCTCGGTTTCATGCTTTAAAAGAGGAGAAAGATATTGCAGTAATCGTTCTTGGAGATACTGCTCTTAATTGGAATCTTAATGAGCATGATACCAGCCTAAAAGCATCTCTCAGTAAACGCTGGCCTGAGATTACATGGTACATCCTTCGTGGAAACCATGATGCAAGGCCATCCGCAGTCCAAAATATAAAAACAGATTGGGACGATGAAGTTCAAGGATATGTAATGTATGAGCCAAATTTTCTCAATATTCGTTATCTACTGGATGGAGGTGAATATATTATAGATGGCTATTCTGTTCTTACTATTGGAGGGGCTTATTCAGTAGATAAATATTATCGTCTTGAAAATGGTTTTAGATGGTTTTCTGATGAACAATTAACTGAAAAAGAAATGAGAAATATCGAAAACATTGTTCGTAGTAAAAACTATGACTTTGTTATGACTCATACTTGTCCATATTCTTGGCGTCCTGTAGATTTATTCCTATCTGGATTAGATCAATCAACAGTTGATAATACTATGGAATTATGGTTGGAAGGATTAAAAGATGCTTTTACTTGGAATATTTGGTTGTTTGGTCATTATCATGCAGATCGTCTTGAGCGTCCGCATGTAGAGCAGTACTTTAATACAATAGAAGAATTATCTACTATATGGAATCGTTGGAACGATGAAAGTCGAGAATTAGAATGGTGGATAAGAAAAGCTCCTAATTATTATATGGGTGCTTAAAAAGGAAGGGTTGAAACCTTCCTTTTATTTATTGATTTTTTATTAAAAATTTGTTATAATAAATTATAAGAAAAAATTAAGGATAGAGATTTTTATGAAATATTTTATTGACTTTGAAGCAACTCAGTTTTCTAACGAAATCATCTCGATTGGTTGCGTTAGAGAAAACGGAGATGAATTTTATTCATTAGTAAATCCAAAAAAGAAAATAACTGCTTTTATTACGGAGTTAACTGGTATTACAGATGAAATGCTCCAGACAGCTCCTACACCAGAGCAGGTTTTTAGTCAGTTTTTTGATTGGTGTGCAGAAGTCGAAGATGATTTACCTATTTTTTATTGCTATGGTAATTCAGATATTCATTTTGTACAAAAGAATTTTAGCAAGTCAAAGAATTTTAAAGCCAAGAATATTCTTGGGTATCTCTATTCCGATCTTTATGACTATGAGCCTATGGTCAGAAAGCATTTTGGTTTAATTCAAGCTGTAAGTTTAATTAAAGTTACTAATTATTACAAGCAGGAAGAAATAACTCAAAATCATAATGCTTTATCAGATGCTAAAATGTTAAAGTTTGTTTATGAACAGATACAAGAACACACTCCATCTGAAGATAGAGATGCTTTTCCAGAATATCAGAGTAAACAGACTCAGCCTCAGGAAGATTGGTCTAAATATACCGTTCATAGAATCAAAAAAGGAAAAATTGAAGAAACTTTTGTTGGCATGGATGCGGCCGTTGATTGGGTATTTAATCAGCTTCCAGATAATGGTGAAAAAGATAAAGTTATTCGTAAAAATTTAGCAAATAAGATTAAAAATTCTAGTAATACACGAAAGAAATATTTAACTTATCGTTGGAAAGTGGAAAAAAAGAAATAAATTATAGAAAGGAGAATTATTAAATGAGTGAGCATGTAGGTTACATTGTAGAAGTTAAGCAGCTTCGTGAACACTCTAATGCAGATCGTATGCGTGTAGCAACTTTCTTCGGAAATGATACTTGCGTAGATTTGAATGTTAAGATTGGTGATAAAGGAATTTATTTTCCAACTGACCTTCAGCTTTCTGTAGAGTTTTGTGAACAGAATAATCTCGTTCGTAAAAAGGACGAAAATGGAAACAACATTGGTGGATATATGGATCCTTCCAAGAGAAATGTTTCAACTATTAAGCTGCGTGGAGAAAAGTCTGATGGACTATATCTTCCAATTGAATGTCTTGCTTATACTGGAATTGATCTTAATTCCCTTTCTGTAGGAACTCCAATTGATGTAATTAATGCACATGAAATTTGTTGCAAATATATCCCTCGTGGAAAAGTGCGTCATAGTAACAAGGAAGGTAATAGAACTCGTAAAAAGAAAGTTCCAGTAGCACCTCTATTTACAGAGCATGCAGATACAGAACAGCTTGCATATAATCTTGGAGAATTCCACCCTGGAGATCTTCTTGAAATCACTCTTAAAATGCACGGAACTTCACAGCGTACAGCATATGTTCCAGTTTTGAAAGGTTTTAAGAAAACTTTTTGGGAGAAAATCTGCGGGAAGCCAGGTCAGCCGATCTATGATTGGGGATATGTTTCTGGAACTCGTAGAACTGTTCTTGACAACTTTGATGGTGGATTTTATGGATCTAATGACTTCCGTGAACCTCATTCTAAATTCTTTGAGGGAAAACTCCATAAGGGAGAAGAAGTATATTATGAAGTAGTAGGTTTCCAGACTTCTGGAGCACCTATTATGGGATCTGCTGCAAACAAGAAAACTGCTGATAAGGAATTCATCAAACAGTATGGAGATACAACTGTATTCTCTTATGGTTGCTCTCCAGAAGGATATAAGACAATGTATGGAAATGATGATATGGGAGCTTTTGAACTTCCAGTTGCTCTTCCTCAGTCTGATTTCTATGTATATAGAATGACTATGACAAATGAGGACGGGGATGTTATCGAATACACTCCAGAATATATGCGTTACCGTTGTGAGCAGATGGGATGTAAAACAGTACCAGTTCTTGCAAAGGCATATGTTGATGAAAATTGTGTAGAAATTCTATGGGCTGCTAATCCTGCGGCCATCGATCATGCGATCACATCAGCGGAGTCTCTTGGAGACGGAGTGCGTCAGGTAGCAGAATATTTCTACGATGGTCCAGATCCAGTTGGAAAGACTCATGTTCGTGAGGGTGTAGTTGTTAGAATTGTAAATAAACCAAAATTCTGTGCGTTTAAACATAAGAATTTCTACTTCAAGGCTCTTGAAGGAATCATAAAAGCAAGCGCTGAAGCACCAGATATGGAAGAAGCAGAAGAGGTTCTTAATGAAACAGCAGAATAAACTTTGCCCCTATAGAAAAGAAATCATAGTAACTGATTATCACTGGGAGGGGAATACTCCTCTTCCAGGAGCTTACTATGAAAGTTTTGGAGAATGTTATGGTGAATTATGTGCGGCCTGGCTTGAAGATCATTTTACTGGTTTTGAAGGTTGTGCATTAGCGAGGAAAATGAAATGAATAAAATAGATTGTTTTGATGGAGATTTTGCTTTTTTAAGTAACTTCTATCCTTCTCTTATTAAGGAGGATGGATTAGAGTATCCTACTGTGGAGCATTATTTTCAAGCAATGAAAACTAATGATATATATGGTCGAAGACTTGTAGCAGTAGCTAGTACTCCTGGTAAAGCAAAACGAATCGGACGCAATCTTCGTTTACGCAGAGATTGGGAAAATGTGAAATATGATGTAATGAAACATGCTGTTCATGAAAAATTTCTTGATGCAACTCTACGTAAACAACTTCTCTCTACTGGAGATGCATATCTTGAAGAAGGAAACACTTGGCATGATAATATATGGGGCAATTGTCATTGTGAAAAATGTAAAGATATTCAAGGTACAAATTGGTTAGGAACTATTCTGATGGAAGAACGAAAAAATTGTCAATAGGAGGGAGCTTAAAACCTCCTATTGATTTTTTTATAAAATTTTGTTATAATATATATGATAAAAAGAGAGAAAAAGAAAAATGACATATACAACTAATATAACAGATGTTAATCCATATCATATTTGGATTGGTGATTATGGATTAACAACAGATAATAAAACAACACAATTAGTAAATACTTATTTAAGCAATATTACTTATAAAGACCTCGAAGAAAAATTCGAGAGAAAGGAGTCAGATATAATGAGTTTTGATTTTGGTAACATGTTTAATGGTATGTTCAAGCCTGTTGGACGTGGAATGTGTAAAATCGGAATGAATGGCAAGGTTGCTATTAAGACTTCTTCTGGTTACAAAACCTTTGACATTGATAAGAGAAAACTCGTTAACTGTGATAGTTTCGCTTTCGACATGGATGGTGCTTTTTGGGTAGTCCCAACATTTAAAGTCGAAAAGGGAGACATTATTCTCGTTAATGGAAAACCTCGTAGTGTCATTGAAGTAAAGGAAAATTCAATCAAAACTTTCTCTTATGAGGATAGTACAATTGATGAAATTATTCCAGAACATCACGTCTTCCTTGGCAAAACTTACTGCTACGGCAAAATCTTCAGTCCTTTCATGAATATGGCTAAGGACAATGGAGAAGGTATGTCATCACTTATGAACATGATGATGATGAGTCAGATGTTTAGCGGAAACTCCAATGATGGAATGAATCCATTTATGATGATGATGCTTATGAATGGAAATGATAACCCATTTGCAAATCTTTTTGAAGGAGCATTTAACTTTGGAGTAGATGAAGAAAGTGAGGGTTAATTATGGGAAGCGGAAGTTGGTCAAGTACGGTATATGATAGTTATACAACTGCAACAAAAGGAATGAGCACTGCTGCATATGCATCAGCAGTAAATCTTTCAACACAAGACATTTTCAAAAGCGTTAGCCTTCATAAGGATCTCAATCCAATGAATGTAATACGTGAGTGTTGCGATAGCGAGGAGCATCCAAACACTTTTCCAGTTATCCTCGCTCTTGATGTAACTGGAAGTATGGGCCAAGCCGCTATTAAAACTGCTCAGAAGCTCAATGATATTATGACTGATTTATATGCAGATAAAGATCTTCCAGATATTGAATTCTGCATTATGGGAATCGGAGATTGTTCTTGCGATAGATTTCCAATTCAAATTTCTCAGTTTGAATCTGATATTCGTATTGCTGAACAGCTTGACCAGATTTTCTTTGAATTTGGTGGTGGCGGAAATAAATACGAAAGCTATACTGCGGCTTGGTATATGGGGGCTAGACATTGTAAACTTGATTGCTGGGAGAGAGGTCAAAAAGGTTTAATTATTACCATGGGTGATGAACTTCCTAATCCTTATATTCCAATTAGAGGAATGAGAGATGGAGGCCTCAATGAGGTAACGGGTGATTCCCTTCAGGATGATATTGAAACTAAAGATCTTCTTCCAGAAGTACTTGAAAAGTTTAATGTATATCATCTTTCAATAGATGATTCAAGTTCGTCATATAGCTATCATCAGAGACTTGGAATTGATGAAGAATGGACAGAGTTACTTGGAGACCATTACCAAGTATGCAATCTTGATAATCTCCCAAAAGTAATTACTGAAATTGTTATAGCCAATAGCAAAGGAGGAGGAATTACTGTTAATTCTGATTCTGAAATAGTTTGGTAAGGAGGGTTTGCGATGAAAGATATTAAGATTGTCATCGGCGCCAATTATGGTGATGAGGGTAAAGGATTAGTTACTAGGCACTTTGTTCGAGAAGCTAGTAATCCAATTGTTATACTTCATAATGGAACCGCACAGAGAGGACATACTGTTGATTATGGTCCAAACTGTCGCCATATATACCATCATTTTGGTAGCGGCACAGCTGACAATACACCTACCTTCTTCGCAGATACTTTCTGGATTCATCCAATGAGTTTTACTCTTGAGTGGAAAGAATTGGAATATAAAGGTGTTAAGGTACCTAGGTCTTTTGCAGATGATAAATGTAGAGTAGTTACTCCATTTGATATGTTTGCAGACCATGCAACTGAAGCATATATTCAGTTAGAAAGAGGCGAACGAGAATTCGGTTCTTGCGGCCTAGGTACCTGGTGCGCGACGGATAGGTTTCCAGTTCATTCTTATTTGCTTAAATCTTGGTATAAAGCCGTACAAGGTTGTCTTAATAATCAAGAAGCATATTATGTTAGTTTAATGGAACACTCTCTTGACGAGTGTTTAAAAGTATTAAAATCTCGTAAGGTTGATTTAGAAAAATTACCTACTTATAAAAGATATTTTGATAAAACAGATGGTCTTTTTAAATATCTGTGCAATAACTTTTTAAGAGATTTAATTTTCTTCTTTGGTCATTGTGAGCGTATTAGCTTTGATAATATTTATGATAGATATAACACTTTAATTTTTGAAAATGGACAGGGTCTTGGTCTTGATATGGATGTCGACAATGATTGGCATACTACTTCGCATACGGGTTTGGTAAATCCTATGGCGTTACTTGCGGGCAGGACCGATCCTCAAGTCGAGGTATGTTATGTTACACGCTCATATCTTACTCGTCATGGAGTAGGACCGTTAGAAGAAACGGTTAAAAAAACAGAAATAAATGCAACAATGCATGATTTAACCAATGTACCAAATGAATTTCAGGGCACTCTTCGATATGGTTATCTAGATGATGTTGCACAAGCAGCTAGAATAGAAAAGGATTGGAATCTGGCCGCAGGTTTATCGAATTTTAAAAAGACAATGGCAGTAACTCATTGTAATGAGTTTGAGGATCTTTATCAGAAAGCAAATTATGTTAGTTATAATCCATATAGTATATTAAAACGGTAAAATAAAATAATTGCTATCACTAGCAATTATTTTATTTATTGATTTTTTTATAAAAATATATTATAATTATTATAGAAAATGAAAAATATGTAAAATAGAAAGAGGTGAGTTATTCTATGAAAGATAAAAAAAGAAGAAAAGCACAAAGTAAAATTAATAAAAGTGTAAGACTTCTTAATAAAAACATTCATGATGATTACCTTTGGCGTGGACGTTTTTATGTGCGTCAAACGGATGCTCATTGGGAACGTTTTGAAGATGGTTCTGGTGGAATTCTTACTGTATGGCTAGAAATTAGAGATAAAAAAACTGGCCGTTATATGGGATTTTCAGTAGATAATTATGCTTCTAGAGGTTGGAAACTTTTTGAAGCTGGAAATCAGTTTATTGCTGAATATTCTGGTGTATGGGATAATATTGATGCTGTAAAAGCAGATACAACAAATTGGGATAAAGTGGATTGGGTTCCAAAAGAAGAGATTTATTATAGGGGGTAATATTATGGCAAAACATTATGCAATAGCAGATATTCATGGTATGTATGATATTTATACACAAGTATGTGATATGCTAGAGCCAGATGATGTCGTATATTTCCTTGGAGATGCTGGAGATCGTGGATATGATTGTTTCCGTTGTGTGAAAGAAATTTATGAGAATCCACAATGGATTTATATGAAAGGTAATCATGAAGATCTTATGGTTAAAGGACTTCGTGAACAAATGTATCATGGTCTTAAAGGAACTGAAGATTTTCAGCTTTGGCATTATAATGGTGGAGGAGCCACTTTTTATGATTGGGTAAATGATGGAGAAGATTGGACTTGGATAGAACGCCTTGATAGTTTACCAGTCCTTCTAGAATACACAAATCCAAAAGGAATCACTTTTCATATGAGCCATGCTGGTTATACCTGTGGTCATAAAGATGAAATGTGGAATGATGAATTAGTTTGGTCTAGAAATCATTTCGCAGATTCTTGGGACGGAGAATTTTATCCAAACGATATATGTATTCATGGTCATACTCCAATTGAATATCTAGTTAGAAAACTAAACTGGCTCGAAAAAGGTACAAAACCTTATTATGTTGGACAACCAGAAGCAAGAAGTTATTGTAATGGACATAAGATTTGTATTGATAATGGAGTTTTTTATACAAAATCAACTGTTTTATATGATTTAGATGAAATGGTAGCAATACCGCTATATAGCAATTCTGACTTTGAATGGTAGGAGGGAACCATGGGAAGATCAAATGTAGAACAACATAAATTCTTTTGTATTCAGTGTGGGCAGGAGGGTATCCCACTAGCCCGCAAGAAAAATCGTAAGAGAGAGCGTTTTCATCGCAAAGTAATGTATTGTTATCATTGTCACGAAGATATTAATCATGTTGAATGTCGCGATGAAGAAGATATAAGAATTTTTAAAGAGAATTTTAGAAATGGGGTGTATCAGAATGAGTGCAAAGAATCTTTGGATCATGTGCGGAATACCAGGCAGTGGCAAGTCAACTTGGTGCTCTAAGGCTGCAAAAAAACCAGGAGCAATAAGAGTATCTCGTGACGTTATTCGTTTTAATATGCTTGAAGAAGATGAAGATTATTTTGCTCATGAGTTTGATGTATTTAGAGAATTTATTAAGCAGATTAATGAAGGGTTAGCTGATGAAAAGGTTAAAGATATTTTTGTTGATGCAACTCATTTAAATGAAAAGTCTAGAAATAAGGTGCTTGATCGCCTTATTAATCTTGATGGAGTAGCAATTAATGCGGTTAATTTCTTAATTGATTTCGATCTCGCGTGGGAAAGAAATAACTTGCGGAAAGGCCGCGCTGTGGTTCCATATGGTAAACTTTGCGGTATGAATAAAATTTTCAATCCTGCAAAAGAAGGCGAAAAGTATCATTATGACAATATTATAAATATTAATGTTGCAAAGGACGGTGATGAAATAGTATGATATATGTAACTTCAGATTTGCATTTTTGTCATGATAGAGAATTTCTCTATAAGCCAAGAGGTTTTGACAATGTTTACGATATGAATAAAGCTATTGTTCAAAATTGGAATTCAATAGTACAGCCAGAAGATGATGTATATCTTCTTGGTGATATTATGTTGAATGATAATGAACTCGGTCGTAAACTGCTATGCGATCTGAAAGGTAATATACATATTGTCATTGGAAATCATGATACAGATGCAAGAGTAGAAATTTACAATAACTGCTGGAATGTAGTAGAAATTGCTTATGCTTTGAGATTGAAATATAGAAAACATACTTTCTTTCTTTCTCACTTCCCTTGTATGACCGCAAATCTTGAAAAAGAGTCTTTGCGTCAATGTACTTGCAATTTGTACGGACATACGCATCAAAGAACTAATTTTTATCAAGACATTCCATTTATGTATCATGTTGGAGTAGATTCTCATAATTGTACTCCAGTATCTATGGATCAAGTCTTGTTAGATATGTATGCTAAAGCTGATGAATGTAAGAAACAGCTATGACATAAATAAATAATTTTTACAACTTAATAAGAGAAAAAGGAGAAATTAGATGAATTTTTTGACTAGTCATTTAACCCTAATTCCGATTGTTATAGTTGCCGTTTTGGTGATTATACTCCTAATTACAGGATATGTAAAAGCACCGCCTGATATGGCTTATATTATTTCAGGATTGCATAAAAAGCCTCGTATCCTTATAGGAAAAGCCGGAATTAAGATTCCATTCCTCGAGAGACTTGATAAACTTTCTCTTGGAGCGATTCAGATTGATGTAAAAACTGGATCCGCCGTTCCAACAGCAGAGTATATCAATGTTAGAGTCGATTCGACGGTTTCAGTTCGAATTGGTCAAAGTCCAGAGATGATTACTCTTGCAGCACAAAACTTCTTAAATGTTGGAAGAGATGTAATTGCGGCCAAGGTCAATGATCTCCTCGAGGGTAACATTCGTGAGATTGTAGGCCAGATGAAACTGACAGAAATGGTAAGTGACCGAAAAGCATTTAGTGAAAAGGTACAAGAAAATGCTGTACCAGATCTTCAGCGCTTTGGTCTTGAACTAGTATCCTTCAATGTACAGAACTTCTCTGATGATAGTGATGTTATTAATAACCTCGGTATTGATAATGTATCACAGATTAGTAAGGCTGCAGCTATCGCTAAGTCTAATGCCGAACGAGAAGTTGAAGTTGCAAAAGCTGCCAATGCAAAGGCTGCGAATGATGCTAAAACGGACGCAGCAGAGCAGATTGCAATTCGAAATAATGACTTTGCAGTAAAGCAGGCAGAACTTCAGAAAATTGCTGATACACAGAAAGCACAGGCTGAAGCAGCTAAAGATATTGAGGCAGAAAATCAGCGTAAAATTCGTGATGTTGCAGCAACAAATGCAGATATTGCGAAGGCTGAGCGTGAAGCAGATCTGAAACAAAAACAGATTGAACTGAAAGAGTATGAACTTGATGCTCTGGTTCGTAAGCAGGCTGATGCTGACAAATATGCTGCTGAACAGAAGGCTGCTGCAGATCTTATTCGTCGTCAGAAAGACGCAGAAGCTGCTGCATATGAAATTAAGCAGAAAGCAGATGCTCTAAAAGCAGAGGCTGAAGCTAAACGATTTGCAGCAGAGCAAGAGGCTGCAGGTATTGCCGCAGTTGGAGAAGCCGAAGCTACAGCCATTGAGAAAAAAGCAGAAGCACAGAAAAAGATGGGAGAGGCTTCAGTCCTCGACATGTATTTCCAGGTACTCCCAGAAATTGTTACCGCTGCTGCTCAACCTCTTGGCAATGTAGACGCAATCACTATGTATGGTGATGGAAATTCTACAAAACTCGTTAAGGATGTTATGAATTCTACTAATCAAGTACTTGAGGCAATTAAGTCTACTACTGGAATTGATATTAACAATCTTATTAACGTAGTTTCTAAAACAAAAGAGTAAAAATTAAAACTTAATTTAATATTTAGTTTAAAGCCTAGAAGTATTACTTCTGGGCTTATTGTCGTTGACTTATATTATTTTTTATGGTATAATTAATCAATGAAGGAGAGAACATATGATTATTAAACTATTTGGAGGCACCATAATTTCTATTTTATGGCTTGCCCTAATTATTTATGTAATTAATGGAGAAGAATAAATGAAAAATGAACCTATGTTTGAATGGGACCCAGAATCAGGTACAGCAACCTGTGTTTTAACAGATGGGCAAAATATTTTTTTAGGAATTGCTACATGCGGACCGGAGGATCGAGACATGATGAACGAGAAAACTGGTTGTCAAATTGCTATGCAGCGAGCCAAAATTGATTATTTAAAGCATATCCGAGATAATGAATTAAAACCACGATTATCTGCTTTAAAACAATTATATTATAGTATAAATAAAAGTAAACATTTTAATGAAAATGCTTATGAAACTAAAATGTTGTGTAGACAGATATATCTGACTAAATCTGACTTAGATATGATTAAAGACGAAATAACTCAAACAAAGCAAGAATTAAAACTCTATCTTGAAGAAAAAGGTAAATTTTATCAGAGAATTAGAGAGCAACGCCAAAAGGACAAAAATAATTAAAAAACTATCATTATTCTTCATATCCCAATAGGGAACCTTTTAAAAGGAGGGAAGAATATGATTCAATATTTCGTATTAGGAGTGTTAACAGTCTATATTGTACTTCCCATCATCGACTCAGTTCTTGGTATTATTCTTAGCTTATTAGAAGTTATTAAAGGGTTATTAGCTTTAAAAGTAGCAGATATTAATGCTAAAATAATAACCACAGAAGATCCTTATGCAACCCGCAATCCAATTGGGTTCTTAAGTCACATTGAAGAAGAAGCGGAGGAATATGATAGTGAAGCATAAGTTTTACGACACAAGCAGTTTATTGGAACAAGTTCAAAATCCATTCCAGGAGGAAGATGAACTAATCCACATTTCTTCTATCACGCTTGAAGAATTAGAAAATATAAAAACTGCTGCCAATAAAGATTTTGAAATTAAATATAGAGCAAATCAACTAGTAAAATTACTAGATAAAAATGAAGATAAATATATATGTCATATATTTACAACTGATCTGCTTGATATTATTACAGCAAATGCTTTAAGTGCTAATAATGATGCAAAAATTTTAGCAACTGCAATTGAAGCTCAAAAACAATATCCAGATTTAATCTTTGTAACTAATGACATGTGTTTAAAAAGGATTGCAAGATTATTCTTTTTGCAAGTAGAATCTGTAACTGAAAAAGAAGATACTTATTACGGATATATTGAAAAATCATTAAATGAAGAAGAAATGGCATGGTTTTATTCTCATTTAAATGAAAATATTTATGAATTAAAAATAAATGAATATTTAATTATTAAAGATGCTAATAGCGGAGAAGTCGTAGATTCTAGATGCTGGACAGGAGAAGAATATCGTACTTTGAGATATTTTAATTGTGAATCTAAATGGTTTGGTAAAGTAAAACCAAAAGCCGGAGATACTCCACAAGCTATGGTATTAGATAGTTTTACAAATAATCGTATTACCTTGGTAAAAGGACCTGCGGGATCTGGAAAAACTTTCTTAAGTTTAGGGTTTTTAATGCATATGCTTGAAAAAGGAAAGATTGATAAAATTGTAATATTCTGTAATACAGTAGCAACTAAACATTCAGCTAAATTAGGATATTATCCAGGAGATAAAGATGAAAAACTTCTTGATTCTCAAATTGGAAATCTTTTAATTAGTAAATTTGGTAGTCGTATTGAAGTAGAAAGATTAATGGTTGATGAAAAATTAATTTTGTTACCATTTTCTGATATTAGAGGTTACGATACTTCTGGAATGAATGCGGGAGTCTATATATCTGAAGCTCAAAACTTGGATATTGATTTAATGAAACTCGCACTTCAAAGAGTCGGAGAAGACTGTATTGTTATTATAGATGGTGATGAAAAAACACAAGTGGATGATATTAACTTTGCGGGACATCGTAATGGTATGAGACGAGTTTCTCAAGTATATAGAGGTGAAGATCTATATGGAGAAGTTACTTTAACAAAAATTCATCGTTCTCGTATCGGTCAAATTGCAGAGAAAATGTAAATAAAAATTTCAGAGTGTCTGAAGTTTTTATCGAAAGGAGATATAGATGAAGTATAAAGTAAAAAAGAAAACAAAATTTGTAAAAGGTGACTTAGTAGACTTCATCGGAAAAAGACACTATACTACCTCTAATGGAAAAGTATATTTTAGTGTTGGACCTGGCGTTGCTAAAGTCACAGCAGTATCAAAAGATGCTAAACATCCTTATCATTTAGTTGCTACTGAAAATAGTAAGTCTAAAGTAGATGGATGGGTAGAAGAAAAAGATATTCAAGGTATTCATAAAACTGAATCTATTAAACCAGTATCTTTTGAAAACAATAAAAAAGTAAAAATATGTACAGCTGCAGCTAAAGATGAAAATATTGAAATTGAGGCTTTTGATTGGATTAATGCAGGATGGATTGCAGTTTGTCGTCCAAAAAAGAGCGAAGAAGCTGAAGCATTAGCTAAAGCTGCAGAAACTTGTTGTGCTAAAAAGAATATTGAAGATATTAAAATGACAACTACTGTTTTATTAGATATATGCACAGAAGCTGCAAGCCTTCCAATTAATGGAAATATTAATAAAAACAGTTTAGTTAATAGTGGAATGTTTAATGCATTTACTAGTGATGATTATCTTAAATCTGCTGATTATTTAAGACGTGGAGACATTCTTTTAAGTGGAACAAATAGTGCAATTGTCCTTTCTAATGGTAAAAAGAGTAAAGAGCTTGCTCGTACTGTAAATCCAGAAGAGAAAAAGAAAAATGAAAGTTTAGTTGGTAAAGGAATCGGTTTTGTATCTGCTAGTGAAAATATTGTAGTATATTCTGGAGCAGATAAGAAATTTGCTATTATTGGTTCTCTCGCGGCTAATACTAAAGCAGAAGCACTTGCTGTTGATATTAATAATTGGTATAGAATTGTATGGGTTGATAATGATTTAGGTTATGCATATGTTTGCGGCGATGATGTAAAATATGAAGAAAAGCCTAAAGCTAAAAAAGAGCCAATGGAAATTATAAATGCATTGGGAGCTCCAGCAGAAAAAGATAATGAAATTGCTGGATCTTATAAGGCTGTAGTACCAATTCATATGAGAGCTGATGCTGGTATCCAAGCACCATTACTTGCTAAATTACCAAAAGGAATTATTGTTGAAAACTATGGATATTATACTGAAATAGATAATGTAAAATGGTTATATGTTCAAGCAACTTATAAAAATACTGTTTATAATGGATTTGTATCTAGTAACTGTTTTATAGATAATTAAAAATTTGCCCCAGAGAGTTTAAGTACTCTCTGGGGCTTTTTTTAGTTGAAAAATTAAAAATTTTTTGATATAATATATATATAATAAGGAATAATATAAAAATTTATTAGGTGTATTAAATGAAAAAGAAACAAGATATTTTGAATTATGGAGTTGAAGATATTAAAACTCTTGAAGGTATTGAAGCTATAAGATTGCGACCTGGTATGTATATCGGTTCAGTTGGCCCATCTGGAGTAAAACAGATAACCCTTGAAATTATATCTAATGCTGTAGATGAATATTTAAATGGGTATTGTACAGAATGTTCAGTAATCATTGGAAAAGACAACGATGTAGATATAATTGATAATGGTCGAGGTGTTCCATTCGGTCCTGCAGAAGATGGCTCTGAGACTTTAGTTAATATCTTTACTAAACTTCATACTGGAGCTAAATTTGATAGTGATGGTAAAACTGGATATAATACATCTGGAGGAATGAATGGAGTAGGTGCAAAAGCGACTAATGCTCTTTCTTTTTTCTTTAATGTAAGTTCAATTAGAGATGGTAAAAGATGTATTGCTCATTTTGAAAAAGGTGAATTAAAAAGTAAGGTTAGTGTAGAAAAATGGCCTGCTTCAAATCCTTATCAACATGGAACAAGAATTCAGTTTTTACCAGATGAAGAGATTTTTAAAGAAGGAATTGAATTAGATTATAAAGATTTAAGAAAAACACTTCAAGAATTAGCTTATTTATCACCTGGATTAGTTTTTACTTTAAAATATAAAGATAAACCTGAAGAAGTAATTACTTCTAAAAATGGTATTTTAGATTATATTAAAGATTTAAATGCCAATAAGAATGTATTAACTTCTACTTTTTATGCTGAAACTTTAGAGGATAAAATTGGTGTTAAAATAGCTATGGAGTATAATGATAATTATACTGATACTTATAGACTTTATACTAATTCTATACCTAACACAGCTGGAACTCATTTAACAGGATTTAGAACAGCTCTTACGCAGCAAATTAACGAGTATGCAAGAGCTAATGGACTTTTAAAGGAAAAAGATGCGAATATTACTGGTGATGAATTAAAAGAAGGATTAACTCTTGTTCTCTCCTTTATCATGCCAGACCCAGTATTTAGTGGTCAAACTAAGGAGGTTCTATCCAGTAGTGAGGCGAGAACCGCAGTTCAAAGATTAACAGCTAAAGAACTTGCAACTTGGTTCAATTCTAATCCAAAAGATGCTAAAGCTATAATTGACAAGGCGCTTTTGGCTCGGGCGGCAAGAGAAAAAGCAAAGAAAGCTAAAGAAACTGTGCGGAAAGCCGATGTGAAGAAGCGTGCGGTGATGCCTGGAACCCTCGCAGATGCTAGCTCTAAGAATCGTAAAGACTGTGAAGTCTTTATAGTAGAGGGTAAATCTGCTGCTGGTTCAACTAAAGAAGCTAGAAATAGAACTACTCAAGCAGTATTTCCAGTTCGAGGAAAAATTCTGAATGTTCTTAAAGCCGATTTGCATAAAGCTATGAAAAATGCTGAAATTGATGGCATGATTAATGCTTTTGGCTTAGAGGTTAAAGATGGCAAAGTTATTGTAGATGAAGATAAACTTCGTTATGGTAAAATTGTAATCACAGCTGATGCGGATGTTGATGGTAGTCACATTAGAGCATTATTTCTTACTTTTATTTGGAAATTTGCTCCAGAATTAATTGAAAAAGGATATATATATGCTGCAGTTCCTCCTTTGTATAAAATTACACAAGGAACGAAAATTCAGTATCTTAAAGACGATGCAGCTTTAGAAGAATTTAGAAAATCAACGAAACGATCTTTTGATCTAGGCCGCATGAAAGGTCTTGGAGAGATGGATCCATCGGAGATGGCTGAAACAGTAATGAATCCAGAAACAAGAACTCTTAAACAAATCACAATGGAAAACGCAGAAGAGGCTGCAAAAGTATTTTTGAATCTAATGGGAGAAAGTACTGAGCCTAGAAAAAGATTTATATCTGAAAATGCGGGAAAGGCGAACATAGATGTCTAATAAAGAACCTAAAACCGAGTTTTTCGGTCCAAAACCTGGAGACTATATTATTGTTAAATGTCCTTTTGACCAGGGTGATGGAAAAGGGTATACAGAACAAGAAATTAAAGACTTACAAGAAGGACTACAAGATAAGTTTTGTAATAATATAGTAATTGTTATTCCAGATAATATAGATTTAAATGTTTATGAAAAAGAAGAATTAATAGAACAACTAACTAATTTATTAAAACAATTAGAGGAAAAAGTTAAAGATGACAATTTACACGGACGGATCGTGCCGCTCGAATGGTAATCCAGATGCTATTGGAGGATTTGGTGTTGTTGCAGTTAGCGAAGAAAAAGGGTTATTTACTTACGCTCATCAAGAAATAGGGACAACTAATAATCGACAAGAAATTAAAGGTGTTTTATATGCTTTGTTTAATTTTGGAGATAAAGAATTTGCACCTACTGTTTATTGCGATTCAGCATATGTAGTAAACACTTTTAATGATTGGATGTTTAAATGGGCAGCTAATGATTGGAAAACTTCTACAAATAAAACTCCTGAAAATCTTGATTTAATTCAAGCATATTATGAATATTGGATGGAGGGTTATCGAATTAATCTTCAAAAAATCACAGGTCATTCTGGAAATAAATGGAATGACTTAGCAGATAGATTAGCAACTGGTAAAGAATCAGCAAGTTATGAATGGAGGCCATATGGCGACAGATATTATTAAAGTAGATATAAAAGCAGAAATAGAACAAAGTTTATTAGACTATGGAATGAGTATTATAACAGATCGTGCTCTCCCTTCTGCAGAAGATGGTTTAAAACCAGTAAACCGTCGTATCCTTTATGATATGTTTGATAAAGGATATATGAATAATAAAAAATTCGTTAAATGTGCACAGCCAGTAGGAGATACAATGGGTAGATTTCACCCTCATGGTGATTCTTCTATCTATGGAGCTTTGGCAGCAATGTCCCAAGAGTGGAATATGCGCTATCCTCTTATCTCTTGGCATGGTAATAATGGTAGTAGAGATGGTGATGAACCTGCTGCTTATCGTTATACTGAGTGTAAATTATCAAAAATTGGCGAAGAAATGCTCGCTGATATTAAAAAGAATACAGTAGATTGGCAAAATGCTTATACTGATGAAGAAGAAGAACCGATCTATCTTCCAGGTAAATTACCTAATTTAATTGTAAATGGTACTTCTGGAATTGCATGGGCCATGGCGTGTTCTTTTGCTCCTCATAATTTGAATGAGGTAATGGATGCAGCAACTTATCTGTTAGAAAATAAGGAGTGCGAAGTTAAAGAACTCTTACAATTTATTAAAGGACCAGATTTTCCGACTGGAGGTCAATTAATTAATAAAAACGAATTGGCTACTGCTTATTTAACTGGAAGGGGTAGAGCGAGAGTTCGTGGAGAGTATACTATTGAATCATCCAGAAGTGGAGATTCGATTGTATTTACAAGTATTCCTTATAAAATATCAAAAGAAAAACTTATTGTTGATATAGATAAATTATGTGAATCTGGAGAGATTAATGGAATTAAAACGATTCGCGATGAAACGAATCAGGAAGGCGTTCGATTTGTCATTGAACTGGAAAAAAGTGCTTCTGCCGATCCTATTATTGCTAAGCTTTTCAAAAAGACACAATTAGAAGATACATATAGTTTTAATCAAGTAGCTCTTTTGGATAAAAAACCAAGATTGTTAAATATTAAACAATTATTAGAGAGTTATATAGAACATCAACAAGATGTACTTTTAAGAAAATCTCAATTTGAATTAGATAAAGCCCAGAAGAGAGCACATATTCTTCAAGGATTGTTGAAAGCACTTGAAGATATTGATAATATTATTGCATTAATTAAAAAGTCTGAATCTGCGGCAAAGGCTAAAGAGCAGCTAAAGGTTCAGTATGGATTCTCTGAAGAACAAGCAAAAGCAATTCTTGATATGAAATTAAGTAAACTTGCTAATCTTGAAAAAGTAGAGATTCAAAATGAGTATAATGATAAACTCGCTCTTATGGAGAAGTTATCTGCAATAATTTTAGATCCAACTCCAGAACTAAAAAAGATTTTTACTGAGCTTAAAGAGAAATATGGTGATGCTCGCCGCACAAAAATTACACAAGTAGATGTTCCAAAAGAAGAAAAGGAAACTATTTATGTAGAACCAGAAAAGTGTGTTGTAGTTATGAGTGAAACTGGAATAATTAAGAGAATTCCAAGCTCTAGTTTTAGAACTCAAAAACGCAATGGAAAAGGAGTAAAAACGCAAGGAGAAATTACTTCAGCAATTATTCGAACTAATACAGTAGATAGCCTTATGGTATTTACTAATAGAGGAAAAATGTATCGTATACTTGTAGATGATATCCCTGTTGGAACTAATGTAACAGGCGGACAGTCTATTAAGTCATTAATCGCTATGGATGCTGGTGAAGAACCGACTTTAATTTACTCTATATATCGTGATACAGACGCTAAATATATTCTTTTCACAACTAAACAAGGATTGATTAAAAAGACTTCTTTAGAAGAATATATTAATACTAAAAAGAAAACTGGTATTATAGCGATTAATTTGCGGGAAGGCGACTCTTTAGCATCAGTGAACTTAGTTAAAGATGAAGAAATTGTCGTGATTACTAAAAACGGAATGGGAATTCGTATGAGTTCTCTTGATGCGTCTGCGACTTCAAGAGCCACAGTTGGTGTTAAAGGAATTACATTAAAAGAAGGTGATGAAGTAGCAAGTACTTTAGTAGTACGACATCCAACCGATCAAATAGCAATTTTCACAGAAAAAGGATTAGGAAAGAAAATTGCTATGTCAGAATTACCAGTGCAAAAGCGTGGTGGAAAAGGTTTAATTGTTTATAAACCTGATCAAGCTACTGGACAAATAATTGGTTCTGCATTGGTATCTGATGAAGATCAAATATTAATAACTGGTTTAGTAGCATCTATATGTATTTCTGCAAAAGATATTCCTTTATTGAGTAGAGGATCGATCGGAAATCAATTAATAAAGGGCAGTAGTGCTACATCAGTGAGTAAAGTATGACAATTAGGGGAGGAAGTAAGTTCCTCCCCTTGATTTTTTTATAAAATTATTATATAATATTAATATAATATAAAGGAAAAAGGAAAGAGATAAACTAATGCAAGATATTCAAAAAATTGAATTATTAGTTGATCAGTTGAATCAAGCTACACAAGCCTATGATGAAGGCAAACCAATAATGACTGATAAAGATTGGGATAAAATGTATTTTACACTTCAATCTTTAGAAAGAGAAACGGGAATAATTTTACCAAATTCTCCAACTCAAAAAGTTGTTTATCAAGTGGTTAATAAATTAGAAAAAGTTAAACATAGTCATGCTATGCTTTCTTTAGATAAATCTAAAGAATTAAGCGACATAGCAGAGTTTTTAGGTACAGAGCAACCTTGGGTTGCAATGATGAAGCTCGATGGTTTAACTTGCTCTCTTACTTACGAGGGTGGTCAATTGGTATCTGCTGAAACTCGTGGAGATGGAGAAGTTGGAGAGAATATTTTGCACAATGCGTTCGTTATTAAATCAATTCCAAAACGCATTTCCTATCTTGATCGTTTTGTAGTAGATGGAGAGATTATTTGTACAGAACAGGACTTTGAAGAGTTTAAGGACGAGTATAAAAATCCTCGAAACTTTGCTGCTGGAAGTATTCGGCTTTTAGATTCTAAGGAATGTGAATCAAGAAAGCTTTCTTTTGTTGTATGGGATGTAATTGAAGGATTGCCTCATGCTAATTCATTTGTAGATAGACTTCTAATTGCAAATACTTTAGGATTTTATACTGTTCCAACATATCTCTCAAAAGGTCAAACATTAGAAGAGTTAGTTTCCACTATACAACTCGTAGCTAGAAATATAGGATATCCAATAGATGGAGTAGTATTTAAATTTAATGATGTTGAGTACGGAAAAACTCTTGGACGCACATCACATCACTTCAAAAACGCAATTGCTTATAAGTTTTATGATGAAACTTATAAAACTCATCTACTGGATATAGAATGGACAATGGGACGTACTGGAGTTCTTACTCCAGTAGCCGTATTTGAACCAATCTGGATCGATGGTAGTTTAATAGAACGAGCAAATTTACATAATATTAGTGTAATGAAAACCCTTTTAGGGAAACCTTTTAAAGGACAAACTTTATATATTTATAAAGCAAATCAAATTATTCCACAAGTGAAATCTGCGGATAATACAGATGAAAATGAAGTATTTTATATGGGACAGACTTTATTTGAGCCTCCAAAAGAGTGTCCTATTTGCGGCCAGGCGGTACAAATTACTACACAATCTAATGGGGTAGAATTTGCAATTTGTAGCAATTCAGCTTGTGAAGGAAAGTTTATTAATCAACTTGACCATTTTTGTGGTAAAAAAGGATTAGATATTAAAGGTATTTCAAAAGCAACTCTTGGTAAATTAATTGAATGGAATTGGGTTAATAGTTTATCTGATATATTTAAGCTAGATGAACATCGAACAGAATGGATGAATAAACCAGGATTTGGTCAAAAATCTGTTGATAAAATTCTTAACTCTATTCAGGCCGCAAGATATACAACTTTAGAAAAGTTTATCTCTTCTCTTGGAATTCCATTTATTGGGCAAACGGTTTCAAAAGATTTAGTAAAAGTAATTCCGACATATAAAGAATTTAAAGAAAAAGCACAAAATAAATTTGATTTTGCCCAGTATCCTGGATTTGCAAGTTCTAAAACACTTGCAATATGGAATTATAATTTTTCAGAAGCAGATAAAATTTATCCATATTTAATTTTTGAAGAACAAATAAAAGAAGAAACTAATAATAATCTTGAAGGAATTACTGTTTGTATTACTGGAAAATTAAACCTTTATAAAAATAGAGCAGCTTTACAAGAGGCGATTGAAGCTGCTGGAGGTAAGGTTTCTAGTTCCGTTTCTGGAAAAACAAATTATTTAATTAATAATGATATTACTTCCACTTCATCAAAGAACTTAACGGCTCAAAAACTTGGGGTTAAAATAATAACTGAACAAGACTTTTTCGACCAGTTCTTGACAAAATAAAAAAAATTTAATATAATGCTATCGTAAATTTAAGGAAGAAAAATTTCATATGACTAATAAACAGTTAAAAAATCTCGCTAAACAAATCGCTAAGTTAGAATTAAAAATGCAAAAAACAAATGATATACAAGAAAGAGCGAATTTAGAAGCAGAGATGACTAAATTAGCAAGTGGACTCAATTTAAATGATTTAATATTTTTAGATGAATGTATTCAAAAGAAGTTACTTGACTAAAAGAAATTTTTTTGATATAATATTTACATCTTGAAGCAAATGAAAGAATTAAAAGGAGAATATTAATTATGGCTATGAAGGAAAATTCAAAGAAAGTATTTAATTATCTTAAGCAAATCAATGGAACAGACGTTACTGCAGCTGACGTAGCTGAGGCTCTTGGTCTTGAAAAGAGAAGCGTTGATGGTATCTTCACTTCTGCTATTCAGAGAAAAGGTCTTGGAGTTAGAACTCCTGCTGAAATCGAGCTTGAAGACGGATCTCATAAGGCTGTTAAGTTCCTCTCCCTCACTGAAGCTGGTATGAGTTTCGATCCAGACGCTGAGGAAGCTGCTAACTAATTCGATAATTGATTATACATGAGGGGTAGAATAATCAACATTATTCTACCCCGCTTTCTTCTATGTGGACTTATTTATTAATAACACTAATTTTTGGATTAATAATTGGTTTTGTAATTACAAGACTAATTCTTTCCAAAAAACTAAGAAATGTAGCAGAAATCAATCAAGCGGTCAAAGAGGAAAATGATCGAGCTCAAATTGAACTTAATCGTACACAAGTCGAGTTAGAATCTGCCCGAAAACAACAATCGGATTTACGCCAACAGCAAAATGAATTAAGTACTACATTATCTGAATTATCGGCTAAAATTTTAACAAGCCAGGAGGAAGCAGATACTGCGGTAAAAACTTATTACGATAGAATTCTTAATGCTGCTAAACACAATATTCAACTTGATATTGAACAATTAGAAGCTGATTATACTAAAGCAGAACAAGAATATCAACAAGAATATTTAACAGTATTAAATGAAGCTGTCGAATCTTTAAAACAAGAAATAGATTGTAAAACTACAATCACTTATGAGTTAACACAACAATTAAATGAGCTTCAAGATAAAGTTAATGCTGCTGTTGAAGCAAGTAAACGAGCAGTTGAATTAGAACAGAAAAAAGATTTTTATCGACTCGTTATTTCAGATATTGATGCTGAAGAAATAAGGAGATTGCGGGAAGTGGTTCCATATCTGCGCAATAGTGAACCACTAAATAAAGTAATATGGAAGGTTTATTATGAACGCCCTTATACAGACTTAATTGGAAGAGTTGTAGGATCGGGTGTTCATTGTGGCATTTACAAGATTACTAATATAGAAAATAATATGTGTTATGTTGGTCAAGCTGTTAATATAGCTGATCGATGGAAACAACATATCAAAAGAGGCCTGGGTGCAGACACGCCAACAAGAAATAAGCTATATCCTGCTATGATGGCTTTTGGAGTAGAAAATTTCACTTTTGAAATAGTAGAAGAGTGTACAAGAGATAAATTAAATGAAAGAGAGGACTATTGGCAGGATTATTTTAAAGCAAAAGAATTTGGATATAGTATTAAATAGGAGTATTTCTATTATGGTTAGAATTATAGATAATAAATCTACTGGAAAAACAGGTAGATTAATGCTTCTTGCCAAGGATACTGGCGCTTTATTCGTTTGCGGAAATCCATATGCTATGAAAGAAAAGGCTCATGCATATGGAATTACTGGCATAAATTTTATTAGCTATAACGACTTTCTTGATTCTAAAAAATGGAAAGGCGAACATGGTACACAGCCAGTAGTAATAGATGAAATGGAAGCCATGGTTAGGTATCAAAATCCTAATCTAAATGTTATAGGCTACTCCATTAGCGAAGATGATGAACAATGAAATTTGAAAATATAAGAGTTTATAATTTTGAATGTGCATTACGTGGTATGAGAAACCCAAAGAATTCTTGGGGTCGAAGCGATAGTGAGTTCGGGATTAAAAAGTTAGACGCTAATTGCGGCCAGGCTGTTGCGAAGAAGTGGGCGCAAGAAGTCGATCCTAAAGCAATAGAAGATTATGTTTCAAATGAAGATTTGATAACAGATTATTCTTATTGGCTATGGAGAAATGGAATTCTTCAAGTTGATAAAGATGACCGATATGCAGAAGTAGCTTTTATTGGTCCACAAGACTTGAAACTAGCTATGATACTAACTAAGGCTGGCCCGGAGCACAGAAAATTTCTTCGACAGATTTTTGTGTCTGTAGATATTACAGCTCCTCTTTATTGGTGGAAAGAATTTGATACTTATAAAGTAGGAACTGTCGCAAATTCAACATCTACTATGCACAAACTTGCTGAAACTCCAATCACATTTGAATGTTTTGAAACTGGGGATTATCAAGAATCGTATGCGATTCCAGATAAAGAAGAGGAGAAATTGCCATATCCAGATCAATTTATTAAGTATCTTGAGTATCTTCGTCAGAAATACCTTGAAACTCAAGAGATTGGCTACTGGAAAGAGCTAATTCGTTGGTTACCAGAATCTTGGCTTCAGACTAGAACTGTAACAATGAACTATGAAAACCTTTTAGCTATGTGTTCAAAAGGTCAACGTAGATATCATAAATTAACAGAATGGTCTGATAGCTTTATAAAGTTTGCAAGGAAACTACCATATGCACAACAATTAATCTTTTTGGACGAGATCGTATAATAAGTCTTCTTTAGTTGATTTTTTATTTAAAATTTGATATAATATAAGTAAAGAAATAAGAAAGAGAGTTTTTATTATGAGTAAAAAGCAGGAATTTATAACTTATATAGAAGATAATTTAATGTCTAAAGTTGATGAAAATGAAATCCCAGATGGCGTTCGAGTTTATTGGGAAACTTTTAAAGGAAAGAATGAAGAAGATAAACCTCTCTTTACAGAAACAGGTAAGCTGATTCTTGGTTATCTCCAAGACCATCAGAAAGATATGCCGATTGCGAAAGCAAAGGATATAGGAGAAGGTTTGTTTGTTTCTTCAAGAAAAGTTTCTGGTTCAATTCGTAAACTTGTCGCAGAAGGGTATGTAGAAAAAATTGGTCAGGATCCAGTTGTTTATGAATTAACTGAAAAAGGTAGAACAGCGAATATTAATGAATAATTAAGGAGAATAAAAACAATGAAAAATATGATTAATAGAACACACATTGAAGGATGGCTTTATGATAACGATCTTGCACTGAAGGAGTCTGGACCAACTTCAAAAAATCCTGGAACTCAGTTCATTAGCGGTACAATTCAGATTGCTACTGATGATGAGCAGACAAATATTGTTCCAGTACATTTCACATATGTTACTGCAACAACTTCAAAGGGTAATCAGAATGCGACATTTGGTATTCTGAATGATATTATAAATGGTAAATATAAGAGCGTTATGAAGGATGATGCTGCAAGCGCAACTAAACTTCGTATTGATTCTGCAATTGGTCTTAATGACTTCTATACAGATCGTAATGGAGAAGAAATCCTTGTAAGCGCAAAGAGAAATGAGGGTGGATTTGTTCATGTAACAAATGAGCTCGCAGAGGACGAAAAGGCTCGTAACACATTTGAGGCAGATATGCTCATTACTGGTGTTACAAGAGTTGAGGCTGATGAAGAGCGTCAGCTTCCAGAGAAGGTTATCGTAAAGGGAGCTATTTTTGACTTCCGTAAGGCACTTCTTCCTCTTGAGTTCAGTGCAACAAATCCTAATGCAATGAATTACTTCGAAGGACTTGGTGCTTCTTCTAAGGAGCCTGTATTCACAAAGGTTTGGGGTCGTCAGATCTCTGAAACAATCACTAAGACATATGTAGAAGAGTCTGCTTTTGGTGAGGATAGTGTAAGAGAGGTTAAGTCTTCTCGTAAGGATTTTGTAATCACAGGTGCTGCAAGAGAGCCATATGTATGGGATGATGCAGAAACAATCACTGCTGCAGAGCTTACTCAGGCTATGCAGGATCGTGAGGTTTATCTTGCAACTGTTAAGCAGCGTTATGATGAGTATCAGGCTACAAAGGGCCAGGCTGCTCCAGCTGCAACAGCTAAGTCCGGAGCATTTAATTTCTAATTTGAAGAACTGTATTTCGTTATAATAGGGAAAGTCTGGGCTTTATGCCCAGACATTTCCCATCTAAAAAGAAAGAGAGGAAGATATGGGTAATTCACTATTAGAGATTAAACCACATGAAGTAAGTAGAGATTTAAGAGGTTATTCTGTATTCTTTTATGGAGCTGCAAAAACTGGAAAAACTACAAATGCAACAAAGTTTCCAGATGCACTTCTTTTAGCTTTTGAAAAGGGTTATAATGCACTTCCTGGAATTATGGTAAAAGATATTAATTCTTGGAATGAATTTAAGAAAACTCTTTCTGAGTTAAAAGATCCAGAAGTTCAAAACACATTTAAAACAGTTATTATTGATACAGCAGATTATGCTTATCAATTCTGTGAAAAATATATATGTAATCGAGAAAGTACAGCTTCTCAAACTTATGAGAATATTGGTGATATTCCTTATGGAAAAGGATATAAACTTACCCAAGCAGAATTTGATGAAGCTATTAGAAGAATTCTCCAAATGAATTATGGTTTAGTACTTATAAGCCACGATATAGAAAAAACTGTAAAAAATGAAAAAGGAGAAGAAGTTAGTAAGTTTATTCCAACTATAGATGCTCGTGGCAGATTAGTTTGTGAAAGAACTTGTGATATTATTGGATATGCTCGTCAAATAGAAGATGAAGATGGTAATGAAAAAACTCTTCTCTTTATGAGGGGTACACCAAGATTTGATGCTGGTTCTAGATTTAAATATATTCCAGATTATATTGAGTTTACTTATGATAATCTTGTAAACGCAATTTCTGAAGCGATTGATAAAGAAGCAGCTATGCATGATAATAAATTTGTTACAGATGAATCTATAAATAAGGCAGAACTTTATGCCGGAGAAAAAGAATATGATTTTCCTGCTCTTATGGATGAATTCCATGAATTAGTGGGAAATCTTATGACAAAGGATCAAAGTATCGCTCCAAAAATTACTAAAATTGTTGAGAGCTATCTCGGCAAAGGTAAAAAAGTAGGCGAATGCACTCCTGATCAAGCTGCACAGTTAGATCTTATCATATATGATTTGAAAAAACTGTAAAGCTGTGGTTTCCATCAAGTCAAGCCTTCTCGCATAGAAGACTTGACTTGATTTTTTTATTATTTTATTGTATAATATAATTAGAAAGGAGATTTTTGCATGGCACATATCGTAACTTGCGTATATTGTAAAAAAAAGTTTGATAGAGATAAGCTTCCATTCGTACAAGTGTCACAAAGACGTTATGCTCATAAAGAGTGTGCCGAGTCAGAAACTCAAAGACTATTCAAAGAAGAAGCTGACAAACTCGCGTTAGAGAATTATATTATACAGTTATTAAAAATAGAGTATATTACTCCTAGAATAAGAAAACAATTAAATACATATATAGAACAATATGGGTATACTTATTCCGGTATGCACAAGGCTTTAATTTACTTTTATGAGATTAAAGGTAATTCAGTTGAGAAAGCAAATGGCGGAGTAGGTATAATTCCTTATGTCTATCAAGACGCATATAATTATTACTATGCTTTGTGGGAGGCTAATCAAGCCAATAAGGAAAAGGTTATTAAGAACTATGTGCCTGAACAAATAGAGGTTACGATATCAAGCCCGCAAAGAAAACTTAAAAAAAGAAAACTATTTTCATTTTTAGATGAGGAGGAATAATACATGGCTAGTAAATATTATGACACAACGGCAGTAATGCAGATTATAGGCTGTGTGTTTAATAATCCTCAACTATTGGATTATACAGATAAATATTCAATAACTGATGAAGATTTTGCAAATGAATTTCATAAAGTAATGTTTGGTGCAATTTATAAAATTCATGAGCTTGGAGCCAATGTTATAACTTTAGAAAATTTAGCAGATTTTTTCTCCACTCGACCAAAAAGTGGAGCAATTTATAAGAAAGAAAATGGTGAACAATGGATATTAAGAGTTGCAGACAATGCAATGCCAAGTTCATTTGATTTTTATTATAATAGATTGAAAAAAATGAGTTTGCTACGTGCTTATGATAATTATGGAATTGATGTATCAGATATATACGATCCCGATAATATCTTAGATACAAAGAAAAAGCAACTCCAGGAAGACATTCTTGATAATTCTACTCTGGAAGATATCGCGGCAAAGGTAGATCGGAAGATCGATGAGATTCGTTTAAAATATGTAGATGATGAATTTGGAGAGGCATCACAAGCTGGAGAAGGAATTGAAGATTTAATAGATAAATTTAAAGAACATCCAGAAGTCGGAGTTCCTCTTTATGGGCCTCTTGTAAATACAGTAACGCGTGGGGCAAGATTAAAGAAATTTTACTTGCGGTCAGCCGCTACTGGAGTCGGAAAGACGCGTTCTATGATAGCAGATGCTTGCTACATAGCTTGTAATAAAATCTATGATGAATCATTCGGTTGGATTAAAAATGGTACTTGTGAACCAACTCTATATATCACAACTGAGCAAGAACTTGATGAAATTCAGACTATGATGTTAGCGTTCTTGTCTAATGTAGATGAAGATCATATCCTAAATGGTCATTATGAAGGAGATGAAGAAGATCGGGTACGTGAAGCCGCAAAAATTCTTAAAAATAGTCCTCTTTATATAGAAGAATTGCCAGATTTTTCTCTTAAAGATGTTGAAAATAAGATTAAGAAGAATTTGCGTGATCATGATGTTAAATATGTTTTTCATGATTATATCCATACTAGTTTAAAGATTTTGGAAGAAATTACTCGTAGAAGTGGTGGTATTAAACTTCGTGAAGATAATATTCTATTTATGTTATCTAATAAGTTAAAAGATATATGTAATACCTATGGAGTGTTCATTATGTCTGCCACTCAATTAAATGGAGATTATCAAGACGCAAAAACTCCAGATCAAAATCTTCTTCGTGGAGCTAAAGCGATTGCAGATAAGATTGATTATGGTTCAATCTTATTAAATGTAAAAGAAGAAGATTTAGAAGCGTTAGAAACAATTCTTGCTTCAAATATGTTTGATACTCCAACGATTAAAATGTCAGTATATAAGAATCGTCGTGGAAGATACAAAGGAGTAGTTCTATGGTGCAAAGCTGATTTGGGAACTTGTCGAATTCAACCAATGTTTTGTACTACTTATGGATATGAAATCATTCAAATGAATGATATTAAAATTATAGTAGAGGAAGAATCAGCTTTCTAATGATTGCTTATAATAAAAAAGAAATTCGAGATCAACTCGAAACTGAACATATATTTGAATTATTACAAGAATGGGGCGGAGAGCCAGAATATACTAATTTTGGTATTTTATCCGCCACCATTTGTCATAATGAGCCAGGAGTAGGAAGTCGTAAACTGTATTACTATAATAACTCTGGATTGTTCAGATGTTATACAGGGTGCGATTCCTTCTTTGATGTGTTTGAACTCTGTTCAAAAGTTCAAAAGATTCAATTTAATAGAGATTTTGATTTGAATGATTCGGTTCGCTGGATTGCGCAAAGATTTGGAATCTCTGGATCAGTAGAAGATAATAGTGTTGATTCAGAATTAGAAGATTGGAAAACTCTTGCAGGTTATGATAGAATAAAAGATGTAACTTTAAAAGTTACTCCAGAAGTAGTATTAAAAGAATATGATGATAAGATTTTAGATAATTTTAATTATCGAATTAAGATTGCTCCTTGGTTACATGAAGGAATTACTCAAGAGGCTTTAAATGAAGCAAGAATTGGTTTTTATCCAGGAGGCGATCAAATAACAATACCACACTTTGATGAAAATGGTAGATTTATAGGCCTACGTGGACGAACTCTTTGTAAAGAAGAAGCAGACCTATATGGAAAGTATCGTCCACTTAAAATTTGCGGCCAGGCATACAATCATCCATTGGGCATGAATTTGTACAATTATAACCAGGCTAAAGAGAATATTAAAACGATGGAAAAAGCTATCGTTTTTGAGGGAGAAAAAAGTGTTTTAAAATATAAATCATATTTTGGAATTAACAACGATATTTCAGTTGCTTGTTGCGGCAGTAGCGTTTCTAATTATCAGATACATATGCTGCAGAGAGCCGGTGCTAAGGAAATAATTATAGCATTTGATAGACAATTTCAAGAGATAGGAGATATAGAATATAAACATTTAACAAAGAATTTATTAAAATTAGCTAATAAATATAGAAATGAAGTTGTAATATCTTGTATCTTTGATAAAAATATGATTACGGGATATAAAGATTCACCTATAGACTGCGGAAAAGAAACATTTTTGAAATTATTTAAAGAAAGAATTGTATTATAAAGAGGTGAATGTATGAAAGGAGAATGAGAACATGAATTATCAATTGATAACACCACTGCTCCCACTCAAAGATGAATATACTGTGGTAGAACGGGTGTTCGCAGCAAGGGGAATACCCCCAGAACAATTAGATCATTATTTACACACTTCAGTAGAAGATATAATTGATCCAGCTACCATTGACAGAATTGACGATGGTATTAAAATGTTAATATCGCATATTTCAAATGAAGATAGAATATTTATTCAAGTTGATAGTGATTGCGATGGATATACATCAGCAGCACTATTAATTAATTATATAAATGCATTATTTCCTGGATTTGCTCAAAATAATATCGTATACAGTCTTCATGAAGGGAAACAGCATGGACTTGCAGATGCTACCATTCCCGCAGACATAAAATTAGTTATTGCTCCGGATTCAAGTTCTAATGATTATGAAATTCATAAAAAATTGCATGACGCTGGAGTAGATGTATTAGTAATTGATCACCATGAAGCTGAAAAAATTTCAGAGGATGCTTGTGTAATTAATAATCAACTTTGTGATTATCCAACTAAATCTCTTTCCGGAGTTGGTATGGTTTACAAGTTTTGTTGCCGAATAGATCAGGTTATGGGAGGAGATTTAGCGAATGAATTTCTTGACTTAGTGGCTCTTGGACTTATTGGAGATATGATGGATGTCCGAGATTTTGAAACAAAAGAATTAATTGAAAGAGGATTAAATGGTCGCATTAGAAATCCATTCTTTAGACAAATGAATTCTGTTCAAAATTATTCTATTTCAAAAGCAGGAGGTCTTAATCCTTTCTCTATTGGATTTTATATAGCTCCAGCCATTAATGCTATGAACCGCTTTGGCAGTCAAGAACAGAAAAAGTTATTGTTTGATTCTATGCTAGAATTTAAAGCATATGAAATGATTCCTTCAACTAAAAGAGGGTGTCGCGGTCAGTTTGAAACGAGAGTAGAACAAGCATGTCGAACAGCAACTACTGTTAAAAGACAGCAAGATAAAACCGTTGAAGCAAGCTGTGAAGTAATTGAAAGAATTATTAAAGAAAAAGGCTTATTAAAGAATAAACTGTTAATTATAACTCTGGATAAAAGTCATGCTATAAATAGAAATTTAACTGGTTTAATTGCTAATAAGTTTTGTGCAAAATATCAGCGTCCTACTATTCTACTAATGGAGTCAAAAGATAAAGAAACTGAAAAGTTGCTCTGGTCAGGTTCTGGTCGTGGATATGTAACTGCAGATTTTAATGATTTACGAACTTTTTGTAAAGAATCCGGTCTTTGTGCCTTAGCAGAAGGTCACGCTAATGCATGTGGAATTATAATTGAAGATGCAAAACTTGCACAATTTATTGATTATTCAAATGCAAAACTTGCAGATTGTGAATTTACACCTTGCACTCTTGTAGACTTCATATGGCATGGATATGATTTTTCAAGCCATGATGTATTAGCTATTGCAGAACTTGATTCATTATGGGGTCAAAGCTTACCTCGTCCAATAATATGTTTGGAAGACTTACATATTACTCCTGCTAATATTACTTTAATGTCTAGGGATAAAAAACCTACTTTAAAGATAACTTTATCTAATGGAGTAAGTATTATAAAATTTGGTTCATCTGTAGATGAATATGAATCTCTTACAAATGTTCCAGATGGCGGAAGTGTTATTTTAAATATTATAGGAAAGTGTGCTATAAATGAATGGAATGGTATTATTACTCCGCAGATTCTTACAGATGAAATGGAAGTTGTTGGGCAGACAATGTATTATTTCTGATTTTTTATCGAAACTTGGGATCTTTAAGACTGAGTCGGCCGGTGCCAGTCCAGAACATCGTGAGCCAGAACAAGAATTGGTTTTAGAAATTTTTGAACCAATTAGTTGGTTTAAATATTTTACAGATTCAGAAGGGTATATAATTGGAGAAAACCCTTATTGGAAAGGTTTGAAAAACAATAAATAATATGTTATAATATAATATATAGGAGAAAAATATGTTCAATTCAGATCCTCACTATTTCAAGGGAATTGATGGAAAATATTATGTTACAAAGATCAGTCTTTCTGGTCAATATGAAACATTTTTAATTACAGACAAGGCTCAACAAGAATTATTAAAAGATAGTGAAGAATTTAGAAAATTTTTTGAGGAATATAAACAATGACTTTAACTAAGAAACAGGAAGAGGGTTTAAACATAGCAATAGAACGACATAAACTTGGCGAGAAGTATACAGTCATTAGCGGCTATGCCGGTACTGGTAAATCTACTCTCGTTAAGTTTATAATTGCGGCCTTGGATGTCCAACCGGACAGAGTGGCATATGCGAGCTTCACAGGCAAGGCCGCAGAAGTTCTTCGTAAAAAAGGCAATAAAAATTCGATGACAATGCATCGCCTTCTTTATGAGAGTATTCCAAAACCAGGAGGCGGGTTTTTTCATAAACCAAAACCTCATCTTGATTATGATATTGTAGTAGTTGATGAGATTTCAATGGTGCCAAAAAAATTAGTTGACCAGTTATTCAAACATAAAATTTATGTTATTTGCCTTGGTGACCCGTTCCAGCTTCCTCCAGTAGATAAAGATGAAGATAATCACCTTTTGGATAATCCTCACATTTTTCTTGATGAAATTGTGCGTCAAGAAGAAAATTCAGAGATTATTCAATTGACAATGAAAATTCGTGAACAGAAACCTCTTGAACTTTATAAAGGTAGTGAGGTACAAATTCTTCCTAAATCTAGTCTCAACACTGGAATGTTAATGTGGGGTGACCAGATTATTACTGCTACTAATTCCAAGCGTACTTCTATTAATAATCAAGTTCGTACATTACTTGGAAAGGGAACTCAACCAGAAGATGGTGATAAGATTATTTGTTTGCGGAACTACTGGGAAAGCTTCAATGATGCAGGAGACCCATTGGTAAATGGAACAATAGGTATTTTAACCAATAGTTATCCAGACGTTGTTAAAATCCCTCCTTTTGTTGCAAGAGATAGTAAAGTTAAACAGTTTGATGTTTTATATGGAGACTTTTGTGCAAATGATAGTGTCTATCCTATGATAGATATTGATCGTAATATGCTTCTTACGGGAGAGAAATGTTGTGATTGGAGGCTCTCTTATAAGCTGGGAAAATTAAGACCTCGAATTGGCGACATCATACCTAAAGAATTTGCTTATGGATACGCGATTACCGCACATAAGAGTCAAGGTTCTGAATGGGATAAAGTCTTGGTAATTGAAGAAAATTTCCCGTTCGTTCCTATTGAACATGCTCGATGGTTATATACAGCTGCAACTCGAGCAGTTAATAAATTAGTAATAATAAGGAATTATTAATATGAATAAAGTAGTAACAATAGATTTTGATATTATAATGTCTCCTAGTATATTTTTATATAATGATTATGTGCCAAGAAGTACATGGGATTTTTTATTAAATAATCCTTATGACCCTAATATGCATTTATTGAGAATTAATGCAAATTATTATCAACGACTTTTTAATTTTGTAATGGAATGTACAAAAGTATTACCTGCTAATAAAATTCATTTTTGTGAAGATCATGGGCAAACAGTAGATTTCATTACAGAAAAAAGTGATGTGGTTAATATTGATTTTCATCATGATTTAGGATATCCTAATGGCGGAGATCATATTAATATAGACGAATGTCCAACTTGTGCAAATTGGGTATATTACTTAAATGATAAAAATTTGCTTAATTCTTATGTTTGGATTCATGATATAGATAGATGGGATGATCCTTTAGAAGAAAATCAAATTGATTATTTAGACTATAATTTAGAAGAGTTTGATTTAGCTACTTTATTTCCAATAGATGAATTAGTTATTGTATTATCAGAACCTTGGGTACCTCCATATATTCAACCTCTTTATTTTACACTAATGGATTATTGTCAAAGTTATTATTTTAAAAATTTTGATTATATACAAGGCACTTATTTAGATACTCACTAAATTTACAAAAATAAAAAAATATAGTATAATAAAAAGAAAAGGAATATTATGCAAAAATATTTTAATTGCCATAATCATACTGAGTATTCAAACATTCGATTAATTGATTGTATTAATCGACCAAAAGATTTAATAAATAAAGCAATAGAATTAGGGCTTAGTGGCATTGCGATAACAGACCATGAGGCCCTCTGTTCGCATGTAGAAGTAAATAAAATTGCGGCTAAATTAAGAGAAACGAATCCAGATTTTACAATTGCTCTTGGAAATGAAATTTATCTTACAGATACAAGAGAAAAGGGTCAAAGATATTGGCACTTCATTTTGATCGCTAAAGATGCAATTGGGCACAAGGCACTTCGTGAACTTAGTTCAACTGCATGGTTTAATATGTATGCAGACAGAGGTCAGCAAAGAGTACCGACTCTTAAGTCTGAACTTGTAGAAATTGTAAACAAGTATCCTGGTCACTTAATAGCAACGAGCGCATGTATTGGTGGAGAATTATCTGCAAATGCATTTTTGAAATCACAAGCGCTTGAAGTTAATGATCAAGTAAATGCAAATAGATTTGAACAGAATATTGATAACTTTATGAAATTCTGTACTGATTTATTTGGAGACGATTTTTATATTGAATGCGCGCCGTCGTCTAGTGACGACCAGGTGTCTGTAAATAAAGAATTATTAAAGATAGCGAAAAAGTGGAGCGTAAAGATGACAGTGGGCACAGACTCACATTATCTTACAGCTGCGGATCGTCCAGTTCATAAAGCGTATCTTAACTCTAAAGATGGAGAAAGAGAAGTTGATGCTTTCTACAGTTTTACTTACTTGATGGATAGTCAGGAGGTAGACAAACTATTACGGTTTAGTTTTGACTTTGATACAATTAATTGGATCTTAGCTACGAGTTTAGAAATTCAGCAAAAGATAGAGTTTTATTCTTTATTCCATAAACAGGATATTCCTTATGTAGAAGTAAAAGATTATCCAAAGGGTGGAGGCTGGATGCTTGAACATCTTGATTCATATGAAGATAAATATGACCATCTTAAAAATATGTTAGTAGATGATGATGTTCAAAATAGATATTGGATAAATGAATGTCTTAATAAGTTAAACGATATTGACAAGTTTAATGAAGAATATCTTAATGAACTTGAAGAAGAAGCTAGGGTCAAGAGCGTAATTAGTGAAAAGCTTGAAACTAATATGTTCCGTTATCCTAACACTCTTCAGCATTATATTGATTTGATTTGGGATTGTGGTTCAATGGTAGGAGCTGGACGTGGTTCAAGCTGTGCCGCACTTAACCATTATCTTATGGGTATTACGCAGCTCGATCCGATTGAATGGAATCTTCCATTCTTCCGTTATCTTAATGATGAGCGTGTAGAACTTGGTGATATTGATATCGACATATGTCCATCAAAGAGACCAATGATTCTTCAGAAGATTAGAGAAGAGCGTGCTCTAATGTTTAAGGAAGAGATTGCGGGCTGGGCTAAAGAGCATTTAGGCTGCACCCTTATCTCTACATTTGGAACAGAAGGTACAAAATCTGCTGTCTTAACTGCATGCCGTGGTTATAGAAGTGAAGACTATCCCGATGGAATTGAAATTGATGAAGCGCAATTTATGTCTTCATTGATTCCTCAAGAGCGTGGTTTTTTATGGTCTATTAAAGATGTAGTATATGGTGATAAAGATAAAGGTCGCCGTCCAGTTCAAGCGTTTATTAGAGAAGTAGAAAAATATCCAGGTCTTCTTGATATTATAGTTGCAATTGAAGGTCTAGTTAATAAAAGAAGTTCTCATGCTTCTGGAGTTATTTTATTTGATGGAGATCCATTTGAACATAGTGCGTTTATGAAAACTCCTCATGGAGAAATTATTACACAGTTCAATCTGCATGATGCAGAGTTTATGGGATTAACAAAGTATGACTTCCTGGTAACAGAAGTTCAAGACAAATTAGTTCAAGCAATTAAATTAATGCAAGCTGATAATGTTTTGGAACCAAATTTATCATTAAGAGCAATTTATGATAAGTACTTCCATCCAAATGTAATTCCTTTAGAAGATCCAAAGATTTGGGAGGCTCTTGGAAATGTATCTGTTTTAAACACATTCCAGTTTGATTCTCAGGTTGGAGCACAAGCTGCAAAAAAGATTCGTCCACATAATGTATTAGAAATGGCCGATGCAAATGGTTTGATGCGTCTAATGGGAGAAGAAGGACAAGAGCGTCCACTAGATAAATATGTAAGGTTTAAAAGAAATATTGGTCTTTGGTATAAAGAAATGACCAACTTTGGTTTGACAAAAGAAGAACAAAAATATCTTGAACCTTACTTTAAAAGCTCATATGGAGTTCCACCAAGTCAGGAGCAGCTTATGAGAATGTTGATGGATGAACATATTTGTAACTTCTCATTGGGTGAAGCAAATGCGGCTCGTAAAATAGTTGGTAAGAAACAGATGTCAAAGATTCCAGAATTGAAAAAACAAGTTCTGGAAAGGGCGTCAAGTGCAAAATTAGGCGAGTATGTGTGGCGTTTTGGAGCAGGCCCGCAGATGGGTTATTCGTTCTCTGTAATTCATGCGTTAGCATATAGTTTCATTGGAGTGCAAACTTTATACATCGCAACAAATTGGAATCCAATTTATTGGAATACAGCTTGTTTGATTGTTAACTCTGGTGCAACTGATCCAGAGAACGGAGGAGCAACTGATTATTCCAAAATTGCAAAAGCGATGGGAGATATTATTGGTGCAGGAATTAAAATTAGTCTGGTAGATATTAATAAGTCTGGATATGGTTTTGAACCAGATGCAGAAAATAATCAGATTCTGTATGGAATGAAAGCGATGTTAAATGTTGGTGATGATATTATTGATTCAACAATTAACAATCGTCCATATGTATCTCCAAAAGACTTTTTAAATAAAGTAAAGCCAAACAAACAAGCGATGATATCTCTTATTAAAGGCGGAGCTTTTGATAATATGATGGATCGAAAAGAATGTATGGCTTGGTATATCTGGGAAACTTGTGATAAAAAGAAAAGATTGACTTTGCAGAATATGCCAGGATTAATGCGGCATGAACTTCTTCCAGAAGAAACAGAAGAACAAATAACTGCGAGAAGAATTTATGAATTTAATCGTTATCTAAAAGCGTGTTGTAAAAGCACTATTGATAAAGATAATTATTATCTTGATGATAGAGCAGTAGCATTCATGGATGAAATGGATTATTTAGGTATGTTAATTGTTATGGGAACTAATTACATCTTAAATGTCAAAGAGTGGGATAAACAAATTTATCAGCCATGGATGGATGTATTTAGAAATTGGATTGCAGAGAATAAAGAACAGATTCTTGATGAATTAAATTATCGAATTTTTAAAGATGATTGGGATAAATATGCTCAAGGAAGTTTATCTGCATGGGAAATGGAATCATTGTGTTTCTATTATCATGAACATGAATTAGCAGGTATAAATAATGGAATTTATGGATTTAAGAATTTCTTTGATCTACCAGAGATTCCAGTAGTAGAAAAGTCATTCCCGCGTGGTGGAGTAATGATAAACATGTTCAAATTATCAAAGATATGCGGAACATGTATCGCAAAGAATAAAATAAAAAGTACTGTTAGTTTATTAACAACCAATGGAGTTGTTGAAGTAAAGTTCCGTAAAGAGTACTTCTCCTTGTTTGATAAACAAATATCTGAAAGACAAGCAGATGGAACAAAGAAGATTAAAGAGAAATCTTGGTTTAATCGAGGAAGTATGATTATTGTTACAGGAATGCGTTCAGGAGATGAATTCATCTCAAAGAAATATGCATCTACTGGCGGACATCAATTGTATAAGATTGATGGAATTAATGATGATGGAACTTTAGTAATTAGAAGCGAAAGATATAAAGGCATAGCCGAGGACGAATATGTATAAAATCATAGTATTAATAGGCGAAGCTGGAAGCGGTAAAGATACACTTATGCAAGGGGTTCTACAACAGAACCCCGACTTGCATGAGATTGTAAGCTGTACCACAAGACCTCCAAGAGAAGGTGAGTTAGATGGAATTAATTATCACTTTATGACGGGAGAAGAATTTGGGGACAAAGTCTTAAATGGTGAAATGATAGAAGTAGCTTGTTTTAATAATTGGTTTTATGGAACAGGTTATGAGAGTCTAAGATCAGATTGTGTAAACATCGGAGTATTTAATCCAGAAGGGGTTGAATCACTACTTGTTGCAAAAGATGTAGAAATTAAAGTCTTTTATGTGCGGGCAGCCGATAAAGAGCGTCTATTACGCCAGCTTAACAGAGAGGAAAATCCTGATTGTTTAGAAATTATTAGGCGTTTTAGAACAGATCTTTTTGATTTTGAAGATTTAAACTTTGATTATACCGAATTAAAAAATGATACCATGGAAGATTTTGAGCGCAATGTACAGATCATAGGAGCCAGCGCCGCAGTCTTTTAAGGGCAAAAAAGGACAAAAAATTAGAAATAAAATCCATATATAGTGATAGGCAGTTTCTGCCTTACTACATTTAGATGGAGGATTTATATGTTAATAGAAAAAAGAGATTGTCAATTCGTAGAATTTGATAAAAATAAAATAGAAAATGCTATTAATAATGCATTTCTTGAAGTAGATAATATACTGTATGAAACAGATACAGCACATGATATTGCAGAAGAAATTGAAAAGATTGCTGCAACAAATGAAGAGTATAAAGGACACCCTATTACAGTAGAGCAGGTTCAAGATTTAGTAGAAGATTATCTTATGCGTTCCGAGCGAAAGGATGTAGCACGTGCTTACATTCGTTATCGTTTTAAGAGAGAGGCAGCTCGTAATGCAAAGACAGTTTTCATAGATGCTATTGCAGAGAAACTTGAGGCTCGTAATGTTCAGAACCAAAATGCAAATATAGATGAGCGTTCATTTGGAGGAAGAATTGGTGAGGCTTCTGGAGTAATGACAAAGCAATATGCTTTGGATAATATTGTTTCTAGAATGTCTAGAGAGAACCATTTGAATAATAGAATCTATATTCATGACCTTGATTCATATGCTGTAGGTATGCATAACTGTTTATCTATTCCATATGATGATTTACTCGCAAAGGGTTTTAATACACGTCAGACAGATGTGCGTCCTGCTAATTCTGTAAATACTGCTATGCAACTTGTTGCAGTTATTGCACAATTGCAATCACTTCAACAGTTTGGTGGAGTATCTGCAACTCATCTTGACTGGACTATGGTTCCATATGTTCGCAAATCCTTTAAGAAGCATTTAAAAGATGGTGCAACTTATATAGCTCGTCCAGATGCAGCGCTTGAGAATCTTCTCAATTCAGAAGAAGAAATTGGATTTGATTATCCAGGTCTTAAAGATAATTATCCAAAGATTTATCAATATGCAATAGATATGACAGAAAGAGAAATTCATCAAGGAGTAGAAGGATTGTATCATAATCTTAATACTCTTCAGAGCCGCTCTGGAAATCAGTTACCTTTTACTTCCATTAATTATGGAACTTGTACTCTTCCAGAGGGTAGAATGGTAACTAAAGCTCTTCTTGAAGTATCTATTGAAGGATTAGGCAAATTACATAAAACATCAATATTCCCTTGTGGAATTTTCCAAATGATGAAAGGAGTTAATCGTGAGCCGGGTGATCCTAATTATGATTTGTATCGTTTGGCTCTGCAATCTACTGCTAAACGCTTATATCCTAATTATGCTAACGTCGATTGGTCCGGTAATGCGGGATATGATCGCGAAGATCCGAGAACATATTTCAGCACAATGGGATGCAGAACGACGAACGGATTAGATATTAATGCCGAGGAAGGTACAAATCCACAAATTAAAGACGGTCGTGGAAATATTTGTCCAGTAACAATTATTATGCCAACTCTTGCTATGGAAGCAAAGAAGCTGGTTAAAGATGAATTGGCTGGTTCAATGGTTCCTCAAAGCATTGGTTGGAGACAAGACCAAGAAGTTAAGAAGTTTATGAATTTACTTGATGATGCAATTCATGATGCTAAAGATATGCTGATTGAAAGGTTTGAGTATATTTGTTCACAAGATGCGGCCAGCGCTAAATTTATGTATGAAAATGGCACTATGCTTGGCTATCATCCAGAGGAAGGTATTCGTTCTGCACTTAAGCATGGAACCATTGTAATTGGCCAACTGGGATTAGCTGAAACACTTCAAATTTTATTACATACAGACCATACAACTGAAGAAGGTATGAAGTTAGCAAAAAGAATAGAGCAGTTATTTAAAGATAGATGCGCTGAATTCAAGCAAACTTATAAATTAAACTTTGGTGTATATTATACTCCTGCAGAAAACCTTTGCTATACAGCAATGAAAAAGTTTAAAGAAAAATATGGAGAAATTCCTGAAGTAAGCGATCGTGAATACTTCACTAATTCAATCCATGTTCCAGTTTGGAAAGAGATTTCACCTTTCGATAAAATTGATATTGAGAGTCAATTAACTGGTTATTCCAATGCGGGATGTATTACTTATGTTGAATTGGAAGGAGCAGTGTTAAAAAACCTCGATGCTTTGGAACAAATTGTAAATTATGCGATGGATAAAGATATTCCTTATTTTGCAATTAATGTCCCAAATGATACTTGTCTTGAATGTGGTTGGACTGGAGAAATAGAGAATGAATGTCCAGAATGTGGTTCAACTAATATTCAAAGATTAAGACGTGTAACAGGTTATCTTACTGGTGACTATAAAACAGCATTTAATAAAGGTAAGATTGCCGAAACCGAAGAGAGGTTTAAACATAGTAAAAAGTTATGAGCAGATATAACACTATATTAACAAATGATGTAGTGAACGGAGAAGGAGTTTGTGTCTCCTTCTTCGTTCAAGGTTGTCCTCATCATTGTCCTGGATGTTTCAATGAGGAAACTTGGGATTTTAAAGGAGGTCAACCTTATACCGAACATACTAAATGGGAAATTATAGAAGCCATTGGAGCAAACGGTATACAGAGAAATTTTTCAGTCTTGGGCGGAGAACCTCTTGATGAACATAATCTGAAAATGACAGAAGAAGTAATTAGTGCGGTTCGAGCAGCATATCCAAATATAAAGATCTTTTTATGGACTGGATATACGATTGAAGAATTATCATCTTCATTTGATAATAAGTTAGGAAAAATTTTAAATACAGTAGATGTTCTTATTGATGGACCTTTTATCGAAGAACAAAAAGACTTGTCCTTAAAGTTAAGGGGGAGCAAAAATCAACGAATCTTTAGAAGAGATAGTGGAAGATTAGAGGAATCAGAAGAATAATGGGTATTAAAAAAAATGTAGTTATTTGTGATTGTTGCAAAGAAGAAATAGATGGAAAATGGCTTCCTGCAAAATTGCCAAAACTTTTTGGTGAATTTAAAAATAGATACTATAAAATTCCTGGCTATATGACATATTTAGGTACTGAAGGACCTAGAATGGATGATTTAATTATTTGTAGAGAATGCATGGATCAAATTATACAAATAGTAAAAAATAAACAGGAAGTTAATTTTAATATAGAGATTGAATAAAATTGATTTTATGTTAAAAATATAGTATAATAATATAAAGAAGAGAAAAAGGAGTTTTCATAATGAATGAAATAATTGAGGTCCCTAATAAAGCAGCTTTAGATGCTTTACAAAATCATTCTGATGGAGAAATTGCTTTCTGTGAAGAAGAAGGTATATATTTCTCTTATCATAATGAAGAATGGGTTCCAGTTCCAATAGAGCGAAATGCTAAAGGAGAATTTTCTCTAAATCTTTATGCTTTGAATAAACAGATTGTGGCTCAGTTACCACCTTTTGATATTCAAAGACTTCAAGATGCAAAAGAAACTCTTGAGAACTGGCATAAGGATAATTGTCCTTATTTGTTGTATGGTAAAGAAATGAGTTACTTTACTCTCTTTATTCCAACAGATGATAAAGAAGAAGATAGTTTTGTAGATTGTGTATTTGATTGTCTTGCTTCAATTAGTAACACTATCTACAGTTTTGACGTTGCATCAGAAAATGCTATCGAAATCTGGATGGATAATGGAGACGGTGAAGCAACTGCTTTATATCTTTTTGATTATTCAGAAGGAATGGTATATTATCATGGATAATCCAATACTTGTAGATATTAATATGTTTGCTATGAATCAGCGTATCTATATGCCAGACGGTGAGCAAATTGTTGTAACAATGAAAGAGCTTCCAGAAGCAATAGTAAAAGCTTGTTATGCTTCTAATAACTTTTTTGTAGAAATAGTTAGAGGCAATACAATTCATACAAAAAGAATGTCAAAACTTGTAGCTGAAAAAGAAAATGCTAAATATAATAGCGCAAAGATAAAATTTAAGGAGTATGGAAAGAATGAATGAGTATCTGTTAAAAGTAACTAATGTATATAGAGTTCCAACAGTGGAGGATGCATTAGAATTGAGGGAAAGACTACAAGAAACAAAATGTGGAGAACTTCAATCATTTAGTTATACCACTAAGTATATTAAAGCTAAAGGTGAGATTATTGAAGAATATCAACTTGTAAAGGCTACTATTGCATTTACAGAGGAGAAAGATCCTGACCTCCACGTAACGGCAAAATATGATGAAGGAGTACTGTTCTAATGGCAAAGTTTGAGTTTATTGAAAAATACAAAGACTGCGGGCTGGCCCTTCCGATCAGAAAAACTGCCCAAGCCGCAGGTTATGATTTTCAAGTTGCAGAAGATACTTTAATTCCTCCATATGATAATCTGTGGGAAGATATGTATATAGATGGCGTTCAAAATGAAGTTGTTTGCATCGAACAAGAATTAGGTGGAGATTTACGTTGTCCACTTACTCTAGATGAAGTGAGCAATTTAACGAAGGCCGCAGATGCTCGTCCAACATTGGTTCCTACTGGAGTTAAATGTCAATTAGATCCAAATACATATCTTGAACTTTCAGTTCGTAGTTCATGTCCTCTTAAATATTGGCTTGTACTTGGGAATGGAGTTGGAGTAATTGATGCAGATTATTATAATAATCCAGATAATGAAGGGCATATATTCTTCCAGATTATTAATATGAGTCCATTTCCAATTATTCTTAAGAAAGGTGATACGATCGGTCAAGGGATTATCAAGCCTTATCTTGTAACTGAAGATGATATGGCTTCTGGTGATCGACAAGGCGGATTTGGTTCTACTGGAAATTAATGAGATTATTAGCATTAGATCAAGCAAGTAGAACCTCTGGATGGGCAGTATTTGTAGATGGTGAATTAACAGAGCATGGTACTTTTACGGTTACAAGTGATAATATAGGAGAGCGATTATTTAAAATTCGTGAAAAGGTTGCTCAATTAATTGCTGATTATGGAATTAATTATATAGCTTTTGAAGATATACAACTTCAGCAAGGAAAAATGAATAATGTACAAACTTTCAAAATTTTAGCAGAAGTATTTGGAGTTATTTATGAACTTGCTACAGAATTAGAAATTCCAAATGAAGCTGTTTTTTCCAACTCCTGGAAATCTACTTGTGGAATAAAAGGTCGGACTAGGCCAGATCAAAAGAAAAATGCTCAAGCATTTGTAGCATCTACTTATGGAATTAAGGCTTCTCAAGATGAAAGTGATGCTATTTGTATTGGAACTCATACTTTATTACAATTAGATAAAAAACCTGATTATGATTGGTCAGAGTGAATTAGATAAATTAATCCTATTTTTAAATCTATATGGAGATAAAAATAGGATTTTTTATTTCTTTATGGGAATTTGAAAAAGGAGGTAACTAATATGTGGGATTGGGTAATCACATATTGGGTACAGGTATTGTTCGGATTAATTGCAGCCGGTTTTGGTTGTTTAGCTAAAAAATTCTGGACAATGTACCAAAATGAAAAAGTGCATGATGTTGAAGCTAATATGGCTGCATGTTATGAAAGAGTCAAAGGTGAAATTCAAGAAGTTGAAAGTATGGTTTTAAAACAAGAAGATTTATTTGAAAATAAAATTACTAAAGCATATAATAATGCTCGAGAACATGATAAAAATATTGAAGGTAATATTGATAGCATGTCTAAATATATCAATGTTTTAAAAGACGGAGTTCTTTCTATTCAAGGTGCTCACTTTAGACAACAATGTAAAGCTTTATTACAAGATGAAACTCGTTTTATTTCAATTGATGAATTCGAACAATTAACTTTTGACCATAACATTTATAACCAATTAGGCGGAAACCACTTAGGAGATGCGCTCTTTGCTGCAGTAGAAGCCCGTTTTAAGGCTCAACAACTAAGTATGGGTGGTAAAGATAAAAAAGCTGGTGACTTATAATAGTCACCAGCTTTTTTTTTGTTATCCAAATAATTGTTGTTTATTGGCTTTTACTACAAATTCAATTTGTTGTTTAATATAAGCATCTAAATCTTCATAAACTAAAGATAAAATAGCTTGAGCTTCTTCTGTAAGAATTTCTTTAATTGCGTTAAATGTCATTTCAAATGCTTTCTTTTGAGCTTCTTCAGTAAATGCATTTTGATCTTTAAGTGCATCTACATAAGTTTGATTAGTAGCCATGACACATGCTACAATCAAGTCATTAAGAATTGTTACATACTTTTGTACTAATTCATTATCAGTAGATTCTTTAATCTTTTCAGTTTGAGCATTTACTAACTTGATAACATAAGTAGTTAAAATAGCAAGAAGTGGTACAAGCACTAAATTAAAAATTTGTTGTAATAATTCAATAGTCATAATTATTTCCCCTCTATAATATTTTGAATTAATTCATAAAAAACTGCATATTTTCTTGGCACCCATTGTGGAGAAAGACAAAAATATATTTCATCAAATTCTATTTCATGTAATTGGTCAAAATCTCTAATTTTTAAAAGGTTGAGTTTATAATCTCCACCATAAGTATCAAATTCTGGCATAGTTGAATTAGGTGCTTTAAGCCAAGTCATTGATGCAATTTTCTTTTTTAAATATAAATAACCTAACCAATCTGAACAATCATACTCATTATTATGAGTAATTTCTGTAAAATCAGTATCTCGATACCATAAATCATGGTGAAAATCTACATTATAAATATGATATTTACTTTGTTCATAATTAGATTGTTCTTTTAATATATCGACAATTTGCTCATGACTTTCTATAAAATAAATTGGTTTCTTTTTATTTGCTCCTATTAATCGTCCTATCTCTAATAATACTTTAGCATCATATGAAAGAATATTATAATTTTCTAATCCATATTCATCTTCTAATCTTTCCCAAATCTCAGCTGGATTATCATTACCTTCAACATCATCATTATATAAATTAATACAAGGATACATAATAATATCAAAATCTATACTTAAAATAGTCTTCTCCATTTTCCCTCCTTAAATATCTGCAAAATATAAACAACCACCTTGACATTGAAAAAAATCTCCTTGTTTACAAATAGTACATTTACCAGTATTGTTTGCAATAGTACGAGGATAAATTGATTTATATTGAAGATATCTTTCTACTTCTTCTATTCTATCAAATGATGATAAGTTAACCTGTTCTTTACAACCCCAACACATACGAGCATTCCAATCTGGATCAATAATAATATCTGGTTGACATATTTTAAGATCTTTTAATCCAGCCCCGCAAGCCTCATTTACAATTTCTCGTTCTTCTAAAGTAAAATAACAATAAGGAATATGATTACATACTAAATTAATTTTACATTTATTTTTGATAGAATCTTTACAAAATTGTAAAAAAATTGGTTTAATTTTAATATAATATTTTTCTTTATCAAATATATATTGATCTATCGGTAGCATAAGAGACAATTGTATTTCTTGAAGTCTATATTCTTTTACTATATTCCAAAAAGAAGAATAGTCAGTAATATTATTTTGTAAATTGCATTTATAAGCTACTTTACGATTTACTCTTGGAAGTAAATCTAAAATTTCTTTTTGTTGTTGATTATCTACGCTACAATTAAGTACAATTAAATCATTATTAGAAATATAAGGAAGATATGGTTTTAAATTAATTCCATTAGTAAAAATAGTTGTATGTGTTCCAGTAGTATCATTATAATAATTGATTTGAGCTAAGAAATCTTCAAACTCTGGATGTTCAGTTGGCTCTCCTCCGGTAATACCTAAATTTACTTTAGAAGGAGATAAATATTCTAAAAGATTACAAAAATCTTCTAAATCCATATTCTGGTTTTTAGAAGTTTTTTGAGATATACAATAAGAACAATTAAGACTGCATGAATCTGTAATTTGTATATTTACCATTTAATTTTAATCCTTTTTCTCCTTTTATTGTGAATATTATACCAAAAAAAATAAGGGAAGTCAAAATTATTGACTTCCCTTAAAGTTTTATGAATTTGAAACAACATTTTTTAAAAATGTGATACTATATGCAGGTCTATCATAAGCATCTAAAATTACATTGAGTGAAGAAAATTCATAATCAACTCCATTAAATATAGTATCGTTTCCATAAGTAATTTCAAAAGATCCACCAAAATCAGTTAACATAATATCTCCCATTTGATTTATATTAACTGCATTAGTAAATTCACAATCTATATTTTTTTGTAATTGTGAAGGATTTTCATCATCATGATCTACTCTGTAATTAAGCGTATTGATATCATATTCATAAGTATCAAAAGTTAACTTCATAGACATATATATTCTCCTTTCTAGAAAGGTTTGTTTATTTTATACGAATCCAAATTCGTCCATTAACATCCACATTATTAGTACCCCAAGTTTCATAATCTGGAATTGCAGATATAGTACCAATAATACAATGTGGATATTCTCGAATTTCTTCTTTAGTCATTATAGAAACTGTTCCGTTTGGTCCGGAACAAACCGGTTCACCTATATGATTACGGAATTCTTCTCTATCTTCCAATGGATAAGCAAGAACTCGTCCTGAAGCTGCAATTGGAGTTTGTGCTTTTTTAGTTTCACCAATTGCGAAACCAAAAGTATCAGAAACTATTTCACAACCTGGCTGGAGTCGTTCAGTTGAAAGTACAAGAGTATCATCTCCAACTTCTTTAACACAACGACCTGGTTCTGTAACTGTAGATATACGATATTCTGCATAGTCATTCCAAGCTGCTCCAAATAATACAGATCCTTGAGTATATACTGAAGCATTATAAACAGTCGCATGATTTGCAGAAGAAGCAGTTGTAGTTCCTAATACATAAGCCTTTGTACTAGAAGCAGATGAATAGATATTCGTAGCATTATTAGCGGTTTGAACAATACCACCATCGGTAGCTACAGTACCAGTAATAGAAGCAACTACTTCTGTACTTGTTTTTTTATCAGATGTAGTAGTATCATTTACTTCATTAGAATTAATTAATGACCATCCATTATTAGATCCTTCTAATATATAAGCATATCTTCTTGGATATGTTCCACATTTAATATAAGCATTAAATCTTGTATCAGTTCCAGTTGTAGTTGTTCCAGTGGCAGGGGTAATAATAACATCTTCTGCCCCAAATCCATATCTAATTATCCATGTTGCACTACAATTCATTGCTGCATTAGTAGCATTAGTACGAACACTTAATTTAATTATGCCATATGGACCTCCATTATATCTACTGCGAATTATTACAATTACATCTTTGTCTTGCCATTGTCCAGTTCCTGTTGTACAAGTAGCAAATCTATGCCAAGAATAATTAGCTGTATTTCCTCCATTTATAGTACAATAATTAGGGTACCAAGATAAAGCTGTAAGAGTTCCAGCATTTAAATAAACTCCACAAGTTCCATTACCAACTGTACTTCCACTAGTACTTACTTTACCAGTATTACTTATTGTTAATAAATTAGTACCATTGCCCATAGCAGTAGCTGCTGCAGTAGTAACCACTTCTCGCCATGCAGTACCATTACTTACTTGCGATCTAATTTGCATTCGTGAATCACTAGTAGAAATAGCTAATTGAGAATCATAACCACCATTATTGTCCCAGTTCATTTGAAGTACATTGGCATCAAAACTACATTTTCCAGTAGTAGTAGAACTAGATGCTACTAAATGGAATAAAGCTCCAGCTGCAACATAATTTGCAGCTTTATTTAAATTAGTAGTAGTTCCTCGCGCTTCATATAAATTAAGATAATTTGCTCTTGCTGCAGTTCCACTTAAGGTTCCATAAAATGTAACATTATTGTTGGTGTCTACAGTAAAAACAGAATGTGCTGTTCCAGAACCATGAGCAGGTAGCCAAATTCCACGAGCCCCATCTGTCGCCGCGGCAGCCCACATATGCATTTGTCCAGCTCCAGATTGTACACCAACTTGAGCTTCTCTTGCAGTATTTCCATTAACACCTGCCCAAAATCTACTTGCGGTCATTGTTAATAAAGCAGAAGCATCATAACTATTTTGACCAGGTAAAAATTCAATTGTACCATCTGATGCAACAACCATAACCTCTGCACCATTAGCACCATTATATTTATTAGCAACTATTGTATCAGCAGATTCTCCACCACCAATAATAGTAGTTCCTCCACCACCAATAGCAATACCATTACCATATTCATCTGCAGTATTTTCTAAAAAGCGTATCATACGATTTGTTGATTTAGAACCTGTATAATAAATCCCAGTTCCATTCGTACCTTTTATATGTAAATTACCATTTAAAGTAATTTTACCATTTGCAAAATTAGCTACTTGAGTTCCATTAGTTTGTCTAACAGCATCCCAAGCACCAGATAAAGCAGAAGTATAAACTTGAATATCTACTTGACTAGCTAATAAACGTATTCTATCTGGACCAGAGCTTGCATTAGGATCATTGCCTTTAAACAATAACAATTCTGAAGTTTCATGAGTAGTTGTTTTATCGCCATAAATAGATTCACCTATATAAGTATGATTATAACTACCTGCACCATCTGCATTTAATCCATAAAAAGCAATATAATTATTTGATCCAACATTATCAGTAGCATATCCAGTATTTGCAGCAGTATCAGCTTTTCCTACTCTAAGAGGTCCATATGCAGTAGTTAAGCCATTAATATAAGCTGTACCATTTACATACAACTTATAAGAAGTATTAGTACCACCAATACCTAATGTATTACTAAAATAACCATTACCAGAACTATTAGCATAAAATTTTTCTCCACTGCTACCAACTTGTAATTGTTCATCGGTTCTAACAATGGAGCTACCAAAATAAACTCCAGAAGTAAAACCGCCTCCATCATTAATTCTTAACCAAGTATCATTAATAGTAAAAGCTTTTTTACTATTTAAATAAATATAATAAGGTGAACAAATATTAATAACATCACCAGAATCATTGGCCTGAGAAATTCTTAGTTCAGTACCTCCAGCAACACCAGATTTAATTTGATAAATAGCAGATACATCAGAAGCATCAGTAGCACTTTCAACATAAGGATTCCAATATACTCCTGGATTAGCAGTACTTGTAACAGCTCCTAAATAAAGTTTTCCTTCACCATTAATTGAAGCAACATTAGTACTACCTCTACGAAAAATCCATCCTCGAGTAGTAGCATCATTCATAGTGAAATAAGTTGCCCAATCACTAGTAACTCCACCATGTGTACCAAATGTTGCAGTTCCTGCAAACATTAAACCATAAGTAGGAGCTCCAGTAGTAGGACCTCCATAAAGAGAGATACCTATTCCTAAAGAAGCATTGGTATTAGCTAAACCAATACCTCCTTTAGTTGTACCTACATTAAGACTGCCTCGAAGAGCTATATTTCCAGAATCATAATTAGCAGTTAATACATTATAATAAGCACCTTTTGCAGTAGTATAATCTGATTGAAGATAAAATGTTCCTTCAGAGTTTAAAAAACGCCAATTTGCATTTCCATTTCTATTAAACTCTAAATAAGCATCTCCACCATCTTTATTAATAATCTTTAAATAACCATCTTGCCAATCACCATGTCCATCATAAATAGCAAAACCAGTAGCAGCTTGAACTTTTTTATTAAAATAAAATGCTATATTAGCACTATTTTCAAAATGGCACCAACCACTATTGTTAGAACCAATAGTAACAGTATTGCCATTATTTGTAATTTTTAAAAGACTTCCATTTATATGTAATTTAGAAGCTGGACTAGAAGTACCTATACCAACATTAGCATTAAATACAGCCAATCCACCAACTGTAATTGTATTAAAATTAGCATGATTTGCAAAACTAGCTGCACCAGTAACAACTAATTCTCTAATAGTAGCAGAATCAATATTTACTGTATTTCCAAAATTAACATGACCAGTTACATTACCACCAATTAAAGGTAACCAAGGTGAATTAATTGTTTCAGTAGCTCCTGATCCTTTTTCAACAGTAATTACTGTATCAGTAGTTGACCATCCAGAAATATATTTATCTTTAATATTAGTAGTATCTTCATAAATTTCTTCAGCATAAATAGCTGCCCATCTATTAGAACTAGTTCCTAAATAACCAGTTTTATTATTAATAGGATATATATATCTACTTTGAGAATTTATAGCAAAAAAATCACCATTAGAAGAAGTTGTTCTAAAAATAACTTTTTCATTACTGTCATCTGTAGTTTGAATAATTAAATTACCTTCATCACTAGCATCAATTCGATAAAAAATTCTAGCTCCATCTGAACTACCTGACCAATTAATACCTTTAGAACTAATAGGATATGTTTCTCCAGCTACTGTAGGCCAAGTTCCAATAGAAGCAAAACTTAAATCACCTGTCATAATATCGCCAGACAATCTAACAAAATTTAATTGTTTATCAGTAGATCCACCATCGCCTTTATAAAAGGTTAATTTATGATTAGCTGAATCAGTAGTAATATTGCTTATATAAGTAGTTTTAATACTAGTAGAATCCCCAGTTGCCTTAGTTGCGTATTCAGCAGTACCAGCAACATTAGTAACTGTTAAAGTATTAGTTGAAGGATTATAAATAAAATCATTATCATAAACTGGTTTTCCTTTTGTAGTATTATCAGAAAACCATACTACAGTAGCAACATCATTACTTCTAGCTTCAAAACCAGAATAATTAAAACTGGCATTAGAAAAAGTAACTCCTCCAGAAGCAGTAAAAGCTCCCGTAAAAGTTTTCGCACCAGCTATTGTTTGCGCGCCAGCTGTTATGACACCTGCGGAACTGGCTCCAGCGTTCGGGAGGAGTACTGTTGTAGATGTATCACCGCTACCTCTTTCCAAAATGGCAGTAACCTTAGCTGTATCTGTCGTACCATCAAATTCAATTCCTTTGATATAAGTATTTACGATAGATTGTGTTCCTGTGGAATCATAAGTCGCTTTTCCAGCTTCTGCCGCATAGTGTTCACTCATTAAAATACGATGAGTAGCATCAAAGTCTAAATAAAGCGATCCTTTATCGCCGTCTATAGCAAAATAGACAGTACCAGGTACAATTTGACTAGGTATATTATTTTTATTACCTGACTTAAATTGTACGATATCGTAAGCCATACGTTACCTCCCTTTCCTCTATATTTTTAAATCAACTCAAAAGTTGATATAATTATCTCATTATACATAAGAAATCTTTAAAACCAATTGTCTGCTTTTGGCCTATAAACAAAAAAATAGGGGAGATGAAAAATTCATCTCCCCAAGTTTAGATTAATCTAATAAATCAATCCAATATATATCTCTTTCAGCAGCTTGTCTGCTTAAATCCATAATTTGTTCCAAAAATGTTGCGGCATGGTCGTCCCTATCTATATTATTCAAGATATAATAAGTCTCCCCAGCATGAAACTCATCCCTATCATCAATAACATAGTCGCCGTTTTCATTTTTGATATAATAACTACTAGGTTCGTAGTTATTTTCAGTTAAAGTCATAACTGAATAAAGTGTATCATCACTAAGATCAATACCGTGTAAAATCTTACTTTCTGCCGGTAAAGTATTTAAGCTATAAATGACATGATTTTCAGAAGCTAATTCATAGAAGCGTATATTATATTTTACAGAACCTGCGGCCTTGGCTACATTGTGGTCAATAAGCCAAGGGAAAAGTACGGTTTGTCTAATACCATCTCCTAAATTAATCTCAAGTCTATCAGCTGTTTCTACATCGTAGAAAGGTACTACATAGACATGTCCCTCTCCTGCAGCATTTTCATATTGAATTACTGCGGTCTTAGAGGTTAAATCAACTCCATCATAATAACGAGGCATTTTAAAATAAATAGCCTCTGCTCTATGGTCTGTCTCTACGCTCAAATATTCAGGCGCTTCAATTGTTCTAGCATTTAAGTTAATCTCATAGATTCTCTCTGTACTAGGTAACAATAAAGCTAAAGTAGGTGGGTTTTCATCTTGAATGCGATACAAATTGCTATAATATTCTTTAGCTGAAGTAATCATCTTCAAACCCTCCTTCCTTTAACGTTATGCCTAAACCAGCGATTAGTCAACAACGGTATAGAAAGGTGAGATTGTTGTTGCAGAAGTTCCATTAAAGATATTTGTAACTTCGCAGAAATAAACACCAGCAATAGGTGGAGTTAAGTCAGGAGTCTTTGAACTAGTAATAATAGGATCACTTAAATGATCTCCAATACCAGTTAAATTCTCAATCTTAACATCATTCTTAATAGTATATTCTCCTCTTTCTGCAGCAGCTTTATCAGCCTCTACAGTAGAATCAACAGAAGAATAATATCTATACCATTGATAGATAACATCATCGCCCATTAATCTTTCTCTATTTGGTTCTAAACCAGCAACATCTACATGAAGTCCATTGCTTTGTGCAGAAGCTAAACTAATATCGTCATCATTATCAATAGTTAATATCAATTTAGCAGCAGGATTAGTAATACGAACTTCATTACTTGTAGTTTCAAAGTGCTCTTTATTTAAGTTATTACTTACAATTACACTATAGAAACCTTCTTCATCTTCTCCAGGTACAAGAATTAATTCTGCATCAGTATCATTTTCTAATACTTCTGGAGTTGGATCTCCAAGACCACGACGACGCCATACATATGTAGCTTTACCACCTTGTCCAGCAACATCATTACCAAATTCATCTTTAAGAGTAACTTCAAGGTCTAATGTAACAGGAATTGGTTGATCAGTACTCTTGTCAAAACGAAGAATAGGTCCAGTTGAGTCGCCCGCCGCAAGTTCTCCAAGTTCTGGAGCTACTGGCATTGGTACATAAATTGCAGTTGCAACAAGATCATCAGAGAATACTTTACCAACTCTATTTCTAGCTTTAGCAACATATTTACCAACTTCATCAAGAGTTGCTTCAGATACCAATTCATAAATATCCTTATCTTCTGCAATTAAAGTAGAGAACTCAGTAGAATTTGGAATTGGTTTATATCTATCATTTTCTAAAGTATAATAAGTCTTATGAGTAAGACGTGGAGAAGCAAGTGGATCATCAATTCTTCTATACACTACAGGAAGATAGAATTTTGTTTCTCCATCAGCTCTATAAAGACTACCTACTCCGTGTTTATCAACTTTAGTCCAGAAATAAGAAACTACACCAGAATCATCTGATAAAGCAGCAATATACTTCTGAACTGGAAGAGTAGAGAAACCATTATCATCAATACCTAAGTTCATAACTTCGTATTGAATTGTATTATCAGTTTTGAGTTTCTGAGTCCAACCTTTAAGACCATTAACAACCCAATCTTCCCAATAAGGAACCATAGCTACTAAATCAGTAGAAGATGCCGGACTATTAATAGCACGTAACATAATATTAGAACTCATATCATCAATTAATACAGAAGGTGTATCACCAACAATATCTTCAATATCATAGTCTAAAGCAGGTTGAATCTTTACAGTCTGATCTAATGTAGAAAAACTATATACAAGCTTATCTGCATCATCAAGACGATAGAAACGAACAGAAAATGTTACATTACCAGCAACTTTAGTAATTTTAGAAGAAATAGGCCAACCAAAAATTAAATATCCTGGTTCGCTTACAATATCTTGGATCCAAGGTCTAGATACTCCCTCTTTTTGATTTCCGAATTTATCAGTTTCAGAACTCTTCCACTGAATGAAAATCTTACATCTGCTTAAATCTGTTGCATCAAAGAATCTGTTAACTTTAAAGAATAAAATCTCGGCAACTTCATCACCTTGAACAGAAACTCCGTTTGTAGCAAAATCTTTAGGAACAGAGATAGATCTTGAATCAGCATCAATAAAGAATGGTTCTTCATCAAGAGGAAGTCTTGTATAGATAGGTGCAAAATTAGTGATAAAATACATATACTCAAATAATTCTTCAAGTGATGTAATAGTTTCACCTTCTTCTTCACCAGTATCTGGATTTAAAACCTTTCCAAGTAAAGCATCTTCACTATACTGTTCAACTTCTTCGCCGCTATCATTGTGTGTATATAACCAGTTTTGCACATCTTGAAAAAGCTGATTATATAAGCCTTTATTAGCTTTATTAATAACAGTAATCATGCTAAACTATCCAATCCTTTCTTTAATTTAAAAAAGATAAGGGAGGTTCAAGAGGAACCTCCCTTAATTCCCCTTTCAATATTCTTGAAAGATTTATTAATTATTATAATTATTTTTGACCATTGTAGTTTATTTATCTACCTCAGTCCATTTATCTACATCTTCTTCAAGAACTGTAACGCAATACTCTTTACGAGTTCCGTTAGTAAGTATCTTACCAGAATCTGCAACTAAACGTATTTTTGTAAGATAATAAATATCTTCTAAATGGACTTCAGATGTAATTGTACCGTTGGTACCAAAATAAGTATATAAAACAGTTTTTGTCATCTTTAAGCCCCTTTCATCATACATAATTTGTAGTTATTGTAATAGAACTACCTTCTCTAGTTATTCGTTGTAATAAACCTGTACGATATTCATCTAATTGACCAGTTGTATAAACAGTTAAATTAGTAATTTGATAGCCATTAAATCCAAAAATCCAGTTACTTGAGTCAGCATTAATTTCACTTTCAAACATATTATAATCAAATGTATCAAATGGACTATTAGTAGAACCTAACTGAATTGCATGAGTTTTTGCAAAGCAGTATGAATATGCACGATAACCTAAGTATTGAATTGATCCAGGTATAAAGATTGGTGTATCACCAAGCTCACGCTGTACAAATGCTTGGTTAAATGCATTAGGACCAACATATAAAATACCTTCTGGTAAATTAAAGAACTCTAAATTACGAGCTCTATTAAATGCTGAAGATCCAATATATTTTAATCCAGTAGGCACATCAAAATAACGAATATTGCTAGTTGCAAAAGTTTCAGTTGAAATATAATTCATTACTGCTTTATCTTCAAAGAAGATATGAGTAATTCGAGTTTGAGAACCAAAATTAGACATACCAACAACTGGGAAGGTTTGTCCATTTGCTGTAATAGATGCTGGTATAGTAATCTTACCAGATAATTCTACTCCATATTTTGGTTGAATACTCCAACCTTCACTATTGTAATCACTACTGTTCATTTTAGTTACAGAGAAGTAATCACTCTTAGTTGTACTAGCATATACACTTTCTTTACAGTAACAAGCAAAGAACGCTCTATCAGTATTTTGAGACATAATGTTGGAAAGTTTAACAGTTTTTGCTTTTGCTTTATTAGTAACAATACCATCTTCTTTATCAACTACCCATCCTAAGAAAGTATAGCGTTCTTCAAGTTCCAATCCAGATTCATCCATTGAAGGAAGAATTGGTGGATCAGATAACATAGTTCCATAATTAACATCAACACTATAAAGCGGTTGTCCACTTCCAGGAATCTGATTAGGATTCCAGAAACTAATGTTAAATGAAGTAATAGAAAATACTGCATAGAATGTATAAACATCATTTTGTGCAGAAAACTCTAAATTTGAAATTGTAGCAGGATTATTATTAGCTAAATCTTTACTAAAGATAATTCCACTATTAATTAATCCAGCAACTTGATCAGACTTTACAACTGTATAGTTTGGATCAAGTGTCCAACCTTGGAAGTCATAATTTTGCTTAATTGGAATTTTCTTTGTCATCGTAGGATGAATAGATCCAGATTTAGCATATCTGATAGTTTCAATTTCATTATCTTTTCCATTATCTAATCTTTGTACAAATTTAGCAATATAAGCTTCATTTACATTAGCAGCATAAATCTTTAATTTATCCCAAATCTTACCATATTTATCAGTAATATCTGCTTCTTCAACAGCTGTACCATTTTCATTAGAAACATAAATAGAACCTGTAATATTAGGATATCCAAGTGTACTAGTTAAGTTACTATAATGGCTTGTTTGAGATACGCTTACAGAAGCTTCACTATAATCTGCAATAAACTTATCTAAAACAGATAAAGAATCAATTAATACAGAATCAGCATTAGCTTCATAAGTAAAGATTTTTTCATTTAAAGTTAAACTTGTCCAATCTTCTGCAGAGCTAAATGTAAAATTAGTAAATGTACTATGATCAGTTAAACGATAATAAGTAACGTTTGGATCATATGGAGTACCAGGTTCAACAACCTTATAAGGAGACCATTCAACTTCCTCAAGGTTAATACGAAGTCTTGTTCCAGCAGCAGCTTTACGATCAACTAGTTCAAGAGCATTAGTTAATAACTTATAAGAATCATATCCAAGAGCACCACCAACAATATTAATTCTATCAAGAGCAACTTTAGCAGCATCTGTAGCATTAGTTAAATCAGTAACACCCTCAATATAAAGTCCTTTATAAGAATCTCTTGGTTGACCAAATACAACTGGTTTAGATGTAAGTATGCGAGTAAGCTCTCTAGCCTCAATAAGATCGATTCTGTTAACAGACTTAGGGAGGTGAATAGTGTCCAGAGGGGCACCTTCCGCAAACAAAGCATATTGAATCTGAGTTCCTAATGCTCTGCACTCCTGGAGTTTTTCAGAACCAGATACATCTAAAGGTTCTTGTAATTGAGTTACATTTGTTAAATTAATTCTCTTTAATAATGTCTTACGGCTTGGGTTCAACATAGTTTGACCGCCACCAGTGTTGATATATTTAGAGTCATTAATATTAAACTGTCCTGTTCCAACACCAAGTAAGTTATTGAAATAGTCAGGAGCATCACTACCTATATCTAAGTTAAGAATTCTCTTACCATTCATAAGTGTAAATTGTGATAAGTATTTAAGACTTAAATCTCCAAGACTAGAAATATAGTCCTCTGCTGGAACAATAATAATCTGTTCCGGGAATCCAGGAGTTGTCTTATAACCATCAGTTACACTTGCTCCACATGTAGTTTTAACTGGTATACCTTGATATTTAACTGGTTCACCAGAACGCTGTTTATCATTGTATGTAAATACATACTGACTTAAGAATGGAGTAATTTCAAATTCTGGTGTTGCATCATAGTATTGTACTGGATATGGAGCTAATTCTTCTCCACTCCATGCATTATTAGGTAATGTACTTAAAATACCGCTATCTAAGTATTTATCAGAAGTACCCATATTATTTGCATTAGCACGCATACGTACTCCACCTTGAGCAATTGCGGCCGGTGTATAGTCACCTGCAACCCAGTATGAATCAAGGTAATTTAATCTATTTCTTAATAATAACTCTCTTGATAACATTCTGTCACCATTAACTGCATATGCATAAGAGTTATTATCATATTTAAGTTCACCGCTTGTGTTATAATATCCAGTTTTAGAAGGAGCTACATACTTATAATATTCATCTAATCCGATAGCAATCATTGGACGAAGTCCTCTCATTGCATAAGAGTCGAATACAGATGGACTACATAAGTAAGCACCCTCAATGGATTCATAACTTAAAGCGTTATTACTACGAAGAGTAGCATATTTATTCTTGATATTATCTTCGAAGCATTCAAGGAAGTTAACCCAAAGTACACTTGAAGGAGTAGAGAATGCTTGTTCTAAAGTAGCATCACAATCATAATCCCAAAGTGTTGCTCCGATATTGTTAAGACCTAACTGAGTATCAATATCATAGAAAATAGGGAACCAGATATATTCTCCGCCTTCTTCTATTGGACCATAAGATGCCATCATCAGATTCTTACCACGAGAGTCGTAGCAAAGAAGAAGTTCAGTCATTACAAAGTATACAGTACAATACTCAAGATTTAAGTGTTTATTAAACTCATTCTTAAATTTCATAAGTCTATAAACTGCAGTGTCTTTTGTAAATGTAGCAGTAGTAACTCCATTTTCAGTCGCAATAGTAACACCAGTTTGATCCTTACCATCTAAATCTGTAGCAAGAGCTAATGTGTAAGTAACTGGTTCAGGAAGATCTCTAGTTGGATCTGCTTTTCTTGTATCAGTAGAATCACACCAAGTAACAAACTTCTGCCAATTATCCCATTTATTAACAATATATTGATTCATTTTTGGAACTGTATCAATACTTTCCCAAACGGCTCTATCTTTTTCTTTTGTTTTAGGATTATTAATTTTTGCTACAACAGTTTGTAAATCATAAGGATTTTCATCACTTGCAATAACCTCAATAAAATCAAGGTCTTTATGATAACGACACTCATAGTGACGTATAACTTCAAGACGAGGATTTTCTACTAACTGATTATTACTATCATAACTATCAGCTGTGTAAGTAGCAAAATGAGATTCTTGAGCATCAGAAGGATAAGAGAATGAAGTCCAAGTACCTTGGTTATCAGTCATTTCCCAACACTCTGCCACATCAGCAATTGTTGGATGATAACTTACTTCTTCTTCTTCTCCAGTTTCTGCATTAACCACCATTTTAGTTTTAGTAATATGTGGTTGCTCAATGTCTAAAGAGAATCCGAATAATTCATCAGAACCTTTATCTTGGTTAATATTGTATCTACCAATATATTCATAAATTTCATCTTCAAGTTCTGTACCAATTTTAGCTTTATCAGTTGGTTTACTATGCTTATGGAATGTAAGAACTGGGAATCCATATACAGATGTTCTTAATCCAGTATCATCAAAATCTGGAATATGATAATAAGCTAATGGATGATTAGTATAAATGTTATTACCTACAAGGTTAGCAAATCCAGTATTATAAGAACCAGAAGACTCCATGTAGTCAATTTTCCAAGTATACTTATTAGTACCATAGTTTGGATTATCTTGTTTCCATTTTTTAAATGAAGCTTTTCCACCTTTAGCTTCAATAAACTTTTCATTAGTATAGAACCAACCCCAGTCCTCATGAGCAACTTCTTTTGCATCTGTTGCTTTAACAGCAGATTTCATTTTAGTTTTATAGTTACGTCTTGGATAACCTTGAGAAGATGTACCTTGAACGTTAATATCAGCACCAATACATACATATGAAGGTGAATGACTTTCATAATAAGCAGTATCAATTAAATCTGCATTATAAGCTGCATCAAGAGCAGGGTTTACGAATTCAATTTTACAATATCTATTATTACCTTTCTTCCATGGAAGAAGGTCATCTGTAAGTGAGTTAGAAGTACCATTAGGGTTTGTCATACCATTTTCATTATCAATAATTTCGATAACTGCATAAGGCATTGTTAATGCATCTGTATTACCCTCTTCTAACATTCTTGCATTATATTCAACTAATTTCTTATAAGATAATAATGTAGGATCATCATCTTTTGTTAACTGATTCTGGTCATAAAGAGTAATATTATGAATATCAGAAATATAATTATGAATTACTTCTGGCATTGTAAGACCATATCTATAAAAACGAATCTTATAAATATCAATATCACAATACTCAGAATTAATTTCAATTTGATTTCCAATATTAAAACTACTATTAGCTCCAAGATTTAAAGAACCAGATAAAATACCATTAAGGTAAATAGAAGCTAATTTTTCAGAACTAGAAACTACAACTGAGAAGTTAATAATTTCATCTTCTTTATATCTTACACTTGTTACACCTTCTGGTGAACGGAAGTAAGCTTCTTGTGTACCAATACAAAGACCATAAGCAGGACTATCTCCAAGAATCTTGAAACAAACTCCTTCAGTATTTTTAATAACTTTTTCAGAGTTCTTTTCATCCATTACCCAGTTACCATCATCATCAGTAACGATAACTACATCTTCATTATTAGCTTGTCTTTGTTTAATTTCATTAATAGAAATACCAACATCTTGTCTTACTCCATCTACAAATACATAATAATAAGGAATTGTAGATACAAGAGTTGAATATTCTTGAACGTTTCTAACTCTAAATCTTAATTCAATCGTATAATTAGTAAGACCATCATTAAATAAGAAAGCAGATGGATTATTACCAGAATAGTTAACAAATGGAATAGTAACACTTGCACCATTTGTTACTGATAAATAAGAACCTGCTCCATCATTATCATTTTTCCAACCATTACTATACCAGTTAAATCCATGGAAAGAAGTAACATAACGATCAGAAGTCCAAACTGGTCTATTTACTGCAATTTCATCATTAGAACGTCCAGTAGCAGATAAGTTCATAATAAGAGAATCAGTATGTGTTAAACCTAAATCTCTAGAACCTTCTGTAGTAACATAGAAAGTTATTAATTTAGTTGCGTTGCCACAAGCGATTGTATATTGGTTATTACCAACATCATAACTTTCTGTTAAATCTAAAGTCAACCATTGTCCAGCAATATATTTTCTAGAAACTTCTGATAATAATGCACCATTTTTATAAATATAAACAGTGAAGTAATCATCACGTCCATTTCCAGACATCATAGGATCGTAAACTTGATATTGAACTACAAAGCTTTCATATTGAATAACTGTTGAGTCATATTCTGCGGTCCAGATTACAGGAACAGTTGAGCTGGCATCAGCCCATGCTAATTCATAAGTAATAGTATCACTATACATAGCAATATCATTTACTTCTGTAGATACATTTAATCCAATGGTATGTGCACCATGAGATTGAACTGGAATAGTTACAGTTTTTTCACTTGAAGAAACTTTTACAGATTGTTGTAAAGACATATCTTCAACACCATCTATATAAACATGAAGAGTCTCGTCAAGTGAAGGGCTTCCTGTTAATCCATATACAACTGAAGCAGGTCCAGTTAAAATACCGGCACTGGCCGCATTCATTGTATTAGATTTTCTAATACCCATGGTTACTACATGGATATTACTTACTGATTTACTAGGAAGTCTTGTCATTGTTGTGTTATCAGAGTTAACGTTAACAACCATTTTAATATTATCATTTGCTGGCAAAAAGTTAACGTTTAACAAATAAGGCTCACCACTAGGAGTGATTACTGATTTAATTTGTGAATAACCATTATCACCAGTAAATTCAAAGTATAAAGATACTTGGCTATCAACTGTAGAAGTACCTGTAACACTAATATAGTAATCTTGACCTTGAATTAAGGTCATACCTCTATCAATTGTGCTTGAATCAATTGACAAACTTAAATCATTGACGACAACTGGGCCGCCGCCTCCGCCGCCTCCAGAACCACTTACTGCAATTCTAGAGCATACATAATTATCACCTGAGTAATCAATTACTTTGTAAAATGCTCCATCACTATTGATAAGTAAATCATCAAGTTTTACAATCTCATCTGTATCGACTGTATCTTTAGGAATGATATAATTATCATTCTCATCTTGTGCTACTTCTGGTTGATAAGCATAATACCAGGCAATACCCGCACCACCCATAGTAATACGTTCACCATCCTGATCGAGATATATACGGCCACTATCAGTAGCGAAATATACATAACCATCAGAAATAGTCTGCATTTCTATTTGTGATTCAGTCCCACGGACGGGTCTAAATTTAATTGCCATGCGGTATCTCCTTTCTATCTTTAAGTATATAAGAAAAAGCGGAGAGAAATGAAATTTCTCTCCGCTATTCATCTCTCTACTTTAGATTAATTTTTTATATAAGTAAATTTTTAGAAACTGCCCCAAAGCATTTCTATTTTTAAACCACCTGGAGTAAGCGCTCCATTAAGAGTGGTTGGGCGAGAATCTTCATCTGAAATAGATAAACTAGAACTGCTTAATACTACAGCTGTAGATTCAGAAGGAGCAGCACCTCCACTCTGTGCTAAAGTTGTAGTAATAGTAATAACTCCAGCTTTATAATTATTTGTAGTATCACTATAAGCAGAAGTAGCAGTAGACATGCTATCTATAGTAGCATTAGTATCGTGAAGAATAAAGTTTTGTGTAGTTATTCCAGTTACATGTCCTTTAGAGTCTGTAGTAACTCCAGTCACTCCTGGAATAGTAACAGTTCCTTGATCTACTTGTTCAGTAGCATTTACAGTAGTATCATTTCTTGTAATAGATTTGTGAGTGATTGTTAAAGTTTTATCAACTCCATCACCTGAAGGAGTAGAGCTTTCAGTAACATCAATCCAATCATTATTTGAACCAGGAGTAATAACTAAACTACCAGTTGTTCCTCCTGTACTTTCATGAAGTCTGACACCGTTTGTAATATCTTCTAAATAGTAATGAGTATCTCCAATCCATTTTTCTGCGACAACATCACAAATGAAATCACCAACAGCAATAATACCATCAGAACCTTCACTCTTACCATCTTTTGCACGAACTATAAATAATGAATTCTCTTTATAAGATTGACTATTATAATTTCCTTCTTGAGTTACTAAAAATGTATCACCAATAGATACTGGTACTGCAGTACCATTTTTAACAATAGTGGTTTCACCAGTAGTATTATTATAAGTAATAGAAGTTGCACCACTACCACTTGGACCAACAGTACCTCTATAAGTCATAGCATTTACTGCATATAACTTAGCATCAATTGCGCTTCTTGAATAAACATCAAGAGTTGCAGTTCCACTTACAAATGAAACGCTATTTGTAGTAGTACCAGAAGGAGAAGAATCTGTATAAACCGAAATCTTTGGATCTACAGTAGCTTCAACTTCAGCACCTTGTGTATCTGTAATTGTAAATTTATAACCAGCACTTTGAGCTGTAAATTCTGCTGTACTATTTTCAGTATTTCTTGCACCAATAGTAACATCATTTGAATTTGCATCTTTTGTTAAAGTAATATTAGAACCAGCTTTTAATTTAACAGAAGAATCATTATTAGTTCCAGTTGAATCTAAATTAAGATTTATATCATTACCACTTTGTGCAGAACTTAAAGTATAAGTATCTCCAGTAAGAGTAATAGCTTTACCAGAACTTGTAATTGAAATACCATTTGCACCAGTAACAGTAAAACTATCAGCGAAAGTGGCTCCAGTACTGTCTGTAATTGTATTAGTAATAGTTGAAGTATCACTTGCAGTTACTACTTCATATTCATTACTTACTGTAGTAGTATTTGAGTTTTCATTTAATTGAACCCAATTTGAACCATTATATACGCACAATACGTTTCTATCTACAACATAATAAAAACGTCCTGTTAAATATCTTGCACCAGATACAGAACTAGCTGCAGTAGATGCAATTGTTTGTAATTGAGTCCAAGTTCCAATCCATTCAATACCTTCGTTAACAGCAGAAAGGGTTCCATCTTCATTACCTACATAAAGGCGATGAGCATCTTTGGTCAAATAGAAACAACCGTGTTCAGCTTGTGGAGCACCTTGCTCTTGTGCTAACATAGAATCTACAGTAGATTGTAAACCGACCTTAAAGCCTAATAGCGCGCCGCTTTTTACATTAGCTTCAGCTGCCATATTTTACTCCTTTCTACCATTATTCATTATTATCTCTAACAACATCAACCCAACGTAATCTATCTGATACGGCAGTAAGATTTGTTTCGATTGTAGTCATACGACTTTGAGCTGCAGTCATAGATGCATTAAGATCACTAATAGCAGCTTCATTATCAGAGACTCTATTTGTTAAAGAATTTACTTGAGATTGTAAACCAACTGTTGTTAGTCCATCTCCTAAAATTATCGTATTTAAATTTGATAAAATTCTAATAACGCCATCTGTTTGAACCATTTGTACCAATTGAGAATCCGTTTCTGCTGGATTTGCAATAGTACCAAACATAGCGTTTGTTAAATTATCAATATCAACCGCTGCTTGAGTTATATCTAAAACCGTTTCATGGTTTGTAACCCAATTAGCAAGCTCTTCTAAAGTGTCTAAAGAGGTTGGCGCATTTCCTACTAAATCATCAATTAAACCTGAAGCAATACTTCTAATGCTTCCAGTATCACCAGCATATAAATCATCAAAACGATTGTTAACACTGTTTTCTAATTGAGCAGTTGGATTTGCCCATGTTCCATCTCCGCGTAAGAAGAGTCCTTGATCGCCCGCCATTGGTTGTGGGACCAAGCCCGCTTCACCATCGTCTTGAGCAGTAGCACCTGTCATTTCATTTATGATCGTTGCCAATGCAGATTCTAAAGACATCGGCTCCCATAATTGATCAGTATCATTATAAACTAATACAGCATCATTAGGAATATTGTTACTAATTAACACATCTCCTAAATCTGCAATATTATAAGTGTTACTAATACCACTAGAAATTAATTTATTACCTAAAAATAAACTACCTTTATTTGCACCATCTTCAGCTACAAAATATAAGGTATCGGGATCTTTATTAGTAATACTTTCCCACGCTGCTGGAGTACCTCTTAAAAATTTTACGTAATTGCCTTGTACTTGCCTATACGCCATTTTTAATATCCTCCTTTTTTCAACTCTCCTAGTTTTCTTCAAAAAAGAAGTAATTAAACTAAACTAGCTTGGCCAAATAAATGACCAAGCTAGTTATTTTATAATTATGCTAAAGTAGCTTCTATTGCTCTTAAGCGTTCATCTAAATTTTGTAAAGTAAATGTTACTGCAGTACTCTCTCCAGTTGGAGTATAACTAAATTGTTTAGACTTGATATCTGGAATATCATTTACACCTAAAGTCTTTGTGCCAACTGTTATTTTTCCATTTGTTTGACTTACAGAACCAATTACTTGACCATTAGAAAGTGTTGGAGTATCTACATCCAAACCACTAATTGTACTATTAATAGTATCAATAGCTCCTGCCATTGTTGCTGAAGTAGTTGTCTTACTAGTATTATTATAAGTATAATTAACTGTATTTCCAGAAATATCTGGAATATCTACTGCTTTTAATTGTTTAGTAGAAGCAGTAACTTTACCGTTAGTTTGACTTACTTTTCCAATAACATATCCATTGCCTGCAGATACTTCACTTAAGTCTAAACTCTCAATTGCACTTTCAAGTTTTCCAAATGCTTGTCCAATAGAATCAGAAGCTACAATGTTTTGAGTTACTCCAGAAGGAGTTGTATATCCTGTTAAAACTAAGTCTTTAACAGCAGATTCAGTTTTTGTAAATGTACCACTATTAGTACCAGCCGTATAAGTTAATCCAGTAACTACATTTCCTTTATTGCTAGTAACTAATGTTTCATTACCAGATTCTAAACCCAAACTTGGAATTTTAACAGTATGGTCAGCACTCACTGCAATATGGCCTTTACTATCAATACTAAATGAAGGAACTTTAAAAGTACTTCCAAAGTTTGGAGTTTTATTTCCAGTTTCGCCACGTGCAGTTGCATTAGTTTCAACTGGACCAGTATGAGTAATTTTAACAGTTTTAGTTCCATCAACAGTTGCTACTTCTGTAGCTATCCAACTATCTGCTCCATTAAAATTAATAGTTGCATAAGGGGTACCTGCGGCAAGGGCCGTTCCACTGTCTCCAGAAATTACGCCATATCCATCTGGCATATCAATAGTAGTTGTTTTCCAAGCTACTACATGACCTTTATCATCAAGAATAGGTTCTTTATCTGTGATTTGAGCGCCAGTATTTGTAGATAAGTTAATAGAAGCAGTTGTTGAAGTACCAGCATGATACTCATGAGTTATTTTAACTTTCTTAACGCTATCTTCAGTAGCTACATTGGTTTGAATCCAATTATCTGAACCTTCAAATTTAACAGTAGCATATGTTCCACCAGCAACAAGTGAATTATTGCTATCATCTTTAAATACTCCAAATCCATGCGGGAATTTAATAGTTTCACTATGTGTTCCTACTACATGACCAGTTGCGTCTATTAATGCTGAAACATCTACATATTGAGCACTATTATTAGTATTTAAATTAGTAGTTCCACTAGTATTATCAATTGGATTATATTCATGAGTAAATTTAACTTTTCTATTTGTTGAATCTACTGCAGTTTGAATCCATTCATCAGTTCCTTCAAACTTAATAGAAGCATGTGTTCCTCCGGCCGCAAGTGATCCGCTATCTCCAGTAACAACACCAAATGCTTGTGGAAGTTGATAAGTTTCAGTATGCTTACCTCCAACATGTCCAGTTTCATCAACCAATGGATAAATATTAACTAAACTTGCATTATTATTTTCTTTTAAGTTTGTAGTATGACTTGTATCAGCAATTTGAGTCCATAAATGTTCAATATTAATACTAGGTGTACCAACTTGTGGATCTACATTAATCTTAGTCCACTTAGTAGTTACTCTATCGGCACCATGTAATCTGCCATAGTTATCAACAACCATAACTTGACCTGGTGACCAAGTAGAGAATTGAGCAATTTTATCTTGTAAAGTATGTAATGCACCTTGAACTGTTCTAGTATCACGAGTATCTTCATCATCATACTCAAGCATTCCTTTAATTTTAATCATCAAACCATGTAAAGTACCTAAATCTCTAGCAAAATCTGTAAATGGTTCAAGACCAAAACTTTCTGTTCTTCTACCTAAAGTTAAAGTAGCTGGAATGTAATGAGCATCATAATTCCAAACTGCACCCTTTGGATAAATATTTGCAGTATCATTCATTACATAAAGTGCATTACGATCATATATAGGTTTTGTTAAATCATAATTATCATCGGTAATTAAAGTATATTGACCAGTAGCAGTATTCTTTTCATAATATCTATAAGATTCAAAGAATTTAAGATTTACAGGTGCACCACGTACTTCTATAATTTTATAATAAACATCATGCATCTTCTTTGGATAAGTATCAAGAATATAATCAGTATATCCATTTTGTAACTGTGAATCAGTTAAATAATGGAATTTACCAGCCTCATAGAACTTATCTTGATAAAGCATTGCAGAAATTTCTGGATTATTAAAATCTCCATCTCCAGCATGAAGTACATAATCACCATAATTATCACTTACATTCTTTCTTAAAACAACAATTTCATCACTTGTTAATAAAGCAGTATCAGCAAGTCTAGATATTACTTCATAATTATTTCCTTTCTTATGGAAGAACTCATATTCATGGAATTGAATAAGAGTATAAGGTCTTTCTTGATCAACTTGATAATAATTATTATTTATCTTATAAAGTGTCTCATTTCTTACAAAGTATGGAGCTTTAGCTGCATCATATTCAAGATCAGTACATAAATAATAATCATTATCTGAATTACTACCTTCATGAGCTCCTGGCTTTAATAAGTAATAAGTATCTTTAATATAATAGTTCATACTATCTTCTATCAAATTTGCTCTTTGATAAGTAATAACCCTATTATACACATTATCATCAATAGTAGTTTGACTACTAGTATCTAATACGTAATAAATACCTCCTACTGGCTGTTCATTTTGTAAACTTCTATTAAGAGTGGTTTCAACAGCAAGTTTAAAGTTTCCATTTGTATCTTTATAAATATATTTACCTGGAACATAAATACCAAAGTAACTTCCTGCAGAGAATAAACTTGGAAGAGTTCTTAAATTCTCAGGTTTTAAACTATAATAAGTTTTATCCGTTTCTGCGGTATCTGATTCAGATAAAATATAATTTCCTTGTCCATCTCGATAATAAAATTTATTTTTTTCATATATATCAGACAAGTTACTAAATGTTTCTGTTCTAATTTGATCCCAACGATAATAAGTTTTATCACGTTGATATTTTGGTTCTCTAACATAATCTAATTTAAGCGGATTAAATGCACTGGTCTTTCTGAAATAATTTCTACCAGTTACATATTCACCGCTAGTATCAAGAACGAAATTAGAACCAGACTCTATATAGAAAGTATTATTTGCATAAGATGATGCTGTAACGTTAGCAGCTTCATATTGATACAAAGAATCATCGGAACCCGTAAAATCTGGATAACAATATGTCATACCATCAAAACGAGAAAATCCAGAAACCTGAGTGTATTCAGCACTTTCATTAATAGTTCTTAAATAATATTCAGCTCCACTTGTCCAACTTGATCTTGTATCAATACTATATGTATTTCCATTTTTAATATAATAATAACCCGGCTTATAGCCAGCAGCAGTTACAGTTACTTTTTCATAACCATAAGAACTTGCTGGTAAAGCAGTATAATTATAAATCATATGTCTACGATTAAATGTATGATTAGTTTCATCATAATAAATACGATGGTCACTTAAATCATCAATATGATTCATTAAATCTTCATTTGTTCCAGAAGTAATAATCATACCCATTAAATCGTGAACAGAATTTAAAGCACCAGCAATAGTTTCTACACTTTTAGTCTTATATAAATATTGACCACCGAAATCATAATCATTAACCAATCTTAATCCATGACGATCCAAGCCCGCACGAGCTTTTTCCCATCTAATATCAAGATTACGCATTTCACCATCATTAACTTCTTCACTTCCGTAAATTAAGTCCCAGATTGCGGCAATGGTATTACCAAGTGCTGGTAACATGATAGATAGCTCTTGAATATCTTCTTGGACAGAATCAGTAATAGTTCCATCATGACGATTATACATATGACCACTTATACCAGTTGGTTCAACTTTAATATGGTCTTCAATTTTCTCATAATAAGTTTCATGAGAATCAAAATCTAAATCATCAGCTAATGAATAAACTCCATTATGTTTAGTATAATAAATATAAGGCTCATAAGTATCTGCGGTTAAATCAATTTCAAAATAACCATAAGAAACTTTTTCTGGATTAAAACCAGCTTTATTATAATAGATCGCTGCTTCAGGTTCTACAACTGTTTCATAAATATATTCACCTTGTTCATTAAGAATTGTATCAAAACCTTCATAATCTCCTTCTTCTGCGGAAACCCAACGACCTAATTGATTTTCTTCATCAACTGTAAACTGAAAATTCTTAATTGTATTAACACCATCATAAGTAGTTTTATACCAAGATGTTCTTTCATCAGATGGATATGTTTTAGTTCCGGAAGTCATACGAGTATTTCCAATACCGCTATTTTTACCATCTGCATTAAGAATTGGTCCAAGTAATGATGCATTAGCATTACGTACTCTAAATCCCCAAGATGGAGACCAGTGAAGTTTATAATAAACATTTGTACTATCAGCATCAAAATGCGGAGTTAATGGAATCATTTTTGGAGCATCAGCTTCAATATCAAAAGTTGGTACGATTGTATTCAGTTCTGCAACCATTACATATTTATCTTGTCCATCTTGATAAACTTTTTGCCAAACTGTTGAATCGTAACCTCTAGATGTACTATATTCAGTTACATCTATATTATAATTTAAAGAATAAACATCAGCATATTCTACAAACGTTGCATATTGAACAATAGTTGGTTCTCCTCCTGGAGTTTCACTCGCTACTTCAACATCTGCATGTCCTTCAACTCTCCAAAACTCCCATTCTGTTTGATTTGGATCTGCGACATTGTGAATATGATCGGGTGGAATTGCAATAACTTGATATTGAAATAATACATCATTATTTGGATCTGCTTGAGTAACTCTTTCGACCCATCTAAAACGAGTTAATTGCTCTCCATTCCAAGAAGAACCAAACTGAAAACCGTTTTCAGTTGTGATCTTATATGCGTGAAGGTAATAATCACTAGCGCCATCTTCTTCGTAATTTACAAGAACATATCTTCCTGCATAAATGCCATCTTCACTAGCAGAATCATCCATTTGTTTTCGACTAGTATATACTCTATCGAATTGGAATTGAGTTCTTGAAGTATTTGTTATATTACCATAAAAACCCATTTATTAAACCTCCTCTCCGTTATCGTAAATAATGTCTACTATCAAATAAGAATTACGATTTCTACCAATTGCTTCGATTGAAGTATAATCAAACCTAATATCAGAAATTTCTGTTTCTTCTTCTAAATCAAGTTCATAAATTCCTGTGCGTCCGATTATAACTGGTTCTATTGCGTTATTAAGATAAAACATTGTGCCAGGAAGAGATTGTATTCCCAATTGTAAAATTGGAAAATAAGCTTTGAAGACACTGCCATTTATATAACCAGTACTTCCAACATTAGAAGGCTGATTTTTAGCCATGTCATCATCGCTATAAAAACGAAATTGTTTTACTACATTCGCCATTCTCCTTATCCTCCTTAATACAAGTTTTCTACTGCTTTTGTAGCAGATATTGACATCGTACCATTATGTGTTAATGGAAATGTCAATCTTGTAATTATATATTCACCATTAATACCACTATTATCATCTCGAACTAAAATTCTATTATTTGGTTCAAGATAATATATTGGTAATGCATTAATCGTAATTGATTCTGCACAATAAGCATATGAATATAACCAATCATTAAGCACATCCATTGCAGATTTTCCTTGTCCACTTATTGAGAATAAATTCTCTAAATAATCAGGTAATCTGATATAAGTATATCCAGTGCCTTTTTTTTCTTTTTCCGCTTGAATATTAGTATCTGGATCGACAAAAATTACTGTAGGTACGTCTCTATAGTAAATAGAATTTATATTAGTATCATTATTAGCTTTCGTCCTATCTCCAATATTACAAACTTTATATTGATCAAGTTCGCCCTCAGTGTCTAAAAAATCAAACCAAAAATTTAATAATTCTGGATTATCTTTAATGGTATGAACCCAATGAGTATTTTTATCATAGTCATCAGAAGATTGTGCAAAATAAATTTCATTCTTATCATATTTTAATGCTTTTAAATAATCTTTATTAGCAGGAGATAAAGCATCACATCTTCTGACAAAACAATAATTCTCTGGATGTCGTTCATATAAATCTTTATCTGGTACACTATCTAATGGTTGCATTTGATTTTTATAGTTACAAAAATAAAAAGTCCCACCACATAGTGGCTCCCAAGCCGCGGCCGCAGTCACAGCTTCTTCATAAGTCATATTAGTACAACTTTGATAAATATAATATTTATCTTTGTGCGCATTATACTTAGATTCATTAGGAGCAACTACTGTATAAGTGTATTTATAATAAGGATTATATAAATCTCTCCAAAAACCATTTATATCAATATAATATTGTTCATATCCGGTATAACCACCAAGATAAAGATGTGTATCATCTGGAAGAGTATTATGTTTATCTACTTTAACTAAAAAATCTTCATCGTGATGATGTTTATTATAATCAACTGACATTTGATAAATTAATTCTCGCCAATCTGATAAAATAGCTCTATCTGTGTCTAAACCTAAATCTTCAATAACAATTGTATCAATCATAGCAACTATATCATCTGTTAATTCAGATGTTGGTAATTTAGGTTTATAGATAAAAGATTGACAATTATTTGTTTCATCTAAATAAATAAATTGATTATAAGTATGACCGCATCCATTAAAACCATGTTGGAAAGGACTCCAAGTACTATTAGCATATTCTCTAGCATTTCCATTACGATCTATAAAATTATAACCAACTTTACGTCCATAAGAATTTACGGTAGGTCCATTTCCATAAAAAGGATTATGAGTATCTCTTTCTAAATCAATAACTAATTGATTAGAAAAACTTTGAGTTGTTCCATTAGGAAATTTAATACTTCCTTTAAATCCTTCTGTACCATAGTCTCCAATAATACGATCTGGTAAAGCTCCTGTTAATAAAAAGTAGTATTCTGCCCAGTTAGTAATATCCCACCAATCAGAAGAACCATCTGCTTTTTTTAAACAATCTGGAACCATAATTTTCTTAAAAACAATTTTTCCAGCAGCAATAGCCTCTTCTTCTTGACGCTTTTTCATAGCTTCTTTGTATTCATCCATTAATTTTTCATATCGACCATAACCTTCAGCTGTAATATAAATATTATTATTATAACCAATATACATCCATGGTTTAGTATCTATAGCATATCTTAAATGAATAGGCAATTCAATTCCAGTTACTCCTTTTCTGACACCCCATAAAGAATAATCATTTTTTAAATCTCCAAAATTAGGAGAATTAGAAAAAGAAGTGACTAAAACTGCATTATCAAATGAATAAACACAAGAAGAAGTTTCAGCAGCATTTTGAACAAAAATTTCTACTTTTTTAGAATAATATTGTTTATTTGCATCAAAGTCATTACTTTGATCTAAATAAAATTGATTGTTATCTTCATCCAAAAGATAAAAAGTATAACCTTTATAAGTTTCTTTAGTTAAAGAAACTTTAGTATAACTTACATCTTCAGTTTCTAAATTAGTAAATGTACTTTGAATATAAGTTTTCTTTCTTTGGAATACAAAACGTCCATCTAAATCATAAAAATATTCAAATTCTCCAAGCATTTCTTTAATTTTATCTAACATAGAAGTAACAGTTTCTCCTACGTTAGAAATTAAATCTCCTGCATAAGTCAAATCTGTAGTTCTATAACCTATAACATCACCATATTCAGCTTTCATTAAAGTATAACGTCTTTGTTGATTAGCTGGTTTACCTACATCTTCTGGATCTATAAATTCAGTAGGATCTGGAAATTCACTATGCAATTCAGTAAGTCGATAATCAAAACAAATTTGAGATTCTGGTATATCTCCAATTAAATCTCGCGGTAAATTAAATTGCATAGTTTCAACCACTCCTGTATTAACCCCATATATAAGATACATAGGAATGTCACCTCTATATTCCAAAAGCTCAAGCCCGCAATCATCTAAATCATTAATAATAATATTCCAATAAGGCTCTTTAGCATGTTCATGAACAGCTTCAAGAATAATATCTTTTAAAAGATAATCAGTCGTCATAATTGAACCATCAGCATTGACAGTATCAATTTTACCAAAATCCCAGGAGAGAGGAGTTATTATTCCACCTACTTCTCCATTTAAAAGAGTCATCTTATCTTTACCTTGAATACTAATTGTATAAGAACTGGTAGATTGTGAAGTACTAAAAGTTGAAATAACATAAGTACCCATTTTAAACCAACAAATATCTGGATATAAATGATATTGCTCTTTATAATCAGGACGTTCTTTTATAGTATTTCGTACTCCTATATAAAGTTTAAATTTAGTATTTAAACCCCAATAAAATTCATGAATATTTAATTCATGTGCGACTAAAGATAATGAGCAGGTTCTGCGGACAGCAGATGTGCCGTCCACAGAAACTGAACCTTGAGTCACTCGACCTTCAATTTTTTCAAGAGGATTCTCGTTAAAATCTAATGCGACGATTTTGGCAAAAATTTCTCGTTCTTTTTCTTGGTCGAGCAATCTTAAAAAATCTTTGTCGATTAAAAATATATCATCATATTTATTCAACGAGACCATTCTCCTCTCTATATTGATCTAAAGCTTTATTTAATTCTAAAATATAATTATTATAAGATGCTTTAATAATGCTCGTATCATAATGAGCAGCCTGTCTAGTATTTATCATATTAGACTGATCAGAGAAATATTGTAAACGAGCTTGATATAATGTAGGATATTTATGATAATTAGTTTCTACATTATAAACTTTAATTTGTTTAGAACAACTAACTTCTACAATAACTCCATCATTAAATTCAATGTTATACATTTTAACTGATTTATTTTTAATATAATATTTTTCTATTTCATCTAGATTAATTGTTTCTGCATTAATAGTTAAATCAAAAATATCTTTAGAGTAAATAACTACTTTACCATTTGATCCATCAATACAAATATCAGTTAATTGAGCAAAATCATCTAAATTAGCATCTACATAATATTTATAATTTTTTAATCTATTAAACGGCGTAGTATTTGCTCTAAACCTAATTCGATATAATGCTAATTTATCTGCAGTATCTAAAGAAAATGGAGTTTCACAATACATATCTGTATAAAATTGATAATTAGATAAATCTGTAATTTCTCCTCGTAAAAAGGCATCTCTTTCATCTACTGTAGAAAAACTATTATACATATAAATAGTATCTATAGGACGTTTTTCAGCTCGTAAAAATACTACATTTAATACAGTAGTACGGATATTATTTAAAGCATCAAATAAATTAGTACTTGGAACATAAGTGTGTAAACTATTACTCCAAGTATGAGCATCATTAAGATAATTTCTACCAATAAATTGTTCTACTGGACTATCCAATAATTCTATATCATTAATTAAACCAAAAATAGTAACAGCTTGTGCTAAATATCCATAAGTTAATTGACCTTCATTCACTGAATCAATTACATATCGAATAGACTTAATTGAATTTTTACTATTTGTAGTTTCAAAATGATATGCTCCAGTAGCACCAATTTGAATATCTTCATTACCAAGTTTAACATGCGCGCCAGGTATAATATCCCTAAAGTCTACATAAATAGCATCTCTAGTGATTAGTTCAATTGTATCTCCAATTGCCTCTTCTAAAGGTATATCATTAGTTGTAAGATAGTCTTGAACTTTACTATATAAATCAACAGTAACCCAACGAGTTAATGTTTCTAAGTTTTCTCTTGGATCTATTAAATTATAATAAGCTAAATTACTACTATTAAATTCAGCTACTTCAAAAGCAGAAGCAGTAAAAGTATGTAACATACGACTTAAAGAATCTGTTGGAGATAATGATACATTCATAAGTCTAACTAAAAAATTTCCTTCTGCTGGACTTTTAAATAATTTAACTTGACCATTATTTAACCAATCAAGAACTTTATTCTTAAAAATTCTTTCAGCCATAATATTATAATCTACTAAATTAGTAGTAGCATATCTGCCATAAGGACTTCTAATATTAGAATAACCGTCAAGGCCCAACTCTGACATTTCAATGAAATTTTCTGCTTCATCTGATAAGTAAGAAATGAGTCCAGATATGGCAAATTCTTTATAATTTACATTTCCATTTCTACTAATAAAAGGAAATTGAGAACCAATAGTATCGACTTTGCTTTCAAGAATATCTGTTTTAAAAGTAGAGACTTTTGGATTATATCGAATTCTTAATTGACGTTCACCATCATATAAAAACATATCTTCAAAATCCATTACAATACTATTGGAAATAATTCGATCTGAATATACACCTTGAGCGTTATACTGTTGTAAAGAGTACATATAAGTTACACCTTGTTCTACTGTATAATCTCTATAAGACCAGTCCTCTGGTGGAAGAGAGTGTAAATCAAATCGTTTAATTTCTTCCCAATTAAAACCATTTTTACTACTTGCTCTTGATATTAAAAATGTTCCAGATATAACTGGATCTCTATCATCATAAATAGTTAAAAGAATATATCCATTATTAAAATTTCGACCGGCAATTAAATTAGCATCTACATCTGGAGAAATAGATCTTCGTTGTGCAATTCTATATTTAACGCTATGAACAACAAGTTTATTAGTTGTTGTAACTCGAAATTGAATATAATAAGATTTATGTAAATCTAAATCTTGACTAATTAAAAATTCTTCATGAGATTCATAAGAAATATTATCAAAACTAGTATTATGTAAACGTTCGCCAGAATCTGCTATTATATTACCTTCACTATCAGTTAATACAAATTGGTAAGAGTACATTTTTTCAGTAACATCTCCTCCAAATTGACTATATACACCAACATAAGAATAATTGTGCACATTGGCTTGTCCAAAGGTTAATCCTTCAATATAAATTTCTGGTTTAGTAGTACATTTTGTAATACCAACTGTTGAATAATAGCCAATTACACCAGCCTTATCAACATAAGCAAGCTGAACTTTATAATATTGCCCAATTAAAAATTCTATGTTTGAAATAGGAAAAGTTACTGATGCTCCTGTGGTGATTGTCATATCTTTATTACCAATTTGAACAACTCCTTTAACATCACCATTAATTGTTTTTATTTTTAGTGCAAAACCAGCAACATCAGCTGGGGCAACACCCCTATTCATAGTAAAAGGGACGACTATTTCAATCGTCCCTTCTGAATGATAAAAAGCTGGAATTGTACCATTTATATAAGGTGGGTACAATTTAGCCATATTATTTACTCCTCTTCTTCTTTAATCATATATAAAATAGATTTTAATTGATTTGAATTAAGTTCTGCATCTCCAAATGCATCAAGAGAAATTTCATAAATAGGAACTTCTTGTTCTAACTCAAAAAGATCTAATAATTCTTGATTAGCTTGTTCAAGTTTTCCATCTTCAAAATTATAATTATTAGTTTCTTCATCTTTAGTTCCATATTTCTCAAGAATTTCAGTTCTTGATTTTTCAATATCCTCTGCTATTGCAAGTAAAGATGTAATATTTTTTTGCAAATAAAAATTAACTTTTACTGGTAATGTAAGATTTAAATTAACAACATTATCCATAAGAGCTAATGCTATTGCATAAATCTCATTATTAGTCATATTTTTTCTTACCATTATATCCTCCTTTTACTCTTCTATCATAAATAACATTGCATTCATTTGTGCAACTGTTAAATGTGTATCTTTTAAATCTTCTAAAGAAATCATATGAATTTCAAGTACTTGATCTATAGAAAGTAATTTTTTCAAATCATCTTGTGCTTGAAGACGTTTTTCATTATCTCTAATTTCATAACAATCTTCTTCAAAATTATATTCTCCATATTTTTCTCCAATTTTTAATCTTGCTTCATCAATTTCTTCAGCAGCTTCAATAAAAGTTTTTATATTTTTTTGTAAATAAAAATTTACTACTACTGGTAATTCAACATCTTTACCATCTTCTAAAAAATTTTTAGTTAAAGATGTTGCATATTCCAAAATTGTCTTATTTGAAAATGGTTTATGCATATTAAAGCTCCTTTATCTCTTTATATATTTTTTATCTACCTAAATAACGAATAGTAGATTTAGATGGCGATGATAATGAAACACTGCTGGAAGCAGTTCCTGAAGATAAACTAGTATCATTGGTTAATATTTTTCCAGAACTATGACCAGTTGCCCATACATTTGTAACATAACCATCGTCATTTTTTGAAAAATGAATTTCAGATAAATAATTAAAAGTTGTTGTATCTTTACTTAAGCTATAAGTATTAATATTTACACTACCACCATTCAAACTAGTTACTACACTTTTAGATTTTGCAGAATAAGTTTGACCTTTATATTTTAATACACTAGTAATATTACATGTACCTACATTAACAGTAGTAATATTTGCTGTATTTGAATAGAAACTAGTAATAGTTGCTTTAGGTAAAATAGCATTAGTAGCTGTTAATTGACCATTACGAGTTACTAAAAATGAAGTAGCACTTGCATCTTGTAAAGAATAAGCAATATACTTATCTCCAGAAAAATCATCATAAGTACTTTTATTTGTAGTAATCCAATTATGTCCAACCAAATCTTGATTATCTTCATCATCAACTACTGAATTAACATCAATCCAATGAGTAGCTGTTAATCGTACAGTACCAACTGAAATTCTTGGAGAATCAGAAGACGAACCAAACTTAGAACTAAATAAAGATACTCCATAAGTAGCAGCACTTTCACCATCACTAGGGATACCATCAGAAAAAAGTCCGTATTGAGTTAATCCCCAACCGCCAATTTCTCCAGTAGTAGCATAAACTGAGCCATCCCAACTTACTGCAAAATCTCCTTGTCCTTTTCCAGATCCACTTCCTTGACCTACAATAATTGGATATTTTGTAGCTCCACTATTAATACGAATATATTTGCCTGCATATGCTTCTCTATAATTACTATTATCTTTATCAACTCCATATTTAGCTACAATACTAAAATTATATGAAGTAATTTTTCCATTTTCTACATCAAATAATGTACCACTTTTATTTACTTTATAATTACTTGATTTTAAGAAAAATTTAGATGAAATTGTAGTAACTTTAGGTGTATTATTAGCTTCTGAAACATTTTCATCTCCATCACTAATATCCACTTCAGTTCCAATATTTTGAGAAATTCTAAATATTTCTATAATATCAGTATCATGATCTTCATATGAGGCAGCAGCTTTAACGCTAATAAATGGATTTCCCGCACTATCAATAGTTAATCCAATAAGATTTCCAGAATCTGCAGGATATTCACTTAAAGCCTTTAAAGTAAAATTATATCCAGTTAGTTTTTTATTAAACAAATCAAATTTAATACCACTTCGATTTGTATCACTAAATCCAGTAGATTGTATATATTCTTGATTTTTAGAAATATGTATTAACTTAGTATTATTTTCTGTATCATCAATAATTTGTAAATAAGGATCAGAAGTAGTACCTTCTACTCCTAAATGCACTTTTGCTTGTTTATTTGTAGTAGTATCTAAAGCTCCTTTAATATTAATAATACCATTATCAATATCAATTTCCATTCCAGAAGCATCAGATGTTTTATAATCTGCACTTCTAATTACTCCTGTATTTCCATTAATTTCAATTCTACCATGACCGCTTTTTCCAAAAAATGCAGTACCATCAATTTTTAAACCAAAACTTTGTTCGCCTTCATGATATCCAAATACACCAGTATCAGATGATTTTCCGACTCCAATTTTTTTAGCAACATTGCCCATTAATACACCATTGAAGCGATTCTCATCATCTTTATATCCAGCTCCAACCATAGCAGACATAATAGTACCATTGTCTTCATCAATAGTTAAACTTCCGTCCCAAGAATTTAACATAGTGGAAGCATAAACTTCTTGATATATATGTAAAGGTTGACACCAAACTACTTGATTATTTAACTTAGCTAAAATAGATACTCGTTGATCATTAGTTGCCATATACATAGATGGTACAACTAATTCTCCAGTAGTAGCATCTATCTGAGGATAAAATTTTGTAGCATCTACACTATCTTCAAATTGTATAAACCAATTAATTCCTTCTTGTTTAACAGGTTTATTATTTTCTATTTTATATAAAGTATATTGTCCTTTATAATACATTGGATTAACTCCAGTAGGATCATAAATAATACGATTATCTCCATCCATTGCGGTATAAGTATTATCAAATCGTACAGCAATTGGACAATATACAGTTAAGTCTACTGTTAATTGAGATGGACTTAATTCATTAGCTATCTCTAATGCTTCAGTTTCACTCAAATCAGGATTTTCTTCTTTTACTTCTTCAAGAGTTTGATTTAAATTTGAAGATTTTATTTCAACAGCTTTATTTACTATAATTTCAATAATATAGTGATAAAACATTGTTTTATCATTATATTCATTAGTTGTTAAATTATCTTTTCTTTCAAGAATAAAATTTTTACCATCTTGTGTAATTTCTAAAGCCTGATGTAATGGAACTGAATATGGTATATATGTAAATAAATTTTCATCATAATCATCAGTAACTTCAATATTCTGATAATTAAAAACATGCGGCACTAGCTTAATAGGTCCTCCATGCCAGTCAAATACGGGCGTTACCATTGGAACCCATGTACCATTTTTATATTCTTCATAACTTACTGTTAAAGTATAATCTGTTCCATTTGTACCATGTACTCCAAAATACATTGTATACTCTGCTGCAAAAGTTTTATTATTTTTATAAATTTCACATCTAACTGTATTATTAATTGCAGTTTGAGTATAATAAGATTTAATTCTAAATATTTGCTCTAAAGCTGTAGGAACAATTTCTCCTGCGACTCGATCAGTTTCAACTGCAACACCTTGGCGCTCAATGCAGAACCACTGGTTACCATCAATCAAGCCCGCAGATATTGCATGAATAGAATTATCTTTATTTTCTTCTAATAAACTATATTCACACCCTTCAACCGGGAGTTCAATCATGGTATTTTCTACTGGAAAATACCATTTGATTGTTTCTACTTTATCTAATTTCTTATCTCCGGTAATAACTTTATCAAATTCTGCAGATAAAAAACGTATTTTTGAAGCTTCACTAGAATTCATAATTTGACCATTGGTATTATAAATGTGATAAACTCCATTAAGGCCATAATTAGGATCAGCGTCACATACAATTTTTAATCCACGTACTAATTCAATACTTGTTAAATCTGGTACTTCATGCTCATTAGTAAATTCTAAAATATCAGATTCATATAAAGTTCGTTGATTTAAATAAGAAATACGATAATTTTCTATATATTCTAAAACTGGAGACCATTCTTTTTCAGTTGGAATCCATTGTTCATTTTGACCAGAAGATTGTTGAATTGTAAATGAAAAATTATTATAATTGTATTTATCATTTAATAAACTTGTAGCTTGATAATATGCTTCACTTCCAATAGGATATTGTGCTGCAGCATTTAACAAGTCTTCTTTATATTGTTCTTCAAAAATAATTAAAGCTTGCTTTAAACGTGAAATATAAAGTTCATTAGCTAATTGTAACTGATAAATTTCTTCATCAGTTAAATTACTAGTATCTATTTCTTTATCTTCTATAATTTCAGAAGGAAGAGAATCTAAATAATCATTTAAATTATTTTGAAATTCATACTCTAAATATTCTATAGAAGGATATTCAATAATAGTTTTAATTTTTTCATAAGGAGCCATTGGATTTGGTTGAAAATTTTCCCAATTAAAATAATTAACCAAATTAGCAGTACCATTTTGTCCATTTTGTTCTTCCCAAAACGCTCCTGCTAAATTATCTTCTACTCCTTCTTCCATTTTCCAACGATACCAATGTACAGTAGCTAATGGAACATCTTCATAATCATCATTTTCCCAAGTGTCTATATCTTCAATATTATCAATAGCTTGAATACTACCATCTTCATCATCAAGATGTACCCAACGCAAATGAATATTTTTTTCATTAACTATTTGTAAACCTAAATCTGTATCATCTGTTTCGTTCAGATTTAAAGAAGGATATTTTTCTTCTAAAATAGCTCTATTTATATCTGTTAAATAAGAAGCATAAGTTAATGGCTCAAAACTATATAAAAATATTCTATCATCAGTAAAATTTTGCAAATCATAACCAAGACTAAGATAAATATCTTTAGTTAATAAATTTGCCATAGAAAGATAAGCATTCCATTCTTGTTCATTATTACGATTAATTAATGGAATATAATTATTATTTTCATCATAAAAATCATCATCTTGATAAAATACAAGTTGCATACCTATAATATTATCAAGACTAGAAATATCAAAAACAAGTTGTTGTTGTGACCAAGTTACAAAATTATAAGGATTACCGAACATATTATCAGAATCCAATTTTATATTCACAAAACTATTTGTTCTAACAGTAGAAGTACTACCTGGATCCATAGATGCTATATCTAATCTTAATCCATAATGACCTGAAGTAATTTTGTATCCGCCTAAAAGAGATTTAAAGCTAGCCCGCAAACCAAGTCTATCAAATTGAGAAAGTTGTTCAGTAGTAACAGATACTGTATTATTAATAGTATCTACATCAGTATCATCTTGAGAAGAAGATTGTGGTGTAATTGATAGTTCACCAGTTCTCCAAATAACAACTTCTTTTTTATCAGAATTATTTGCAACTAATCCTTTAGTAGCTTCTGAATCAATTGTTAATAAATTGCCAGTAATATCTATATAAGTATCAAAAGGATTAATATAAGTAGAATATTCTGTATTACCAGAAATATATTTACCTGTAATATATTTAGTTTGTGTAAAATCTCCATTTGGAATGGTTACATAAACCCAAGTCCCTTCTCTATATCTAGAATTTTCTGAATATGCAAAAAATTCAGTAGACCCATCAGAAACGATATATTCGCCTTCATCACTGTTAGATGTATCTACTATTTGACAAGTTATCGTTTTATCAAATTGTAAATTTTCAAGACGCTTAGTTGTAATTACATCAATAGCTTGAAATAATTCATCTAGCATTTGATTATTTGTTTTTTCAATGCTTTGCGCCATATTTTGGGCCTCCTTTCTCTCCTTTTCTATTATATCTTTATTTTTCTATAAAGTCAATTAATGGTATCCGACCAATAATAAAAAATAGGGTAGATATAATTATATATATCTACCCTTAAATTATTTATTCTCTGTTTGCATATTGAGATGCTAAATTAATAACATTATCAAAAGCAGCCAATATTTCATTTCGATCTGTAGCATTAGGAAATTCTGCTGTAATATGAACATCTTGTTCAACAGGAGTTGTAGAACTGGATACTGAAGGAGCTGATAAACTACCTAAAGCACCACTTGATGCTAATGCATTAATATCTATAATATCAGCAATTTGACGAACAGTATCTACTGCAGCAAGCATATTTTCAGTATCTTTTGCATTTAAAACTAATTCTTTTTTATGAAGAATTGCAGGCATACCTTCATTACCAGACCAATCACCAGTATATCCACCAGTATCAAATTTACGTCCTACTTTTGATCTCATTGCATTATTATATGCTTTTTTAATATAATAACCTAATCCTCTCCAGCCTCGCCTACTACTACTGCTACTTGAACGACGCGTAGTAGTTCTACGACGACTACTAGCTTTAGGGCTACTACCTGCAGAACTGCTACTACTACTACCACTACTACCAGATCGTCTTCCACTGCCTCTACTGGAACGTCGACGGCTAGAGCGTCTACGACTGCTTCTTCTACTACTAGAACTTCTTCTGCTGCTACTACTAGAACTACTTCTTCTGGTTGCAGCAGCTCCAATTCCAATAATTTGTGACCAAACTTCTAAAAGTTTATTAAATCCACTAACTAAATCTGTAACCTTATTAACAATATTATCAACTGTAACAGACCATTGTTGTTCAAAAGCAACTACTGAATTAACAACAGATTCAATTGCTTGTTCAACTTCACCAACAGAAGTAGTCATTCTATCAGCAAGATCTTCTCCTTCATCTGCAATTGATTGTAAATTATCATTTGTAGAACCAGTAAAATCTTCAATGGTAGTACCAGCAGCAGAATATATATCTGCCATATCAGCTTCCCAAGTTTGTCCTGCTTCCATAGCCGTATTATAAACATCTGCAGTTGCTTCTGCCCAAGTTTGTTCATAATCAGTTAAAGTATCTATGTTTGTTAATGCAGCTAATGTAGTTTCATCCCAAGAAGTTGTTAAATCAGCATTAGCTTGATAAACATCTCCTGTTAATGCTACATAAGTATCTGCATGAATGGTAGAAACTTCTTGTTGATTTTCTAAAGCTAAATTTAATTCATCTGTTAAAGCAGTAAAATATTCTTGATAATCAGCTTGAATATTTTGAATAGCTTGATAATATTCTTCTGTTCCTTCTCCATAAATTTCAGCAGCTTCTTGCATAGCAGCAATATAATTATCTTCAAGTTCCATTAATTGAGTTTGTAAATTAAAAATATATTCTTCATTTAATTTTTGCATTTCATATAGTTTAGCTGCATAATCTTCTTCTGCTTGTTCAACAGCTTGTTCATCTGCTGTATATACATAAGAGAAATTACCCTCACTATCTCTACTCATACGAACTTGACTTTTTGCTTTTTGAGCTTCTTCCATTGCCATTTGTGCGGCTTTTAATTCTAGCTCTTTTTGCATATAATCAATTTCATATTGACTTAATTTTACTTCACTTTCTCTAGCATCTAAAATTTTCTGTTGAATTTTTTGTAACTCTTGTTTAACTTTTAAATTACTTGATTCATCAATTTGCTTTTGAGCATCACGAGTAAGTTTAGTAAGTTGATACATTTTTTCATACTCAGGAACATATACATCAGCAATTTCTTTCTTTAAATCAAAACTATTTTTAAGTCCTTCAAGATTCTCTGCTGCTCCAGCCATTTTACGGCTGAAATCTTCAGCCATCATATTCATAGTAGACTCAAATCTATCATTAACAGCTTCAATAGCATCTGCCCAAGTAGAATAATAATTTTCTGTCATTTCTTGAGCATAATCTTCTGCTTCTTTAAGATTTTGTTCCCATCTAATGCGTTCATCATCACGAATAAAATCTTGTACTTTAGCATATTGTTCTCTTAAATATTGTAATTGTTGATCTGCTTGATTTTTACGATCAAAAGCCATAGCAGTAGCTTCTTTAGCCAATTTTACATTAGTTTTTTCAATCTCATCATAAAGTTTGGAACTCATTTTCATATATTGACGACCAGTTAAATCAACAATATTTTTATAAGAACTAGTTACATTCCTTAAAAATTCCATTCTGTCGGTAATACGATCAAGTTTATCAATATTTTCTTCCATAACCGTATTAATTTCTTCAACTTGTTCTTTTAACCAATCAGACATTTTTCCAGCTTCATCCATAAGCGCTTCAATCCACTCTCGCATTTGAGAAGCTTCTGCTTCGGTAAAAGTATTTCCATCTTTTTCCATTTGTGCCTTAAGAGCATTTGGATCAATAGTACCATTCATAATTTGATTCATTACAACATTACTATCTTTTATACCATGATTTTCAAAAATACCTTTTAATCCATTTTCATAAGTTTTAATTTTGCTAAAAGAAGAATCCATTTGTTTTCCAATATTAGCAATTCGCTCTCCAGCTTTATAAGCATCATCTTGAATTTGTTTAAGTAAGAAATCAAGAAGCTTTAATTTATCATCTTCTACATTAATTTGAAGAGTTACTATTAAAACAGTTTTTTCTAATAACTGATCATAAAGTTTATTTTGTTCTTCTTGAAGTTTTTGTTGTTGCTCAACTAACAAATCTTCTGTTTCTTCATATTGTTTTAAAAATTCATTAAAAGCATCATATTGAGCCTTTGCAGCTTCAAATGCACGTTCAGCTTTTTTATCACCTTTTGTAGATTTATTATATTTTTCTACTGCGGCATTGTATTTAGCATTATTTTGTTCAATTAATGCATCATAATTTGTAAGATTGCCATAATCATCAAATTGTGCACCAATACCCAAATAATTAGAAGCACCAGCTCCAACACTTTTAAATTTACTATCAGTTTCACTCCAATATTGTTTAGAACCACTTTGTAAATTTTGTTTATCTAATTTTTGATTTGCTTTAATTTGATTGATATATTCTTTTTGTTTATTTATTAATTCTTTTTGTTTTGCAATATTTTGATCTAATAATTTAACCTTATCTCTGCCAAAAGCACGATCATAAGCAGTATCAATTTTCTTTAATTGACCTTCAATAGATTGAAGTTGATTTTTAACTACATGATAACGCTCTTTTCCTTCATCAGGTTTTTTCATTGCGGCACGATTACGTTCAGCACGACGACCTCCTCTTCGACCGCCTTTATTATGCACTAAAATTTGTTGTTTACCTACATAATAATTATGATTTCCAGAGACTTCAAAGTTATAAACTATTTGAAGTTTTATTTCTATTTTAATTTTTTGAATTGGTAACCAAATACCAGAAGCAAAGAACAATAGATCTCCGGCGCGAAGTTCACTTGCAGGTAACCATTGAACCATTCCCGCACGTTTTACATAAAATGGATGAATACCAGTTGTTTTTAAAATATCGGATCCAATATAAATACTATGAATATCTGTCCACAGAGCATGAATCATTGTATCAACTACTGGACTATATTCATTTTGTTGAGTATTTTCATTATAAGAAAGAACAATATCTCCTTTTTTAATTTTTTCAATTGGGTAAAAACCTTGTAAAGTTGAAATTAATGTGCCTGCAATAAAACAACCACCTCCGCCGCCACCACCACCTGTGCGGCCAGAATTTCCTGCACCTGCAGCTTTGCCTGCAAAAGTACTTCCTTCAATGACAGGGATTGTTACTGTAGATCCATTTTTATGAGAGTTAGCAAAATGTTCATCTACTGTCACAGTACCACCAGTTGAACCATCAAGACCTGAATAAGTCATTTCATAATGACCATCATTATCACTATCTTGTATATTATCAATTCGCACTTCTTTCATAGTTACTTTAGGATTATAACCAATTGCTCCTAAAGCAGCGTTGACTTGATCAGCAGACATACCAGATTGAATAATCATACTGTTTAAAGCATCATAAAATGGAGCATCTTCAATTTTTGCACCAACTTCAATATCTTCTAAACCGATTTGATTAATTGTATCAAAAACGCTATTAACTTGAGAATTCCAACTTTCTTCATCAAAACCAAGTGGAATATTTTGTAATATTTGATTTTGAGCTAAAGCTAATCCCAAATCATCAATCGCAGTCATATCTCCTTCTGCTAAACGTTGAATTTCTGCCAAGTGTTCAGAAATAAAATCTTGACTTATGTCTTGATTGAACATATCGGATAAAACATCAGAAATTTCTCCAAGAACTTCTGGGGTTTGTAAGCCCATTTTATTCCAATTCTTCCATTCTTTTTGAATAGCTTCAACTGCTTCAATAGTATCTTCCCAAGCTGCGGCAGTGTCTAATAAAGCCTCTTCATTTTCAGCAAGGCTATCATCTATCCAATCTAAATTTTTTGCATTTTCTCGTAAATAATCATTATATTCTTTAACTTTTGCAATATCCATATCATCTGCTATTGCAGAAGTTTTCTTTTGTTCATTTAATTCAGCTTGTTCATCTTTAATACCTTTAAGGCGTTCTTCAATTTGTTCATCTGTTAATGTATTTTTTAAATTTTGATAAGCTTGATCTAATTCTTTAATTTGATCGGCAGTTAATTCTCCAGTATATTCTCCAGTTTTGGTATCGCGTTTTTCAAATTCTTCATTAATACGAGCTAAATGCCTATCATTAATACCTGATTCTTCAGAAAATGCATTAACAGCACCAATTTTTGCAGATAAATCAGCATTAGCTGCAACGGCTTCTTCTCCAGTCTTACCTTGAACAATTTGTTGATGACCAGATAAATCTTTTCCATTTTGGAAAGCTTCTAATGCCATTGCTTCATTGTTTAATTTATTAATTTTATCTGTAAAACCACCTAATGCAACATCTCCTTCTTGTAAAGCAGCTTGTAAATCTTCTACAGAACCAGTAAACATATAAGTTCCACTTGCTGTTTTACTGAAGAAATCTTCTACATCTAAACCATACTTATCTAAAGTATCATATTCAGTTTGAGAAATTTCTTTTCCCGTACTTAAATCTTTTGTAATATCATTAACTGCTTTATATCTATCCTCTGGAGAAATTTCTTCTTCTGGAGATATAGATTGGAAAATACCTAACATATTAGCTAACTGACCAGAAAAAATTTCAGATTCCACTCCTGCTTTTTCTAAAGCATTAGCTAAATCTTCAACATCAGCATTTTTCCAATCAATTTTATCTAACTCTTCTTCAAATTTAGCAACATCTCCACCATTTTCTTGAATGGTTTGTAAAAAATCAGTATATGCTTTTTGTTTAGAAATATCACCATAATTATTCATATAGATATCATCCATATGTTGCTTGATAGATTTCGCTTCATTTAAAGTAACATCTCCTAAAGAATCAATCGTTTCTTGGAATAATTTTTTAGCACTTCCAGAAAGTCCTTTACTTAATTCTTTAAAATCAAAATCTTTAACACTTTGATTAATATCAGCTTCTAATTGATTAATTAACTCTTCTTGAGTTAATCCATACATATCAGCTAATTCCGCAATTTTATCACTATCAAGACTTAAAGCTTTTAATAATTTATCTCCAGTTAATCCTTCAAGAGCATCTAATTCAGCTTTTGTTTTATCACCAACAAATTGACCAAAATCAAATTTATCATTTTCTTTATCATAATTTTGTATAGCAGAATCGGCAAAATCCTTAACTTCTTCAGAAGCATCACTTAAAAAAGCTCTAGCTTCATCTAGTGCGGTTTGAATATCACTTTGAGACATTGAAGCAACAATTATATCTGCTAATTCTTCTGGAGAATACCCTTTTCGACCTTCTTTTCCAACATCAAAATATAATTGATCTTTTTCTTCTCCTCTTTTAGCTGTTGGATGTGAACTTAATGAAACTCTTTCTCCTGTGACAGAAGATAAAGCTTCTTCTATTTTATCTCCATATAAATTTGCTATTGTTTGAGCTTGCACACCACTATCGCCTGGATGAGAATCAGCCATTGTTCTAATACGACCTTCCCATATTGAAGCAAGTTCCGTTTCACCTTTGACTGCAGTTTCAGCATAAGCCTTTTCAGTATCATTATATTTATCTCCAGCAACTTCTTCTACCCTTATACCAGCAATAATACTAAATTTTTCTGCAGCTTTTAAAGCAGTATCAGACATAGTATTAATATCATCTTGCCATTTAGTTAAATCTTCATCACTTAAATGAGAAATATCAATACCTAATTGTTGAAATTTTTTCTTTAAATCATCTGTATCAATTGCAGAAGATAAATCTTCTAAATTATTTTTAATAACATCTTGATATTTACTATCATAAGCATCTAAAGAAGAAAGAGAATCTGTTAAACTGCCAGATCCCATTTCTTTAATTAAATCTTTAATACCTACAGTTAGTTCTGCTTGAGTAGCTCTATAATCTGCTAATGCTGTAGCATATTCCATATTAGATGCAGCATCATCAGCTTTAGTTTGAGCTTTATCTAAAATAGTAGAATCTAAAGTTCCATTTTCTTTAAATCCTTTAGCTAATTTTTGATAATCTTCAGTACTTAAAAATTCTCCTACATTATTAAGAGTTTCAATTGCTGCTCGATTAGTTTCTCTTAAAGCATCTCGCCACTCTTTAGTTCCTTTTGTACAATTTTCAAGTTTTTCTACACAAGAATCATAAGTTTCAATTGTAGATTTTAAATCACTTGCAGCCTGTTTAGCTTCTCCAGTTTTTTCAGTTAAATCTTCAACTGTTTGTCTTGCTCTTTCAGCTGCATTTTCTTCACTATTTAAAGCATTAACTAATGCTTTAATAATCATTATTACACTAGCAACTACAGCTACTGCGGCCGCCATTGCTGCAACATATGGTAGCATTGCAGCCAAGCCCGCAAGTCTAGCTTTTACAACTTCCCAAATTGCTGTAGCTAAACCTCCATGAGCCACAGTATCAGTTGCTGCTGCACCAGCTTCTATTAACTCTTCAGCAGCTTCTTCTCCACTAGCTGCAGCATCTGCCTTTTTAGCAGCAACACTCTGCCAACCTACAATTATTTCATCTTTTTTAATAGCTTGTAAACCAAATAAACTAGCTAATTCTTCTTTATTTAAAGCAAGTTTTTTAATTTTTTCAATATTTTCTGCTTTAAAAGCAGAAGTTAAAGACATAGTTACAATTCCTAAAGAAGTAATAGTAGAAATTAATTTATCTCCTAAAGAAAGATCTTCATTACTCCAAATAGAACCAAGAGATTTTACAGAACTAAGTGCCATACCAAAAGACATTAAAGCAGACCCAGCTGCAGTAATACCTTGACCAACTCTTTGAGATACTGTAGCTTGAAAATTAGTAAATATTTCTGTAGCCATTTGAGTTTGTTCTTTTAAAGTTCCTACTCCAGCTGCACCTTCAGCTGCTCTAGCTCCAACATCGGACATTGCTTTTGCAGCTTCTTCTACTTTTGCTCGCAATTCATCCCAAGCTTTAGATCCTTCTTTAATACCGTTCGCCTCAGCTTGAATTTTAGTTATTTTATCAACAATTTTATCAAAACTTGTTCCAGAATTTCCTATTATAGTTGTCCAATCACTCCATGCTTGTTTTAATTCTTTAATATGAACACTACCTTCTGTAGAATTTTCTTTTAATCGATTAAAAATTGTTCCTAATCGAGAACCTAAAATACTTTCTGCAGATTCACCTACTTCTTGAAATCCTTGTTCTAAATTTTTTAGATCAGCATTTAATTGTTTAATTGATTCTTGATTATTACTATTCCATTTCATTCCATTCATAGAAGTTGCTAATTGAGAATCAATTTCTTGTGCTGCTCCTATTTGTTGTAATCGACCTTGTTGACCTTTAAATTCAGACTCGACAGCTTCTCGATTTCTTTTTCCATTAGTTGCAAGAACGACTTCTCGCTCTAATGCAGTAGCTTCTTTTTCTGCCTCTTGAGCAGCTTCAGCTTGCAATCTAACATTATCTCCTAAAGCTTTATTTTGATCTAATAATAATTGAGCAATAGTCTGTTGTTCAGCACTCATGCTTTCAGCAGAATTTAAATAAGCATTTTGTAAATCACCTTGAGCTTGATAACTTGCTGCTATATTAGCTCCACCAAGAGTTCCTTGCTCAACATTGGTTTTAGCTAATAAAGCATTAACATCTTGTCTTTGTTGTTCGACATATTGTTGACCACCCATCATAGCCAGTTGAAATCCAGAAGTTAATTTAGCAATTCCATTACTTAAATCTTGATTAAATATTTTAGTAATAATAGACCCTAATAATAATAAGGTTCCTTTCATACCTCCTAAACCATCAACTGCATCATCAATAACTTTTAAAAATCCTGCAAAACCATTTGCTAAACCAATAAAAAATTTATCATCTAAAATACTTTGATAAATGGCTTCCCAAGCAGCTCTTACACGTTTTTGAGCGCCTTCCCAAGATTCAGCATAAATATCAGCTTGTTCTTGTAAAGTTCCCTCTGCTCCTTCTGCAATAAGCACATTTTCTTTCATTTTGTCCCAATTATCCATAAGAGCAATTAAGTTAGTATATTGTCTAACACCACCAACTGTTTGAGCCAAAGCAACTTGTTGAGCTTTAGATAATTCATTCCAACGACCACCTAAATCATTAAGAATATCATCCATATTTCTTAATTCACCAGAAGTATCTAATACTTTAACTCCAACAGCATCTAATGCTTGAGAATATTTATTAAGATCAACACCATCTTCTAAAGTATCACCAAGTTTTAAACTTTCTAATCTACTAAACAATGTTCTTAAACCAGTACCGACAGTATCTGCACTTTGACGAGTTTGTGCAGTAATTGTAGCCATAGCTGCAGTAGCATACTCATAAGATAAACCAACAGTATCTGCTATTGCCGCGAATTTTTCTAAACCGGCAGCTATTTCTTGAGAACTTGAAGCGGTTGCAGCACCTAAAGCCGTAATTACATCAGCATAATATTCTAAATTTTGTGATCCATCATCAAAGTTATTCCAAATTGCAGTCATCTCTTGAGAAACTTCTTCAGCGCTTTGCCTACTAACATTAGCTAATTTAATAGTAGTTTCAGTTCTTTCTGCAATTTCTTCTTGATCTCGAATACCCTGTTGATAATAAATTAATGCGGCATCAGTATAACTCGTTGTAGTTGTACTTAATGCTTGTGCTGCTTTATTAGCTCTCTCGGCAAAACCGGCCATTTCTTCAGTTGATTGACCAGTAACAATTCGAATATTATTTAAAGATCCATTTAAATCTTGTGCATATCCATATGCTCCTTGAAGAGCACCCATAAAACCATGTAACATACTAGATGAAATTTGCCACCTAGCAGTATTTTTTAAGGTAGTAGCAAACTGACCTAACATTGTATTTGCATTTCGTAATCTAGCATCTGCATTATTAATAGAAGCAGCTAAAGACGCAAAAGCTTTATCTCCTTCTGGGCCTAATCGGCTTAATTGCTGTTGGTATTTTTTTAAAGACATACCGCTTTCAGTCATAGATTGCGTAAATTTTGTTAAATCTAATTTACCAGTATTAACATCTGTAGCATTTTGCAATTGAGCTTTTAATTGAGTTGCTGCAGTTGTTGCTTGTTGTAATTCTTTAGTTAAAGCTAATTTACCATTATTACGTCCAGCTATATTAACTAAATTTGTTAATTGCTGTTGCAATTGCATAATTTGAGCTTTAGCTTGCCCAGTATCTGCAGTAAAAGCAAGATTAACATTCAATTGTTTAGCCATCTTTTATTTGCTCTCCTTTCTCTCATATTTTTCTTTTTTATTTGCGCAAATAAAAAAAGAGGGTGGTTAGAGTATCTAGTTATTACTCTAACCACCCGTACTCCTATTGTTTTATAAAAATTATAACAATAGAATGAAACTATTTAGCCCAATTTAGTTAAAACATTCTTAAGCAGTTCAAGATTTTCAGGGTCTGCAATTTCTTTTTGAATCTTTTGAGCATCTAAATCAAGATTTGAATAATCTTGAACAACTGAATCTAAAATACCATATATAGAATTTCTATAATCATAATAAGATTTAATGACATTATCAATTCCTTCAATAATAAAATTATATTCATCAGATGGAATTGCTGTCATAATTTTATTAATTATGCCATTTTCTTCTAACAAATCATATAATTTAGGTAAATCTGATAATTGCTTTTCAGTAAAACTTAAATTACTATAGGCCCTTACCATCTCAACACTTCCTACCACATCAATTTTAACTGGATTAGCAAAATTGTTATCATCTGCCGATCCATTAAGCACGGCCGCAATCAACGCCAATTTATCATTAATAGGAAGATATTGTAAAACTTCTACTTCTATATCATCTGTTAATTGAACTTTAACAGTTTCATTTTTCTTTTTAAGTCCAAGTTTTGAAAAACTTACTTTTGCCATAATAAGCCTCCTTTTTCTCTTTTATATATTATATCATAAAAACCTAAAAAGGTCAAATTTATTAAAATAATTTCACTGGCTTTGTTGGTCCAATTTGATGTTCTAAAGCATCAAACATAGGATTTAAAAAAGCATTACTAGTATCATCTACAGTTCCTTTAAAAGCTGCTAAATGAACATTTCTATCAAAACGTTCTAATAAATAATTTGTCAATTCTTCCTTACTTAATTGATTTGGACTACTTACTATAAATTTTGCAGTATTCATATATTGAGTAATACCTGGAGCAGCAGCTTTATTACCTTTAACAGCATATTGAGCATCATCTGTAATTACGTCTTCTTCAATAATTGCTGGTCTATTCGTAACTCCAGAAAGATAAGTCCAAAAAAACTGTTTTATTAAACCATCACTATAATAATCTGGACTTCCAATTCCTATCCCACATAATACATCTAAATCACTTTGATGTTTTGCCATCAATGCAGCAACATATCCTTCTTTAACAACACCAAAATTTGCTACTCTTGCTAAGGCCCACTGACGTCCTTCTTTCCACATTAAAAGACCCCATTGTTTTTGACCTCCTCCAGCATGTTCATAAAAACGATTTAAACGATTAACAGTTCCAGCATAAGCGGCTTGTGCTGTTTTAACATGAATATCACCAACTTTTTTTGCCATTTCTAATTCTAATTCTTTACTTTGATCAGCAAATAATAACCCTACATTTTGGTAAATACGACCATGCTTATCCATGTAATCAATTAAATCAAGCATAGACATTTCAATTGTTCGTGGTACTCCAGTAGCTGAAGTATATACAAAAACTGCTTTTTTAGGTAATTCACCTCTATATTTAGTTAACTCATCATCAAATTTAAATGCTGCAGTATATCTCCTACGAATTCTTTCTAAACCTATTTGAGTTTTTTCATTAGCAATTTGTTCAGGATGATCAATATATTGTTTAGATTTTTGAGTTAATTGTTTCATTTTTATTCGATATTCTTCATCTGCTATTTTTTTTTCTTCTAAAAATTCAGCAGCTACTTGTTGCAATCTTTGCCAAGCTTGTTCTGAATCTACCGCACCATCTTCTGCTCCCAGCTCTACGCCCTCTTGAATTATAGATAATGCTTCTGAAGTATCTATTGGAATATTAATATTTTCCATATTTCTCCTCTAACTCCTCTCCACGAAAAATAAGGGAGAGACTCAAATAGAATCTCTCCCTTTAAAAATCATCTAATTAAAAGATCGTTTAATTAGTGCCAAGTACTATCTCTATGAGCATCAGCCATCTCTTCATCTTTAATAATCTGAATAGCAGCTAATACTTTCTTACTGTGGTCAAATCTTGTATAATCTGGGAATGCATCCATAGTAAATGTAAATGTACTTGGATCGCCAGAAGATGCCATAGTAAATGTGAAGTTACTTTGAATCTTACAGTTAGGAATAATGAATTCAGCTGGCATATCTTTACCATTCTGATCTCTAAATAATGTAGAAGCTTCAAGATAATAGTTTCCACCAAACTTATCTGCAGTAATCTCAATCTGTTGAGCATCAGCAGTTCTTGCAGTATAGTAATCTACAAGAATAGCATCAAATGCACCATTCTTGATAGGATCCTTAATAGTATAAGTATGAGCAGTTTCTCCCTCTCTTAAATTAGAATAATTATCATGAGGTGCTACAAGAATTGTATTACTCTCAACCTCACCATGTACTGGAATATAAGGCTCAGAAATAATTTCACCATTTTTCATAAGCATTACATAAGCAAAGTTATCACCCTTATTAGTAGGAAGATATGGAGCTTCACTTAAAGTAATATTAAGACCATTTTCATCAATTACTACTCTTTCATCACTAGCATCGAAAGTTTCTGTTAAATGCTGATAAACTGGAGTAGAAGCAGAAGCATCAATTAAACCAGCACCAGAAAGAATCATGAAACCTTCTGGAGAGATTAAAGCGTCTTCCATAGTGAAAGTAACTGTACGTTCACCTTCCCATGCTACTAAACGAGTGTTACCACGACCACCCTGTGCATATACAGTAGTAGCAGCACCTTCCATACTAGAAGTCTTTAAAGTATCGAAGTAAATTACAGGTTCGTTAGCATAGAAGATTTTATCACCGATCTTTTGCGCTGTCTTAGCTTTAAGAACAACGTCGCAAATCTCACGAACACCAAATTTCATAGTGCATATTCCTCCTTATTAATTTTAATGGATATTTTTCATCCAGTTGTCTGGTTGGGAATCCGGACTGCCACCCGCTAAACGAGTTCGCACATCAATATCCCAATTCATAAACAGTATGTATCTTTCTACTAAATCGTATAATTGAAACATTGTTGTATTAATTAAATCCAATAGGGACATTGAAGATAAACCAACCGTTAACATAGAAAGATATCTACTAAATACACTTGAGTTTTCACCACCTTGTTGAGCGGCTACTCTTTGTCGTCCACGCATTAATTTCTCGGCAATTTCTCTGGCTTTATCATTGGCTGGGTTAAAAGCTTGTTGATCCATTGGCCCATCTTTTGCGCAGAATACATCTCTTAATGTCTTTTGGAATATTTCAAAATTTGAATTATCTACTGTAATAGTTGTTTCTCCTTGCTGAAAAACCAAAGACATTGGAGTTATTAAAATATTATAATTAGGAAAAAGTAACTGTAACAATTGCATTACTGCAATTTTTTTATCAGCAGTTTCTTTTTCATTCATTATTGTCATAAATATTTGAAAATTTGTTATACTGTCTAAATCATCTTTGTCCTTCACGAACATACTTTTATACAAGCATAAACATTGTACACCAGTAAAAAAATCAGTTTCTCCTAAATAAGAAATTTCTTTTAAAGTAGGCTGATGTACTGTTAATTGCAACTCCGGAATTGGGATATCTGTACCAGCCATTAACGCAAGACGAATGTCCATATTATCTCAATTGCGGAATATCCTTAAATTCTTCAAGGAACACTAAATTATCTTGTGGGTTAGGAAACTCCTTCTTATCTTCTTCACCATGCACCGCACGATACATCAAACATAAACCCGCAAATTCATCTGTTAAAATAATTTGATTTGCACCTAAAAACTCCGTTTCCCCAATTCCAGTTAAATGTTTACCATCAAACATTGAATCTATTTCAGCTGCAATACGATAAGGTCTTAGCTGGAAATCATCTAGTGTCCATTGATCATAATGACAAATAATATCAAATTCAATAATATTATCTCTAAATTCAGGATTAGTCCTATTTGGAGTAAAATTATCAAATCCAATAATTATATAATTCAAAACGCTCCCATCAACATAAAGCTTTGGAACATTCTTAATATTTTTACCAAATAATTCAATAGATTGCTCCTCTGTTAAATTAGGTTGACGTAAAGCATCTTTTGTATTGTAATATAATAATCTCTTAAGTCTAGCATTTCCTAATAACTGTTTAGTTATAATACCCATATCTTTATCAATAGATAAAAAACTAGACTTAGGTATTGTATAACCTTCAATCTTCATAAATGTACTCCTTTATCTCTCAAAACAATGATTCAACTACTATCGTTTTAGAAGTTAAACCATATTTAATCTCAAATTGTCCATGATAAGAACTGTCCCATTTAACCCATAATTCACTAGGATCTTCTGGATTTACTTTCCAAAGAACAGGATATTCTTTATCATCAACACTCCATTGAGAAGTTAAAATACCTTTAAATTTATAACTAACTTGAGTTCTTGGTTTAATAAAAGTTGGACCCTCGATAAGAGTGTCAGTAGACCAACTATTAGGATTAATAGGTTCAGTCTTTAAAGCTCCCACTAAACCATTTTCTAAATCATCTTCAGTTTCATTAACATAATATTCAACTGCAGTAATCTCTAATATTCCAGGAGAACTAATCCAATCAGTGGCTTCAACTCGCCAACAAACTTGCGGACTTCCCTTATCTTCCCCCTGAAGGTAAAACTTAGAATATCTACGAAAGTACTTTAATGCAGATTCTGTTCTAGGCATATAAATACTTAATGAATGGTTAGGAGTATCAACGCTAATTTGGTGTTTTTGTATATAATTAATTTTAGTTTCAACCGGACCTCTAACCGCAACGTAAGAGGAATGCACGCCATCTTCATCCTCCCAACTAATCTGATAAGAGCATTTTCTAATGTCTCCTCTAAAATATGCAACTTCATTTAATTCTTGAAGCCTAATTAGCCAAAAGGTACCAGTACCTACCCATTCAAAAATATCGCCTGGTTCATATCCGTTCTCAAAAGGAACAGATACGATTTTATCATCGTAATCCATTTTTAATTTATCTGGATTAATAAGTGCTCTACATACTTGTGGAATATAATCTAACTCTTCTTGACTTTTAGATACAGAAAAAACTCTTTTAATATCACATGCTTGATAAGAATAAAGCAATGCTCGATCAAGCGTTCTTCTTTTATCAAAAATCATTCGATGTTGTTGAAAAGTTCCACCATTTAATTGTAATCGTTTAGCTTGACAAGAAACTCCCTCTTTGTCTTCAAAAGTAAATTCTATTTTATCTTTTTCTACATAAGGTTGTTCTAAATCCTTAGGAATTCTAAATCCTAAACGTCCGTTCATTAAGTGTAAAGAAGGATTTTGTTTAACCTCATAACCTGACATTAGTTTAACTCCTGTAATAAACTTATACTTTCAAATATAGTTTTACGATAAAGTTCAAATGTACTCTCTTTAACTTTTAATCCCTCTAATTTACTTAATAACTGTAAAAAAACTGGCCCAACAAAAATTTCATTGAGACCAGCAATTTCTATAATAACAGTATCTAATTGTTTAGACCAATCTTCATCATGTTCACGCATTGGAATTAATTTCCATAATTGGTTGGTTAAGCGCTGAACATCTTTTGCAATAACCTCATCATCAAATCCTATATCATATTTATCTACCATCATTTGACATCGCTCTATCTTTTCCGAATAAATACCATTCAGAACGATATACTCCATCATCATCAAGTTTTCTGCGCTTATAAAGTCTTTGCATATGAAAAGACTCTCGTTGCGCTTCTGATAAAAGACTTAATAGTTTTGCTAAATGATTTGCTTGAGAGGTCATCTTAAAATCACTTCCAGAATATTTCATACGAGTATTTTCAATAGAAGTTACTTGACGCTGAACCCAACCACATTTCATTAATAGCGCCAAAATATTTATCTCTTCGGATGTTAAATCCGCATTAAAAGAAGATTGTTCAACAAGGACGTCAGGAACATCGACTTCACTAGTTTCAGTTAAATCGTTCCAAATTACTCCGATAATAAAATCATCATCTGTAACTGTATCTTCACGAATAATAGCTGTTTTAATCTCATAATCTTGAAGATTCTTTCTAGGAAACTCAAAACCAGGAATAGCATCTATAAGAAGATGTTGAAGGTCTCTTAATGTATCTTGTGGAGTTAACTCCATATACATATCATCAGTAATTTTTTCAAGAAAGCGATTATATATAGTTGAAAACTTTGTTCCCATAAAACGCCTCCTTATTTATTTTTCATCTTTTTTAACTACTTTATATTTTGAACCAGAAGTTCTTCTCTGAATAGTAGGTTGCGGTTCAGCCGTCTTATTCGGCTGTACACGTCTCTGTGGTTGCTGAGCCTGTTGAGCTTGCTGTGCAGCCATTTCAGCTTCTTCTTCCTTTTTAGCCTGAATCATACGAGCAAGATCAAGACCTTTCTTTTCTTTAAAGGACTGCATCTTTACTGTATCAGTAAGTGGAAGTTCCACAGAAAGAGTTTTAATAAGATCAATAACTCCCTCTGGAGCAAAATCAAGACAATCAAGCCATTCATCATGAGTACCATTAAGAATAAGATCTTGTACTTGTGCTGGAGTCATGTTATACTCTGGCTCAACATCTCCCACAAGGTCAGCCCGCACATTAGGATCTTGAATAAGAAGATATTCTTTAATCAACTTAATTCCTCCTGGTTGATAACTCAACTCTTCAAGTTCAGCTTTACTTATTTTCTTAGTCTCTCCTGGTGCAAACTCACGATTTTTTACACCGACTTCAGGTGCAGAGTAACCTACTCTACTTGCACTTCTGTTCGTCACTAAATAAATTTTATCTGACATTTTATATCTCCTTTATCTCCTAACAAAAACAAGGGGAGAAGGGGAACTTCCCCACTCTCCCCTATCTCAATTTTTATATTAAATAATCAATAGTTAATTATGCTTCTTGGAATACGATATTGTATTCAATATCATTTACCTTAATAGTTCTTGGAAGGTCTTCTGCCTTGAACCAGAATACGAAGTGACCAGCTGGTAAATTAATTGAGTTAGCTTCTTCTACATCAGATTGATCCATTGTATAAGAGTCTCCCCACTTAACGCCAACAATTGTGTCAAGACCTGTATCCATATCAAGAGCAAGCCACTTTCCAGTACCTTGGTTTGGATTAGTTGAAGCAAAACTATTTAATTCATCAAGGCTACCAGAAACAGTAATTGTAGTACCGTTTTGTGTCACTGTAACTACGTCCTGATTGGCTTGCGACTCAGTCGCATTATCATCAACAGGCGCGGTAGCGAGTTTACTTGCAGTTACGCTAATTAATTGCCCTGGTTTGATGCACCAGCAGCATCAGCAATATTCTCAACGAAAACATTGTTCTTAATGCTGTCCTTAAGCTTGAATGCACCTTCCTTGCTAAGACTTTCGTCTTTATATACATGAATAGCATTATCCATCATGCAAACTACTCCAACCTTCTCATAGATGTGAATATCATGAGACCAGTCGTAGTTCTCAAATTCATTAGTATAAAGATCACCTTCAAAAGCAACCTTTACTGGCTTCTGATCAGCAGCAGAAGGAATAATCCAGCAGAAGCTTGGATCTACAACCTTAACCTGCTCAAAAGCATTTTTATATTGGTTAGGAAGAATAACAACATTCTCACCCTTGTAACCTGTAAGACGACCAGTTCTATAAAGTTCATCCTTCATAGCTTCTGTATATCTCCAAGCTTCCTGTGGGATCATCTTAACAGCGAATTCATTTGTGCAGTAAATAGTAACATTACCATACATTTTAGCATTGTTAAGAAGTGCATCAAATGCAGCCTCGTCGAAATTATTTCTAACTACCTTATGAGCAGCTGGAAGCTGACCCATACCTTCGTTCATAGCCTCACCAATTTCTTCGTAAATGAGGTCATCAATTGCTTCGTAAAGAATATTTACAAGCTCTGCCCAATCTACACGGCCATCAAGGAATTCCTCAAAACCGATCTGAGCTGCTCCACCGATTGCAGATGTAGGAACTTCGAAGCTCTCTTGGCTTGCACCAAGTTTCCAAACTTCGTATACACCAGCAAGTCCAACACGTGTGATGAACTGTTTACCACGGTTACGAGCATTATTAAGGTTCTTACGACGGAAGATTGGCTTTTCACCTTGTGCGAAGTGCTTAACTTCAGCAAATCTCTCGTAATTTTCCTTCACTCTCTCTGGAACGATTTCAGAAAGAGTTTCTTCAATAATACGGAAAATAGTATTTTTATTTTCTCTATATGAACGATAGTCAGGTGCTAACTCTGCGAACTGAGAACGAAGAGTTTCCTGGACTTCGTCATAACTAAAGTTCTCTCCATTAAAGCTGTATGCTACAGGAGTAGAACGTTTAGCCTTAGCTGCGATTTTTGCAAGCTTTACAAAATCTTCAGTCTTTAATAACATTTGCTCTATCTCCTTCCAAATTATTTAATTCTCATAAGCTTTACAGCTCTCTGACGATCACCGAGATCATAAACTTTAACAACCTGCCATACCATATCTGCATCATCTCCAGCTGGAGCAAGATATCCATCTGCTCCTGGAGCAAATGTAGCACCAAGTGCTGGAGCTTCTGTAGCCATGATACAATTTGTTGTATAAATATCACCAACGTTAGTCTTGAATACACGAGGAACCATCTTTGTGTTTTCAGGCATCTTCTTTGGGCCACCATAATCCCATTCAGCAGCGAATGGATTATCTGTAGAATCCCATTCTCTAGGATCTGCAGAAGTTGTAACCTTTGGAATAGCATTACCCTCAGCATCAACACCACCATAATATCTTGGTTGTGTCATCTGCTTCATAGAAGTTCCATCAATAGGACTGTAAACGCGAGCAACATAGTTATCTCTAAGCATTGCGAAATCGCAATCAGATTCGCCATCACGATATACCTTTACTTCGTTAAAGACTAACATCCATTCGCCAGCACCGCTAAAATCAACAACGCCATCTTTGTAATTATATTTTACAAACTGACCATTCTCAAGTTTTTCAATAGTGCTTGCAGCTGGCAATTGAGCGTAAATTTGACCAGTTCTCTGTGCAGAGAGATGGTTAGGTTCAACTTGACCATATCCACGCTGAACGAAAGTAGCCCCACTTAAACGTACTTTAGCCATCTGTTTTTTCCTCCTATTTATTTTTCACTTTTCTTAATCTTCCGAAGGGCACTGACTAATGCTGGGATATTAGTATCTTCGGAATCGTCATCTACATCATCTAAACTAAATGTAGTATCGACATTATTTTCATTATCTACGTTACCAGATAAGTCTAACTTATTATGTACGCAGATAACAGAAAGCTTCGCTTCAATCTCGTCAAGAGAATAATTATCAATATTGTCTTGAACATCTTTCTTTTCTTCATCAGAAAGCATATAGAAACTATTAATCATAGTCTGCTTTTCTTCTCTGTCTTTAGAATTCTTAAATTCTACTAAACTAGCATAAGATGTAGACATTTCATCAAATTTTCTCTGAAGTTCATTAAATTGAGTTTCGAGATTAGAATAACTCTCCTGTAAATTTTGAAAATCTGTTAGACTAAATTGAACTTCCTCGCCCTCATTTTCAGAATTTTCTTCTTCTGCAGGCTCTTCAGCTTCTTCGTCTTCAGACTCTTCTTCTTCATCAACCTGGTCTTCTTCAGCCTCAGGTTCTTCAGCAGAATCTTCTTCAGTTTCAACAGGAGCGCTTTCAGCAGGATCTTCTACCTCTGGAGTAGCTACTTCTTCCTCTTCTTCTTGAGTTTCAATAACTTCCTCTTCTGGTTTCTTTAAATCTTTTAATTCCACTGTAAAGTTTCCTCCTTTCAATTGTTGAACTTCTTTCATTAGTTTATAAATTTTACTATCAAAACTTTCATCTAATGAAAAACTTCCAGTGATTTGTGCGCCCTCAAAACAAGGCTCATTTTCTTCTCCTAAAATGCACAATCCTCTAAAGATTGCGTCATTTATAATGAAAAATTCCATACCACTCTTATCATCAATTGTCCAATGTCCTTGTAAAGATTCTTCATCTAATTCCATAGACTGATTATTTCCTTTGGTAAGAACTCGGTTTGCCTCAGGATATCTTCCAGTCCATATATAACCTTCGGTAACCATGTATGTATGAATATTTTCACTATCGTCTAAATAATCTTGAAACCACACTTTAGCATTTAAATCAACAAAACCATAAGGTCTTGTTTCATCACTAACTTCAAGTCTTCCACCAGAAATGTGAATTACTTGATTGTGCTCGTCAAAATCTGCTTTTTCTTCCTTCCAAAATCCCATAATCGGGCTTCCTGGAAGCGAGTTAGCCATCCTGGCCGCAGTTTCCTTTGAAATAATACTACCATTGCGATTTGGCTCATCACCTACATAACAAACCTTAATCTGAACTTTTGAAATCATCGGATTTAAAGGAGTTATGTTTATCAATTCACAAGGAGTATTTAATTTAATACTAGTATGCATTTTGCTAATCTCCTTTAATTCATTGACTCTTTATTCTGAATGGTCTTATCACTTAATTCGCCTTCATCCTTTTTAGGACGTCCAGTTTCACCCTTCTCTTTTGGAACGGCGCCACCCTCTTTTTTAGCTGTATCTGTATTACCATCATTTTTATTATTATCACCTTGTTTATCATTGCCCAAATTTCTTAAATCTTCAACAGACATTGTAGAAGACATAAGAGGTGGAATCATGATTTCACTAAGATGTAATACATTATTCTCAAACAAAGCAGTATTAAGAATAAAGCTTTGGCTTTGTCCTAAAGCAATCTGAGGTAACATTTTAGAAAAGCCCATTTGGGTTTGTTCTTTATACAACTTAGCCAATGCTTGATAGTTATTCTGAGTTGTATGTAACATATAAAATCTAAAGTTCCATTTCTTTTTATTAGAACTTTGCTTTTGAGCAATAGTATCAAACAGAACTTCAAATTGCAAAATTAAATCTCGTAAAGAACCCTCATCAGCTAATATAGATTTCTCAAGAGCAAGATTTCCATCTGTATTAAAAATATTTTTTGAAGAACCTAATGCGTTATAAACAGTACGTTCAGCATTATTCAAAGAATCATCCTTTACTGTCGCATTAGCCTCAGATACATCAATACCTTCAATATCCGCGAATGTTGTTAAAACATCAACTCCAATAGCATCTCGTAACATTTCAACAGCATTATTATGAATATCTCTTGCTTCATCAACGTCAAAAATTAAATCCCCATTTTTATCCATAGGTAATTTTTGAACAATAATCTTTAACAGCTTCTGGAGTTGTCTTTGTCTATCAATACCTTGAGTAGTATCTAAATCAATAAGTGCTGGAATAGCATTTATAAATAAAGGTAAACCATTAAGTCCATTAAGACTACACATAAAAGCACATTCTGGATCTAAAAGATACCAATGTCCTTTTCCAATTCCAGTAGTGTATAATTCATCATTAGGCAGTTTACCTTGTTTATAAAGAAGGTATCCCTTCTTAAATTCTGGAGGGAATAAATCAAGCACTTTCATACGATAACCAATATCTGGAAACTTTGTATCAAAGAATGTCATATCAAATTCGATTGCGGGAACACCGGCAATTTTGTATCTAGAACGACACCATCTCCAAGGAAGATCCTGGATTAAAAGTTTCCCATTGCCATCATATGCATATCCAAAATAAACACCATCACGAATAGTCCTTAAAGCAAATTCTCCACATAACTTTTTAATATGAGAAGCATCAAAATAATTAAGTGTTTTAGTAAAATCAGCAATAACTTTTTCTTCTTTGACATTATCACTAATTAATTCTGGACACATATACCAATCATATCTATACATACTTGCAAAATAATTTACAATTTTTTGATAAATACCATTAGTCTTATAAAAATATCTTGAAATCTGTCTTAATGTTGGAATATCGTTATTAATCAGTGCTTGAATAACGAACCCTTTATTATTATACCCACGATTATCCAGTTTCTCATAATATCTCAAATCAACAACTGCATCACCATAAGCGCGAGTTCCAATTTTTAATTTTGCATAACTATCAACTGTGGAAGTAGGAGCTTTTAACATATCAAAGCCTTTTGCACGAATCTGATCTTGTCGATTTTGCATCTACTATACCTCCTTAATATCCAGCTTTATGCATAATATAATCATACGTAATAAGGTTCTCTTCTGTGTATGGAATTTCTATTAATTTAAAATCATGTAAAGCACAAAATCTTCTTTTCTTATTATCATTGTACTGTTGTTGATAAAATCCTCTTTTTCCACCAAATTTTGCACTTGGCTCATAATGTTGTTTACCTTGATATTCTATAATAAAATCAATGTAACCATCATCATCAAATATTACAAAATCAAATCGTAAAGGTTTACCACTAGAACTTCTAAGATCATTAAAACTATATTCCATTTTATAGTTTAAGCCAGATTCTTCTAATATTTCATGAATCTTCATTTCTCCTCGACTAGCATCCATTTATAAACCCCCTCTTTAATTTTTAAACATCCAGTCTTTTGCATTAAATTTCTTTTTCTTCTTTTTCTTTTCTTCTTCTTGATGTATATAATATAAACCATACTCAAACGCAGAGAATTTATCCTTTCGGATACCCCTATTCGCTTGTTTTAAAATGATATTTACGCCCTCATTTTCTTCTCGTAAATTCATCATTTCCTCTTTTAATATGGAAGTTAAAGTAAATGGTTTTAAATATTCTGCCCTTTCTTCAGGCTTCATATTTTGTCCAACTTTAGTTCCAAGTAATTTCTGTTTAGCAATTCTTTCATCTATTAAAAATTTAACTTTACCAGATGAAAGAGATGCTCTAGCATTTGCGTGAGCTTCACTATTAATTGGCGCATTCGCTTTAATTAAGTATAATGCGTCTTGCTCGCAAGACGCGGTTCGATATTTTTTATACTCTAACTCAGCGCCTTCATAAGTACCACCATAAACTCCAAAGTCTGGATATACTTCATTAGTTTCTGGATTAATTTGCGGTTTGACCATATAGTCTACTAGACCAATACCCAAACCGTTCGCATCTATAACCATCCTACGAGCATTATACTTATAGAATAGATTCTTTAATTTTATTGCTTGATCCTCAAAATGAGTATCATTTATTGTATATATATTTACTACAGACTTAATTGCCGCTCCTTGCGGTTGAGGCGTACATTTAAAAACAATTGCTACAGTATCACAACTTTTACGACCAACGTCGACTGCGATGATATAATAGCTGGCCTTAGAAGATCGGCCACTGGCCGCATACTCTGGCTGTTTTAATATCCGATTTCTATCAAATATTTCAGAATTAAAAAACGCATCTTCTACAGTTCCAGACCATTTACTTTCATACTCTCTTTCAAATGAAGTCTCATTAAATGTTCCGTCCATTTTCAGATCCCTTACAAAGTTCTTATCTAATAAACGAACTAATACAGGTATTCTATATGTTCCTCCCATTACCATTGACTTCTCTGGTTTAACTATTTGCCATACCAGCAATTGAATTAACTTATCATACGGAAAAGTATTTTTCCATCCCGCAGTAGTAATATAAAGTTGCGACTTATTTAATTGTTCTTCTGGATGAGTAGTACCATCCATACACATTCTAGAAACGTTCATTGTAGGAATAATAACTTCTGAAAGAATAGTACCATCAACTCCAGCACACTCCTCGATTACTCCACCATGGCGTCTCTTACCTCTTGAAGTCTCTCTGGCCGCAATATTATCAAAGTAAGATTCATTTTTGAAAACATACTTACAATAATCTTTACCTTCCAAAGTAACTCCACGTGACCAATTTATCTCTTTTTTAAAAGCTGGAACTAATGAACAGATTTCTTGCACTTTTTCTTTCATAATTCCTGCAGCTTGTTCTTTACCACCAGATGTTACAAACAGTTTACATCTTGGATAAAGAATACATTTAATCATCAATATCATCATCGCAAGAAATGATTTTGAATACGCACGTGGGAAAACCGCATACATATATTGATGTCGCATCGCAGCTCTTAAAAATACTCTTTGATAAAAATAAAATTTAAACTCTTGAGGGTTTCCAAATTCAAGTAGAAAATCTACAAACATATCTGGATATTCCCTCCAAAAAGAGATATACTGTCTTCCTATTGGAACACATTCCATAACTCTTTCTTCTGACAGTCCAATCTTTTTTCTCTGTTGAGAGAGATTTAATAAGTCTTGTAAAGCCATATTATCCCTCCTCTACTAATTGTTCTAGCAACTCCTCATCTGACATTTCTTCTTCTTCTAAGAAATCACTATATTCCCCAAAATCTTCATCTTTAAGTTGATCAATTTCTTCAAGAGTTAATTCTTCTTCAATATCTTCATCTTCCTCTTTTTGTTCTTCTTCATACATTTTCTTCATAGCACCTTCAATAAGGTTTCCAAGATTCATTTCTTCAACGACCAAACTATGAGTATAACCTTTTAAATCCATTAAAGTTTCATCAACTTTATCATTTGGTCTTTCAGTATAAAATCTAGGAATAAAACCATCTTTTTCACATATAAGAATGAACTCAGAAATTGAGTCAACAAATTCTCCATTTTCTCCTTTATTCTGTGCCGCAGTAAATTTACCAGACTTCATTAAACTATCATACATTTTAACCATTTTCTGCGCACCATCAACATCTCCTATATCGAGAAGCTGATTAGCTTTTAATGAAGTCTTACATACTAACTTAAGAGTATCTTCATGACCTGCACCACGAATATCATATGATTGCATCATTTCCTGATACAATTGTTCCAATTTAACCCATTCTTCAGGTTTATATGCCTTACCCCATTTTAATCGTAAATAAGTTTTATCTTCATCGGTTAATTCATCTACAATTGGGTTACTATCATCACCATTAATATCATCAAAATAATCCCCACCGATCGGGTCATCCTGGGCCGCAATGACTGGCTCTTTGAACCCTTCTTCTGGAATTATGATTTTATTTTCACTTAAAGTTTGAGCAATTTCCGCAGCAGAGTAACCTTGTCTTTTCATAGTTTGTTCAGTGCGGTTATCAGCTAATTCTTGTAAAAAAGAAGTATCATTCCACCGATAATCCTTAAACTGTTTTAAACGCATTTTAGAAAGATATCTCCCTAAAATAGTCATTCCAGTTACTTTAGTAGGATCTTTAGCATAAGATGCTAACAGCTTTTGCCATTCATCTGGAATATAAGGCACATCACATTCTTGAAGAATCCAAAGAAAAGTATCGGGGTTCCAATTGTCAACATGTAGAGTGATACACTTCTTACATTGTTTCAATTTACCATCTGGATACTTTTCAGTATTATTACTATTATAAAATTCATCGGCCCGCATGGTACGATGGCATTTTTCGCAAAAGAATGTTTGATTCTTATCTACTGCCATAATAAACTCCTTTCTTTCCTTTCTACCAAAAATAAAAACCTATAGTACTCACTTATTTACTTTTGGCCTTAGAATTTCGGCAAGCTTTACAAATGGAATAAAAACCATCTCTACTTGTCTTATTTTTAGAAAAGTATTTATTATGAGCTAACTTAACCTGCCCGCATCGCGAACACTTTTTATATTTACCTTTTTCTATATTTAAAAAATACCAATCTAAAGTTTCATCTTCTGCAACAGAAGCAATCAATTTAGGAATTTTATTCCTCCATAAGGAACTAATATACTCTAAACTATGAGTTAACCCAAACTTCGCCTGCAATAACTCTTGAATCTGAATATTCTGCAAACCATCAATTTTTGCAATAACAATTTCCTCATAAACTGGATAATCTTTAAGAGCTTTCTCACTAATTCTATCAAAATCATGCATTAAATACCAAGTATCATCTTCAAAATTACCCCAAGCAGCTTCTTTTAGTTTAGAATAATTACAAAGAATAGCACTACAAACTTTAGGACTACATAAAGAAACTCCTTCTGGAATTATATATCCATCTTCACTAAAACTAAAGCTATCCGGTAAAAAAGTAGTATGACGACTATGAGTTAAATTACTAAGTCTAATTGGTTTGCGATAAGCCTCCTTAATAATATATTGACTTTTCCGCAAATCTATAATCGCCTTTTTAATAATATACTTATCTTTCCCTTCAGCTTTCTTCAACTGTTCTTCCCATAATTGAATAGCTTCCCGCACTTGCTTTAAATAAGGTATTTCTTCTAAATCTTTTTTTGTAATTGTAACTTTTGGTTGAAATATTTGTGTCTTTGATTCATTAATTAAATTATAAATTCCATCTTCACCATTCTCAAATTGAGAAACCAATCCTTCATATGACGTTTCTCTTTTATTAACCGTAGTCATACGGTTTTCAGTAAGGATTTTTTTCTCCTTCCTTTCTTGTTTCTCCATACATAAGATTAGGTAGTCAGCCAGAATCTCCAAATATTGGGGATTTGGATCTGGATTCTCTTCCAAGATCCGTTTGACCAACTCATTTCTCTCTTGTGGAGATTCTATGGTATAATCTAACTTTATTATCCTAACCACCTCCAGTCTCGATTATATTTTACAAAAAATTTCCATACAAGTCAATTTTAATTGAAAAGTCCAAAAATTTTTGTTATAATATATATAAGAAATGATAAAAAATATTTTTTAAGATTTTATAAAGGAGAATTATAATGACAAATCCTTTTCTATCAATAGCAGTTGTTCTATGGGGGCTTATGGCTTTACTACTCCTCCAACAGTGGATCAAACCACTGAAATCAGTTCCAGTAGGAGTAGCATTTTTCGTCTTTCTCCTAATAGTAATAACTGCACCTTGCCTTGTAGTAAGTGAAATAGTAATGGGGTTTTTGGATCTTGTTTTTCCAGAAGGATGGCAAGAGAATGATAGCCAAACCCCTAGATTCTAGTAGGAGGCTAGCCCGCATATGAAACGAATACACAAATACCTTCTTGAAGAAGGTGAAGTTTGGATAGAAGATCCAATAGAGAAGTGGTTAACTGCCCAGGTTCAAGGTGATAAAGTAGCAGTCTGGGCGCAAATCGACACCCTTGAAGAGCCACACGAATACTATCTCTACACTCTTGGAACAGGCTGGTCTTGTAAAAGAATTCCAGGAGAGTATGTAGGTACAGTCCAGGAGCCTGAATCGCAACTTGTATGGCATGTGTTTGCGGCCAGGGTCCATAGATCGGAAAACGTAGATATAGGATGGGCAGGAGGCGAGACAGGAGAAGCGTTTTATGTTAATTGATGTAAAGTATGCAGTTAATGACATAGTAAGATTCAAATTTGGTAGGGCGGTTAAGACGACTTGCACATGCGACTTTTGTGCTTCTTCTGGAATGATTCGAGGTCTAGATGGAACTGAGGAAGAATGTCCTCGTTGTGATGGTCGTGGCTATATGGAGTTTAGCAACTATCAGGTAACCGAGGAAGAAAATACAATTAGAAAAATCGGCGTAAAGTGGAATCGTCAATCAAAACCTTCTGTTTATTATATCATGAGCGATTGGGTGTGGAGTCAAACTGAAATTCCACAGGAAGATATTGTTAAGAAGATAGGTGAAGTATCATTTAGTAAATAGTCGTTATCCGAAATCTAAAAAGGGTTTTAGAAGAGTTGTGCCCAGAGCAAAACGTTTTAGCCTTTCAAAAAAATTTTTTTCCCGAAATACACCCCCCTCAAGGATTTTGTATTTCGTTTTATCTGAGCACAGCGTATAAAAGGTATTGCCGAGGTCTGAGCGAGCGGGGCAGGCAGGCAGATACACACCCTCCCACAACAGCCCGCACATAGAGACACACAGACACACAAAGAATAAATAAAATAAAATTATTTTATTATAATGAATAGTATGTCTTGTACTATACATGTAATCTAATCCTAAACCTTTCATTAATACATCGTTCGTACGCGCGCTGGCGACCCTAGCGCGCGTTGTTTTGCCTTGGGGTATCCGTCAGCATTTTTATTGGACAACTGTGGCTAATACAGTGATACACTCTATCGCCCTAAAGTCTATGTGCTACTGCGTTTGTTAATGTAGAGATAGTGTGTATCTCCCTATTAGTACAGTAGCGAACATGTGTGCGTACAAATGCAGTAGGGTAGATAACCTCTTCATCAAGCAGCAGAAAAGAACAGATGTACGATCCCTAGGAGAATAGTGTAAAGGTAGTCAAGAGGTACGTAGAGACACAAGGAGGGGCAGGCACCCAAGCCCCAAGGCTGGCCGGCCAGCCAAGGCGAAGCAGAGACAGAGAGAAGAAGAAACAGTGAAAGATAAAGAGAACAATAACAACAACACAATGATACACACACATCACACACTAACAATGATGTATGTATACTATGTAGGTAGGGGGTGCCTGCCCCTCCCCTCCTCCCCCTACCCCTAGGGGGTATGGGTATAGTACTATGTACTAATAGCAGTACATAGAAGAAGGGGGTTGACACGGTAGGTGTATGTATGTATAATAGTAGTGTAAGTAGAAGGGTGTAACAGAGAGGTAGTAACAATGGCTAAGAAAACAAAGGTACAGAAAGAGGGAGAGAAGTGGCTCAAGCAGAGTATGACAAAGAAGGCGTTGAAGGAACACTACAAGAAGGATAGAAACAGAGCCTTATTTGATACAAGCACTAAGACCTTCAAGAGTCCAAAGGACTATGACAGAAAGGCAGAAAAGAGGAAGGCAAGAGAAGTCAAGCGTGGAGTAGAGGAGTAGGGCTTGACAGAGAACAAGCCTTGTGCTATACTAACAGTAGCAAAGAAAGAAAGAGAGGGCAAAGACTATGGCAAAGATAACAACAGTAAGAGACTTAATCGCACAGCTTGAAGCTATTGAGAATAAAGACCTTGATGTAGTAGTGGATAGTGAGTATGGAGTAATTACAGACATCGAAGCTATCGAGGGAGCACACAGGTACTATGGCAAGAGTGAAGAGGGCAAAGGCTGGACAGCTTGCAACAGAGAGTGTGTTGTGTTGATAGGTTGGGAGTAAGATAAGCCGAAAGGCTTATTTTATCTTGTTCTATTCCAGAAGAGAAACAGAAGAAGAAAAGCCTTGACTTGCGGGCTTGCCTCTTCATGACTACTAGTAAGCAAGTCTACAAGATACACCGGAGCACTAGCCCGCAGACAACTCCGTAGATCGAGGGAAGATCGTTTGTTAAAAAAATGACAAAGTCTTTGTGATTGTTTGCATTAACATTTATTTAGAAACCTTGACCCATTCCCGAAAGTGGGGTATACTAAGGACAGAAAGAGAGGTAAGAACAATGAGAAAACATTACAAATGGAATCCACTAATTCTGCTGAAGAATTTGTTAATCCTTGCAATGATACTGTTAGGAGTGTGGCTCGTAGTAAGTTATGGAGAGATACTTGTAAAGAACACAAGCATTGATGTAAGACCTATTTACTCCTCTTGGAACTTCTTCACAATGTGGATGGATTAAAAAATGCGGAGAAAAAATCTCCGTATTTTTTTGTAAAAGGGGTTGACACTATAGCTAAAAGGTGCTATACTTACATCATCAGGAGAGGGGAGAGACAGAACACTCCTAGACGAAGATACTACTTAGTGGCGCGAGCCTATGTAGAATACAAACCCCGATTCTCACTCACATCAAAAGTTCTGTCCAGGGTCGAGAGTAAGTCGACCATTTTTTTTAGAAAAACCCTTGACAGCATCCCGAAACCGGAGTATAATGTAATCACAAAGGAAAGAAAGGAGATCGAAAAATGGATAAAGCAGAAAGACTTGCACAGATTATGTTTGAAGAAGACACACTTCGTGTAGAAGAAGGAAAAGAACCTATTTACTTCACTCAAGAAGATTATGAAGCAGAGAAAAAAGAAAGAGAAAATAAATAAGCCGAAAGGCTTATTTTTTTTATAAAAGGGGTTGACACAGAGCCCGGCAGATGCTATACTTAAACCATCAAAGGAGGACAGAAAAATGACTAAGATGGAAATGGTTAATAGAATGATTATTCTCGGCTGCATTAAAGAGGAAGACCGCAATCACTGGCTCAGACATACAAAGGATTACATCACAAAGGTGTACATCGAGATAATTCCAAAGAGACTTGAGTACTTGGGCAGAGCCTAAGTACTCAAGACCGGAGTAAAAAAGGTATTGACACACAGGATCGAAGATGTTATAATTAAATCATCCAAGAGAGAAAGAGAGGAACACAAAATGAAAAAGATTGACATTACACCGTTCAGCAATGCAGATACCAACAACAACGGAAAGAATAGAGAGTTTGCAGTTTGCAGATACTTCGGGATCGAAAGATACACTCATGACCGCACAGCTTACAACAAGGGAAGTGATGTAGAGATAGACGGAAGAAACATCAGCGTTAAATCAGCGGGTTTCACTCTAATGCACGGTAACCTCTGTAAAGGCTGTAAAACCTTTGAAGGAATTTGGAGAAGATACTACAGAGAAGTTCATTCAGATGAATGGCTCTATGTAACAAAAGATTGGCAAGGGTTCTTGATGAATAAAAAAGAGTTCTCGCAGTTTGTCCACAAGTTCTGCACAATCGACAGAGAAAGCACTAAAAATGGTGGACACATTAAAATTAAAAACAGTTCAGAGACAAAAGCAATGAGAAAATGGCTTGAAGAAAAATGTGCGTAAATCGCACATTTTTTTTAAAAAGTTGTTGACATGCAGACCGGACTGTGTTATTATAATTACAGAAAGAAACAGAGAGCAGAAAGGAGCCTCAAAATGAAGACTTACGAAATCAAGAAAATCCGCAAGAACTGGGCAGTATACAGAGATGGTGAGTTCCTCACTTGGTTCTCAACCAAAAGAGTAGCGAAGAACTACATCGAAATTCGCAAACTCGAAGACGCCGGAGAGAAGTTCAACCCTCTCCATCCGAGATGGGCAGAGCTGATGCACTAAAGCATCAGCTTTTTTAATTCTCAAATCCAAAAGGGAAATCCAATCCCGAAAGTTCAAAAGCGGAAAAAATTGCGCGCCGGCCGCTGTTGGGTGCAGCGACCGGAGTTTGGCGTGGATTGGGTGGTTCAGATTTTTTGTGCGGATCGGCTGTGGAAAAATTTTTTTAGTTTTTTTCATTAAAGGGGTTGACAGGCCGGGTGCCTTGGCGTTATAATTAGGTATACCAAGAAAGGGGAACAGAAAAATGATGTACGTAGAGAGAACACAGTATGAGCAGGACGTTATCGCAATGGCTTACAACTTCGAGCTTAAGGCTATCGAAGAGTGCGATGCTACTCGCAACCCATGGTTCGATGAAATCATGGCTTGGGAAGATGGCAAGACAATTTGGTCAGCCATCGACGAGGCTGTAGAAATGCACTACAGCCTCTAAAAAAAACTTGACAACAAGCCATTCATCGTGTATAATACAGACATCAAGAAAAGAAAGAGAGGATTAAAAAATGATGAACGCAAAGAGAGAAGCACTGCTTGACAGAATAATCAGAATCTACGGCTTTGAGCACGAGGTCACACTCGACTTCGCAAGGCTCTGCGAGGAGTGGGTAGACGACATCGCCCACGACAGAATCCTCGAGATGCTGGTCGAAAGCCACGAAGAGTTTCCGCAGTACGGAGAGGAAGAGGACGAAATCTAATCGTCCTTTTTTCTTGCGCCGCGCGCCAACGGTCCTGGCGCGCGGTGTTTGGCTTGTGTACAGGCTACGGAAAAAATTTTTTCAAAAATTTCGATTTTGGGGGTTGACTTCACCTCCCGGAAGTGCTATTATAATACCAGAGAGAAACAGTTAGGAGGTAACTACAATGATGACAATGATAATTGGAATGACACTCGCTGATGCTATCGCTACTCTCAAGGAGCTCGGACTCGAGCGTTGCCTCGAGATGGACCACGATGATACTGTAAAGGGTATCACAGTGGGCAACCCATTCGGGACTCACTACATCGCCAATGTCGAGAATGACATTGTGGTCGGTGTCAGAGAGTGGATTTGGAGCTAAATCCACTCTCAAGAAAAAATAAAAAAATTGTTGACACGGCATTAAAAATCTGCTATACTATAATCACAAAGAAAAAAGAAAGAGAGGAATAAAAAAATGATGAAAGAAGAAACTGCAAGAAAGATCGAAGCACTGAGAGAAAAAGTAGGAAATGGAATCTTCCGTGAAAGAGATGTAAAAGGCTATGTGTCGATCTCGACTTTGAGAAAATACGGATTCATCGCTTCTGCGACAGAAAGAAAAGAGGTTTCTCTTGATGAACTGATAACAGAAGTTAACGAAATGATAGGAGAAGATTGCTACGGAATGGAAGGTTGGTATGAAAGAGAGGGAAATAAAATCTTCTACTGCAACGACTATGATAGATACAGATTCATCAAATAGACTTGAAAAAGTCTATTTTTTTTAGAAAAAACTATTGACAACCCCGGATTCTTCTGCTATACTTTAGTTACAAAGAAAGGAGAAAGAAAAATGGAACTGACTTACAAATTCGAAATTACATACTTCGTTCTCGACAGAGAAACAGAGGAAACGCTCGCAACCACTAAAAACCTTGAGGTCGCAAAGTTCCTCAAGCAGAACTACCCAACTCCATCGGTAGTCAGACCAATGGTCAAAGCAATCGCCTTCGCGAAGTAACATCGCAAAGGCGATTTTTTCTTGGCCGACCGCGCACAACCCACGCGGTCGGTGTTTCGCGTAGATTGGGGGTTCAGAAAAAAGTTTTTCAAAAATTTCAGTTTTAGGGGTTGACTCCGGTTCCCAAAAGTGCTATACTCTAATTGTCAAGGAAAGGAGATCGAAAAATGATGAGTTTATTCTTTAAGGCAGTTGCCTTCTTAATGATTGTGGACATTCTTGCTTTTGGACTTCTGATAGTCACTTCACCGATTTGGTTGAGGTTCGTTGTTCAGACCGAATGGTTTGAAAATAAATGCGAAATCGCTGAAGAAGGTTGGGAAATCATCAAAGAAAAATTTGAAAAAGTTTTAAAAAAGTGTTGACAGCAGACCGGAAATCTGCTATAATCTAATCATCAAGAAAGAGAAAAAAAGGAGGATCGAAAAATGATGTCTTTAGAAATGGTACTTGAACTTCTTGCTTCTGCAGGTGATGACCTGATGGTCGATGTATACGGTGATGAAGTCTCCGTAGTAGTCGAAGATTTTGTAGGCTTCGATGATGATTGGTCAGAGGTAATGCGTGACCTCGATGACGCTGACCTCGTTGACTCAATCGAGGAACAGCTCTCCGCAGAGTGCGTTTCCGAAGATGGTGACTTCTATCACTACTTCCACTTCGATGGCTTCTCGGTATGTTGGGGATACGCTTCTTTCGACATCTAAGAAGTACAAAGAAAAACAAAAAAGGGGGTTGACACAACCCCCTTCCCGGAGTATACTATAGACAGAAAGAAAGAAAGAGAGGATCGAAAAAATGATGACTACAATCTGCTACAAGACAAAAGAGCCAACTTACTACAACAAAGGCACAGAATGGGAAAAGTCCTGTGATACATTCCTCGCTTACTACACTTGCAAGACAATGGAAGAAGCAGAGGTTGAAACAGAGGAAATGAATAGAACTCACCCAACTCACTACTCCAACGGTCTGCCAATCGACTGGGAAAAAATCGACTACTTCTTCGTCGACGAACAGGAAATGTTCGACACAAGAGACTCTTTCTAAACCCGAAAGGGTCTTTTTTGTTGGCCGCCGGTGCACGAGCGCACCAGCGGTTTTTGCGTTGTGTCAGAGGTTCAGCATTTTGCGGATCGAAATTTGAGTAAAAAAATTTGTAAAAAAATCTCCTAAAACGCTTGACACGTCCCGGGGTCTATGTTACAATAGTGGTGTAAGAAAGAGAGAGCACCGAAAGGGGGTACATCATGGCAGTATACGTTAAGAGTGAAATGGCTTGGGGTGAGGTAGTTTGCTACCTCGATGAGGACACTGTCCTCGTCCGCATGGATGCGGATCCGTGGTTCCCAATCGCGGTAGATGCTACTGAAATTCAGTAGCATCCAGCTATGTGCCGATAGCACAACGGATAATGCGCTTGACTACGAATCAAGAGATTGGGGGTTCGAATCCCCCTCGGCATACCAAAAAAATTTTTTTCAAAAAAGTATTGACAACGACCCCGGGTCGTGGTATACTATAGACAACCTAAAGAAAGGAGACAATCGAATGCTTCGCGAGTATACCATCAGAGGATGCGTATGCCACCTCTCTGAAGAGACCATCGCAGTCTATGAAGAGAACCTCAGAGCAATCGAGGATGAGCGTTCTGCTTGGCAGGCTCAGCACGATGCCTATCTCAGAGCGTGTGAGAGTAATGACCCAATGGATTGGTCAATCTACTCTGACCTCTACAAGGATTGCTACGGAGTACGCCCTCGCCACTGAATCAGATTCGGAGCTCTTCGGTGCTTGGCAACAGAAACCGAAAACAAATAAAACCCGCAAGGGTTCTTTTTTTTGACCGCTGGCTCACGGGCGAGCCGGCGGTGTTTGCGATAATACCAGGATTCAGCGATTTTTTGATCCAAAAGCAGGCAGAAAAAATTTTTAAAAAATTTCCTAAAAAGGGGTTGACTGCGGCGAGCGGATAGTCTATAATAGTAAGTGTCAAGGGGAGAGTGGTACTAACCCAAGGCGAGCCTTAATGGGGAGCGGGTTCGAATCCCGACGCTGACGAGTGAAACATAAAAAAACTTTGAAAACCCCTTGACACTCTCTACACTCTATGCTATAATTACATCATCAAGGGTGGTTAGTTCAAAGGACAGAACAGTGGTCTTCTAAACCATAGATAAGGGTTCGATTCCCTTACTACCTACCAACTTGCACCGATAGCATAATGGTAATGCAATTGCCTTGTAAGCAATGGATTGGGGGTTCAAATCCCTCTCGGTGCTCCACTTATGGGTTCGTAGCTCAATTGGTAGAGCAATCGGCTGTTAACCGAAAGGTTGTAGGTTCAAATCCTATCGTTCCCGCCATTTATGGGAGATTAGTTCAGAGGGAAGAACAACAGACTTTTAATCTGTGGGTCGTGGGTTCAAGTCCCACATCTCTCACCATCATGCGCGTGTAGCACAGTTAGGTTAGTGCAGTGCTCTGATAAGGCAAAGGTCGTTGGTTCAAATCCAACCATGCGCACCAAATTTTTCGAAGCTTTCATTTTTCTACCTCCTTGTTGAAACCCCCGAAAGGGGGTTTTATTTTGAGGTAGTTGTTGTAAAAAATTTTTTTAAAAAATTTAATAAAAGTGCTTGACAACCGGATCCCAATAGTGTATCATTAAGATACCAAAGGAAAGGAGATCGAAAAATGAAGGAATTCATCTACATCGTAAATGGTTCAGAATTCTATGCAGGCACTGATGTTTGGGGTCAGGCTTGGAAAGATGCCAAGACTCAGGCAACTGATGAACACTGCATCATCGAGAGAGCCGTTATCTGCGGAGAAGAAATCCGCTACGAGTTCTATGCCAATGGCGGTTGCTTCCTCGCTGAGAGATTTTACTCTCCAGACCGTGCAAAAGTTTTTTAAAAACTTTTGCACAAACGCTTGACATCAATCCCAGCTCATGCTATAATAAAGAAAAAAAGGAGGACAGAACAATGACAAGAGAAGAACTGATGGAAAGAAAAGAAAAACTCGAAAATGACCTTTTCCTCATGGACATGATAGACAGATGGCTCCCATGCGATTGGGAAAGAGTCCACAAACTCAACGCTGAACTCAGAGAAGTAAAAAAGGCTCTTGCAGAACTGTAAGAGCCTTTTTATTGCGTTGGCCGCCCGACAACGCAGGTGCCGGGCGGTTTTTTGCGTGGTGGTAGCCGTTCAGATTTTTGCGGGCGAAAACACGGGCAAAAAATTTTTTAAATTTTTTCCTCAAAAGTGTTGACACCCCCCGGCCCCCGTGCTATAATTAGGGCGTAAGATAAAGAGAACCTAAAAAGGGGGTACACTATGAACACGGCACTTTTTGTTGACATGGTACGCAAGTACAATAAGCACGCTTTTACTCACAAATATATCTTTGGTTTTTCGTACAAAGGTAATGTTTATATGGCTCACGCTGATGCGGATATGCTTCTGTCGATACTGAAACTCGACAAGGCTTCACGCGGTGCGGGATATGCACTTCGCTTCTGCCCAACTAACGCCATAAAAGTTGCCCTGCTCACAAATGCTACACTGCTTTGCTCAAAAGCTTTCTTTGAGGAAACTGTTGCGGATAGCATTTACAATAAGGGCGAAATCTTCGAGAAAATGGTCACAGAGTTCTACGGACAGGCTTGGGAAAAAGACAATATCCCATTCACTGAGGACGGCGACCTCACTGTTGACGGTATCGCTTATCAGATAAAGTTCGAAAAGGCTACATTCTGCAACGAGAAAAGCCTTGCAAACCTTGATAAATAGGGGTTGACAACTCAACCCCTATATGGTACAATAAAGAAAAAAGGAGATAGAAAAATGATTATAATAAACAAACCCGCAACAAACTGGATATATGAATTCGAGGTAGTCACCTTTTGGATGACTAACGAAAATGGAGAAGAAATATATATCCACGATTCTTACCACACTAACGGATTTTTCGCTGATCAAAGAGCTTCAGATGTGGGCGGAATAATTATCCATAATATAAGAATTGCAGGACGCAAACGTTCTAAACACAAATGGAATCCATTAGAAGAAAATGAAGAAATTAAGTATTGACAAGAAATAAAATATCTGCTATAATATAGATACAGTAAAGAAAGGAGAAAATACAATGACTATCAACTTTGAAAATTATGGAAAATTCTATGTAGGTCTTAATTACACCGACGGAACAGACCTTGCTTTTGGCTCAACCACAAAGCCTGTAAATTTCAAAGAAGCTGTAGACTTCATCGAGTCTAAGGTCAAGGAAGATTTGACCATTGTAGACGCTTTTATCTGTGATGCATACACAGGTGAAGTAGTAGCAACAATCGAAAGAGAAAATGAAGATTTCGCTGACGATGAAGATTGGTATGCTGATGAATGGCGTGATGACTATGACGAATGCGGGTATAATCCTTACATGGGTTGCTACGATTTCGACTGCTAAGGCAGTCGAGATCGGCCCGGGCCAAAAATACAAAGAAAAACAAAATTAGGGGGTTGACAGCCTTGTGATTGTTTGCTATAATGTAGGTATAAAGAAAGGAGAAACGCTATGACTACAATTTGGTTCGACATGGACGGAACTCTCGCAGACCTCTATGGTGTTGATGGTTGGCTCGATAATCTTATCGCAAAAGAAACAAGACCATACGATGAAGCAAAGCCTTTGGTAAATCTTTCACTCTTGGCTCGTTACCTCAACATTCTTCAGAGCGTGGGTTACAGAATTGGAATTATCTCGTGGCTTGCTAAAAACTCAAATGAACAGTACGATGAAGCGGTTACACTTTCAAAAATGAAATGGCTCAAAGTACACCTTAAAAGCGTACAGTTTGATGAAATCAACATCGTGCCTTATGGAACACCTAAAACGATTTTTTCAAAAGACCACTCGGACATTCTGTTTGATGATGAAATTCAAAACAGAGAAATGTGGAATGGAAACGCTTACACAGAAACAGTTATAATTGAAACTCTCAAAGCCCTCTTGGTAGCCTAAGGGGGTTTTATTTTTTCAATCCAAAAGAACGCGCGTTCCTTGACCCGGGCGCCTTTTCAAAATTCTAAAATTATTTTTCAATTGCCCTCTTGACACTCTCGCCCTCTTGTGCTATACTATTAATAACAAATGAAAGGGAGATTTTAAAATGATTTTTCAGAAGAAACTGATTGTAATTGATACAGAAACTACAAACTCAATTGACGACCCATTGTGCTATGATGTTGGCTTTGCGGTTATTGACCTTGATGGCAACATTTTGGAATCGTATTCCTATGTGGTTGCAGACATTTTTCTCGATAAAGAATTAATGGAATCGGCTTATTTCAAAGAGAAGATTCCGCAGTATTGGGAAGATATTAAGAAAGGCACTCGCGTTTTAACTTCATTCCGCAAAATTAAAATGAAATTCCAAGAGGTTGCAGAGCGTAATGGAATTAAAGTCGTTGTGGCTCACAATGCAAGATTCGATTATCGTTCGCTCAATCTCACACAGAGATTTTTAACTTCAAGTAAATACAGATACTTTTTCCCTTTTGGAATCGAAATTTGGGATACCCTTAAGATGAGCAGAGAGGTTTTAAAAACTGATTCAGATTATGAAAACTTCTGTTATGAGAATGGCTTTTTGACAAAGAGATTGTGTCGCAGATACACCGCAGAAATTCTTTACAGATTCATTACTGATAATCTCGATTTTGAAGAATCGCACACAGGACTTGAAGATGTAAAAATTGAAAAAGACATTTTCGCTTACTGTCTTAAAAAAAGTCCTTACATTGATGGGGCATTGTGGCCAAAAGAAGAAGAGGATAAATAATCCTCTTTTTCTCGTGCGGGCGGATCCGATCGGCCCGGGCCACTTTTTCGATTTAGGTATTGACAACCCTTTTTAATTATGCTACAATGTTAGTGTAAAGAAAGGAGATTTATACAATGGAAATTAATGTTCGTGGTAATAATAATGAAATAAGAATAAGGATTCACGAGATTCTTGACGAAAATAATGAGCCAATGACTGCAAATGAAATTGCAGAAGAATGCGAAATCAGTACACAAAAGGCTTGTGCTATTTTACGACAGATGGTAAAAGATGGCGACATTGAACAGAATGTAATTAAACAGCGGAGAGTTTATACTTCTGATAATAATGAAGTTTCAATCGACTGGGAAGTTATTGATGATGATAGTATTGACTTCACTTTTAAGAATGTTTCATTCATTGATGAAATAAAAGAAAGACTTAAAATTTTCATTCTAACTTTTTTAGAGGAAATGCTTGACATAGATGAATAAGCATGTTATAATTAAACTATCAAAGAAAAGGAGATTAAATTATGAAAACAAGACACCCATTTATCGAAATGTATAAAAAGAGATGGAGAAATCATACATTCTTTTTCAAAGAAGAACTCTCGGAAGAGTGTTGGAAAGATGTAGAAAAACTCTGTAATACTAATGACCCTCGTCTCGGTTTCTACATTTATCATTCCGATGTAGTAAAAGATGGTGAACTTTGCTTTGATGGTATGAAAGTAGCATACTATGTGAGAACACCTTTACACAAATGGAGACATAAAAAAATTCACTATAATTTTTAAAATAGGTATTAACTTTGCCCTCTCTCAATGTTATACTTACATTGTAAGAAAGGAGATACAGAAATGGATAAGACAGAAGCTTTTAGAATCGTTTATGAAGAACTCAAGAAGAATCCAATGTTTTGCGGTCACTTTGAT